TCCACTCTTGCTTTAACGACACCCAATGGCACTTAGTCGGCGGCGGCTGCAAGGATTCTCGTTGTCTGTGGAGATCGATTCCGACCTCTTTAGGAGGAGTCTTCCTAGCTTCCTCCCACGTCATCGTTGGGCAGTCTTTCATCCTGCCCAACACCGATGCCGTCAGGTCGTCGCGGAAGACTCTCAGGTCGTCCGAGTGTATTCCCTTCAGTACGGGCAGTGCCTTGCCAACTATCCGTGCGTAGACGAAGTTCGGGTTCGACACCGCCTCGACCCTCCGGACCCGAACCATCGTGCCCGAGGGCAATCTGTGCTTCTCCCCGACACGGATAGGTTTACGTCCCATATTACTTTTCTTCTTGCCCACTATCATCAACTCCTTTCTTTAATCCTTAAGTTTAGACCGGAAGCTTCTGACAAAGTACTTGTCGTCACTCCGTGCATCCGCCTCCGGTTTAGACCCCGTGGAGCCCAGTCGTACTCCTAGTTCTTCACTGTCTCCGTGCTCGTATCAGTCCGACGACTCCTGCTAGCTGACGGAGGTGCAGTATCTCTTCTGCCGCGTCCGGGTATCCCGCGTCCCTCAGCTGCTGCAGTCTGTCGTCGTGCAGCCGGAGCGGCTGGACTGCCTCTTCCGTCAGGTATTCCGGGGACCAGTCGTTGACGGAATCGTGGTTGGGGTACAGTTGCTTGTACTCTTCGAACATGTTGCGACCGCCACGCTTGAAGATCACGATACTGTCTTCGTCGACCAGCTGGTAGAGGTACCACCCTGCGAAGTCTGCCGAAGTTTGGACCTTGTGGGCTAAGGAGAGCTTGTCGTAGGATAGAGTCTCGAAGATGTTGTTGTAGCCTTCGATCTCGGAGATGACAGTGCCGTCCTCGAAGGTGATCTCCAGCTCGTCGAACTCCATGTTGCCCTCGTAGTCGCCCCATCCCGTCTTGTAGTCGAAGGAGACGATCTTCTGGCTGGACAGTAGGGATAAGATCTCGGAGATCGGCTTCTCGGCGAACTCCTTGGATGTGTAGTGGCTCATTGCTCGGTTCCTTTCTTGGTTCCTTCGACTTTCTTGGATTGGCGAGCGACGTTGACGAGGGAATCGAGTCTCTCGTTGACGCCTTCCATGATCTTCTCAAGCTTGATGCGCTTGACCTTCTCGTCCACTGCGGCGTCCTTCCACGTTGCGTATCCCTCCGGACCCTTGATCTCTTCCCTGAGACGGTGCAGCTCAGCCCAGTCGTCGACGGACAGCTCAGCGGTCTTCAGGTTCTTCTCGACGAACTGCATGATGCCGCCGATCTTGCCGATCGGGTCCAGCATCGGGTCCACCAGACGCGAAGTTCGCTCGATATCCTGCCGGTTTCCGACCTTTACGTCCTCGCATACATCATCGGGAAGGGCCGCGATTATGAGGTAGTAAGCCTTGGAGAGATCGTCGTACACAGAGGTCAGGGCGTCGTGGACGAACTCCATGAAGGACTCTCCCTTGCACGGAGAACTAGCATCGACTTCTTTGGGTTCCACCGGAGGTTCGGGGAAGGGCAACACCATCCAGTAATCAACGCGCTCCACCGGAATCAAGTACTGGTACTTGTTGTCGCACTTGAAGGAGGCCAGCTGGAAGGACTTCGAGTCGTGGCCGAGGCGGGCGATGCGGGACACGCCCTCGTACAGGATGCGGACCTCTTCGTAGGGCTTCGGGAGCCGCTTGGACGGACGGATCCATTCGTGGTTGCTCATGATCACTTCTCTCCTATGAGACACTTGACGTTGAAGGCTCGGGCCAGAGGCGGCACGAACAGCGGTAAGGCGAGCACCAAGCAGTAGACCGCTTGGATGAACTCGATTGCCATGAAGGGCATTGCGAAGTTGAAGATACCAACGGCCAGATAGACAGCCGAGACGATGGTGAGCCATAACCCGCCAGTCATGGGTGGCCGATGGCGGAGGCTTCTCTTGTATAGCGTTGTCATTGCTGCTTGTTCCACTTGATGTGATTGCGGAAGTAGGTCACCGACAGGATGAGGTTCATGGGGATGAGACCCCAAGCCTGATCCACGACGATCCAAAGAAGCCAGAGGCACTGGTTGCCTAGGCCGATTGCCCAAGCTTTCTTGTTCTGGTTCCCGACGAGGATGCTCATGTACACGGTGATCGCGGAGAGGATCCACGGCATACCGTGCTTGACGGTGAAGAGTTGGTTGATGTCGAATTCGATCATTTGTTTCTGTTCCTATTTGCGTATTGGATCTCTCCGACGCGCATGGACGCGTCGATGAATTTGACAAGAGACTCGAATGAAGCCTCGTAGTCCTCGTCCCTCATGGGGTAATCTGCGAACGTGCCGTCCAGCAGTGGCTTGTAGGTCAGGACGCAGCACCCCTCGGTAAGATAGGGAGCCGTGCTCTGGAATCCTTCTGCCCGCTGCTTGAAGCGCACCCACTCGAATAGTTCCTCGTCGAACAGCACACCCTGATACCAGACATCCTTCTCTTCGATGTCTGCGTCCACTTCCCATGTTCGGTCGAAGACCTTGGCATGGCGTGTAGAATGCAATACGTTCCAGGCATGGAGGCAGGTAGGAGACACCGAGCTGAGACCTTCGGCGTACATCTTCAGCATGCGCTCTTTGAGACTGTCGGGTGCCTTCTCCTGCCAGACTAATCGGTTGACATGGGCTTCCATGATGCACTTGCCATGCATTTCTTTCTTGCCCATCGACGTGTCGAGCTTGCGATCGAAGATGAACCGTTCCCCGTGGGCGTGGAGGAAGGCCCACATCTGCCTGAACTCCGGGTGATCAGCGATGGTTCCCCAAGTAGTTCCTTTCACATACTGGATCGAGGGTATCCTCCCTCTCGTCTTGCTTGTCATTCTTATTCTCCCAAAAAAGAAACGGCATGGGGGGTTCCCATGCCGTTCTCGTTAGCGGTTACTGCTTTGCCGGACGCAGCTGGATCGGCTTGTCGCGACCAGTGCGGAAGGCTTCTTCAGTTGCGTCGGTGGTGACGATCTTGTAGTCGGCCAGATTGATCTTCGGATAGCCAGCCATGCGGAGCCACATGCCACCCCAGAAGTAGCCGAGCTGAGTCTCGTAGTTGCGCTTCACATCGATGAAGCGGGTCTGAGAGTTCTTGAACTCGTCGCGACCGCTCTCGATCAGCTGCTGCAGCTTGCGGTACAGAGCAGGATCCAGATTGGGGTTCTGCTCGTGGATCATCTGGAACATGGCCTTCGAGCCGTCCTTGCCGTAGCGGGCTTGGATGGCGTCATTGACTACAGCCTTCAGGTCGTCCTTCATCATGTCGGGGACCTGAGAAGCTTCGACGATCTTCTGGCTGTACGACGCCAGAATGTTCTTGTTGTTCTCCCACTCCGCCTTGAGCTGCTGCTCCATGCGGTTGCCGCTGTTGCTGGCGGAGATGTAGCTGACGCCACAGATTGCGGCGATGCCGAGGAAGAGGACGAGGATGATCCCGCCGATGATTGCGATGGTCTTGTTCATTGCTTTGGTTCCTTTACCGCTCAGCGGTAGTAGTTACGAGGTGTGAAACGCTTGCGACGGAAGAGCCCGTCTAGTTTGCCTGCGAAGTGCATCGACAGCAGCAGACTGCTGATGACGCCGAGAGCCACGGCTAGTGCCATGACCCACGTCGGAGGTTCGATTTCCGTCTTGAGGTACTCGAAGTCCCTCATGTGCTTTCTCTTGAAAAGCTTGACGGTTGTGTCAGAGATGATCGGGATCATCCTCTCACGGTTGATGAACTCAAGGTCTTGCAAGGAGTCCCTGAGAGTGACCTTGAAGATCTCTTCGTCAGTCCACGACATCACCCGCACCCAGTCGAGCTTGGGGTACTCGGTCGAGCCGAGCATGACTACGACGTCGTTCTTCTTCCCGCCAAGCCAGTGCTTCTGAAGAGCATAGACGTAGTTGGGGTCGCTGGACTTGACGAAGAGCACGATCAAGTTGGCCTGCTTGGATGGGCCGAGCTTCTTCAGCGTATTGGCTATATCAATATTCCACTGCTGGATGTCAGGCACCGGCACACCGACCGATATCGCCCGATTCAGGTAGTGGTAGTCATACACGCTGAGAGGATACTCAGGGAGCATACCAGCAAAGCTGGCCTCGTGCTGCATCCCCTTGTCCACGTTGAAGAGCGATTCCGGAACGGCTTTGACGTAGTTGGTGAACATCTTCGTCACCGCAACCGGATCGCCCGCCTTTGCAGCTGCAAAGCGTGGCGGCATGTGGACCCCCTGACGGTCGACGCGGTCGATGTCGATGTCCTCCTTGACGTTCGTCTTCAGCACCCAGTCGTAGTCGTTGATGTGCTCATAACACGTATCGCACGACGTAGAACAGGAGCGGTCCTTGCCAGAGCCGGAGCACACCTGCTTGCAGTTGCAGGAGTACGAGTGGCTGCAAGAGACTTCTTCCCTTGTCTTCGAGACTACTTCGCCGTTCCATACCTCCCGGTCCATAGTTTGGTAAGCTAGACCAGCCCAATAGGTTCCTCCTGCCAGAGCGACAGCGACCGCAACGTTGATCGCCATCTCCTGCCAGTTGAGGCTACGACCCCAGATCATCTTTGCGATGAAGGGCCAGCACAGCGGGAAAGCTACTATCAATAACAGTGATACCATTTTCTGCCCCTAGCTTACGACGACGACCTCATAGACGTCGGACTCGAAATCCCCGCTGACCTCGATCTCGCCGGACTCGCCGGAGAGGACGGAGCCTTCTCCGAAGATGAACACGCTACCTTCTGGATGAGCGAGGTCGGTCGCATCGTCGATCTCTTTCTTTGTCACGAGACTGTACTCGGCCAACTTGTCGGTGTTGACGTAGTACAGATCCTTCTTCAGTCGGACCATCGAGCCGACTGCGACGTCGTCCCAGGTCTTGTTGACACTTTCCATAAATTCCTCCAGTGTTACGAAAGTTACTACACCCTAATCATATATGTCGAAGCCTGACGTTATCACGGAAAAAAAAAACGAGTGACCGGAGTCACTCGTCGCTTGTCAGAAGGGGATGTCGTCGCCCAGAAACTCTGGAGGCTTCGGAACAGGCTTCTTCTTCTTGCTCGGAGGGGGAGCGTCTTCTTCGTCCATCACGGTCGCCCTTGCCGGAGCGCCGGTGGTCATCCCGGAACCCGGAGTCCTTCCACCGGCTCCACGAGAGAGGGCAGCGTTGTAGTGATCTTCGGTCACCATGCTCCAGTCAGCGGAATGAGCGTTCTGCTGGAGGATGTACGTCTTGTAGATGAACTCGATGTAGCTCGGCTCGATGTCCAGAACCTGAGCTGGCGTCTTCCCCTTGTACTTCCCTTTCGGGAACACTCTTTGAGACGTCTGCGCCTGAGTTGCTGGAGCATGGTTGCTCTCAAGGAGCTTCTTGATCATCTGCTGCTCTTTCAGGATCGCTTCCATGACCTCATACAGATCGTCTATCGTGCGCTGGTCTTTCTTTCCCATGTTTGACCTCAATCGCATCCGCACGAGCTGCTGGAGCTCGAATCGCAGGAAGAAGAGGAAGAGTCGTGGGAAGAGGAGTGATGCGACGACGAGTGGTCACTGTAGCTGCTGGAGTGGCAGCTGCTAGATGAACCGTGGTAGCTCGAAGAGCGGGAGGGAGTGTCGTCCGACGCCGCCGAGAAGAGTATCTGGTTCTGAATGGAGAACGCAGATGTATCGTCGTCATCGTCACGGCGACGACGAGCATCATGGGTCCGCTGAACCTGAACCGGCTTCGATGGCGTCGGACGACTCGGGATGTGGGTCGGAGCGGATTGACGCTGAGGTGCCCGCTCTACGGTACGGACTACAGGCTTCGGAGCAGGCATGACCTTCTCGATCTCCTGTTTGGAGGGTTGCTGCGCTTTCTTCTTACCGAACAGCCAACTGAACAGTCCCATTTTGTTTCCTTTCTTCTTAACCGAACTTGCGCTTTAGAGCGAACCAGACGTCGATGGCCTTGTCTTCAGGACCGACGTACACTTTACTATCGGAAACCTCGGCAGAGGTTCCGTCTTCGAACTTGTAAACCGCCGAAACGGAATTGGCAGTCTTGCACTTCCCGGCTACATACCCGTCGCCATCGACATACACGCCGTACCACTTCCCAGCAACTTTATTGAATTGCTGGTTGTCACCAGTTACGCCTACCATTACTAGCCCCTCGTGAGTATTATTACTATTGATATTTTAAAGAAATAGGGAGAGAATTTATCTCTCCCTATAACGATTTACCTCAGTACTACCGATTTATCTATATCAGTAATAATACCCGTAATCGAGCATCTCATGGCGGAGCACGTCGATGTAGATGTTATTGGGATCTGGAGACTTCAGAACGTCATCGACCTTTAGGTAGATCACCTCGATGCCCTCTGCGACGTCCACCTTGTACTCATGACCAGTGTCATAGAGCGACGTGTCGCCGTCCTCGTTTCCGAAGACTTCCCGATCTACAGGGAGGCCGATCTCGATGAATTGCTCCGGCTGGAGTCCGTGAGTGTCGATCAGATCCTTGAGCTCCTTGATGTGGACGACGATGCCCTCGCTGACGAAGCGTTCGGGAACGTGGTTCTCCCCCTCTTCGTCCTCGACCAGCTGCACCATGTAGGCGTTGTCGGGGTTCTGGAAGTAGACCGTATTCGTGTCCTCCGGGGTCTTGACCTCGTGACTCCAGTACTCGATGTTTTCCACGTACTTCGGAGGAAGGTTCGGAGCACCCTCGAAGATGCAGCCACGGAGGTTTGCCGGGAACTCTACGTGGCTGACGTAGTAGTCGATCAGCTTGGTGTTGATCGACAGGCCGATGGAAGCGCCGTCGGGCAGGACCGACAAGTTAAGGTCTTGCTTCAGGGTGTAGCCCTGCTTGCTTGCCAGATCAGAGTGCTCGCCAGTTCGGTCGCTCCAGCTCAGGCCCTTGATAGCTTCGAGAGTTTCCATTGCCTCGGCGGTGGTGTAGATAGTCGTGTTCATGCTTCTTCCTTTCGTCACTCGTTGATCTTGAAACCCTTCTTCATGAGCTTCAGCTTGTGCTTCTGCTCGATCAAAGGGCGGTCTTTGTTGAAGAGAGACATGTCTCTCTTGTCGTGCTGCAGCGTTGCTACTTTCTTCTTGATGGCTTCGAACTTCTCCTCGGTGTCGAGCAGGAAGTCTCCGTTGCAGTATGCCAGTCGGTCGACGTCGTACTGGGCGCTTTCAATGAAGTTCATGGCATCCAGCTTATGGCGCATGAGGATCAGCTGAATGTCCTTACCGGCTCTTTCCGACTTCCCGATGTAGTACGCGGGGTAGGCTCCTTCAGGAGACACTTTCTTGAATTTGTACCCGAAGTCGCTCTCAAGGAAGGCCACCGAGTAGGCGTTCGTCGCGATGACATCGATGTCTCCGTACTCCATGTGGACCTTCGGGTCGACGAGGTGCTTCACGAATCCGCCGAAGAGGATCAGGTTCGGGTCGTGCATCATGAAATACGCCAGACCTTCGTTGTCCTGAACGATGTCATGCCCGGAGCAGTCGATCTTCGACAGGTAGCGGCTTGAGAGGCACAGCTTCTTCGGGACGAAGACGATCGCGCTGTTTCCGAAAGAAAGCTTCTTGAAGTCCAGCGGGTACACCGAGTTCAGGTTCTCCCGGAGCACGAGAGTCCTAGCCAGCACCCGGCGCATCTTGTAGTACTGGGGCTTGAGCTTGACGATTTCCTCGGTAGGAAGGGGAGGCAGTACCAACGAGTACTCTACGTCGAATTCGTCGAGTTTCTCTCGCATTTCGATCACCTTAGCCATGACTTCCGCGTCCAGAGACACGGAGAAGCAGTCGATGATCCCCTTCAGGCTCGGGATGTGCTCTACCTCTCTGGTGATGAGCCTGACCTTGAAGCCCTCTCGTCGGATGATCGATGCCATCTTCTCAAGCTTGTCTCGGTTCTCCTCGAACTTGTAGAGAGGGTCTCCGCCTCCGCTGATCGTGACGAAGCTCTTCTTGCACTGCCTGATGAACTTGACGATATCTTCCTCGCTCTGCGCTCCGTTCGGGAGCAGCGGGCTAGATCGCCAGTTGCAGTAAGAGCAGTTCTTGGCGCAGCCGAAGCCGCGCTCCCTCCAGTTGACGACGATGGTGAAGTTCACGTCGTCGTCTCTCGATTCAAAGTTCTTCTCCATACCATCTCCTGTAAGAGTTTCTGATGTCGGAACTCTCTAATAATATATCACAATTTGAGGTTTTACGCAAATGCAAAACGCCAAAGGCACATACGCCGGTTACAATCTGGCTCCTGTTAGCGCGGACAGGTTGGTACGTTTCCTCAAGGACAATGGTATCCCATGCTCCCAAGAGGAATTCCATGTCACCCTCCTGTACTCCCGCAAGGACCACTCGGAGCAGTTCTCGCCCAACCCGGACCTGTTCCACATGGCGTTCCACGACGGATACGCCTTGTTCGACAGTCACATCCCCGGATGCCGTTGTTTGGTGATGAAACTCCGTTGTCCTTCTCTCATTCAGCGCCACGTTGCCCTGATGGCAGAGCTCGGGGCAACTTACGACTATCCGATCTACAATCCGCACATCACCCTCTCCTGCTCGGTGCCGGAAGACTTCAGCACGTTCAAGCTCCCTACCATGAAAGGAAGCCTCATGCTGGTCGGGGAGTACTACGAACCCCTGAACGAACTGTGGGGATCGGAGGAGAAGGAAGCAGCCGGGACTCCCCTGTCGGAGTTCATCGCAGAAATCGAATCTACCCCGGAAGGAAAGGCAGCGATGGACGAGGGTCGGGAATGGGTCAAGAACGAACTGATCCCATCTATCAACCAGCCCGTTCCGGTACAGCAAGTCTTGAACGATCCCGATCACCCAGCTCACTCCGAAGTGAAGGAAGTCATCGCCGGTCTTGAGTCCGGTAAGCTCAGCATGTGCGCCTGCATCGGAAAAGTGGGCAATGACCCCCACTGCCCTTGCGAGATGAAGAGGCTCGGCCTGAAGTCTGACTCGGAGCCCACCGATGAGGACAAGAAGAAACTCCAAGACGCGCTCGACAGAATCCTAGCGAGAACCGAAAATGAAGAAGGCGACACCGAAGACGCTGAAGCAGTTCAGGAAGAAGATGTACAAGGATCTGCTGAAAAAGCTGGGGCTCTGGAAGAGAAAGTGACGGTCGTTCCCGGTGGTGGAGCGTTCCCTTTTCATGAGATCCGAGAGGCAACCAGCGAGGATCTCCCGCCGCCGGGATGCAATTTCGATCACTGCAATGACATTCCCATCGACATGGTGTCTTTCTCCGATCCGGAGATGAGCAAGCCGATGACCGACGAGGAGTTCGAGAACTGGGTGAGACCGGGTCCGGACAACGAGATTCCGATTGAGAAAGTCGATTTCTCCAAGCCGCTTCGCACCAAGGTGGAGATCATGGATTTCGCCGAAGAGAAGAAGACAACCACAGCGGCGGTTCCCTCTCCCAAGAGCGGATTCACCATCAAGAAAAAAGTGAAAAAGAGGTAAGATGCCTTGAAGAGCAAAAGAGTATTGGTCGTGGACGACATGTCCACGATGAGGCGCATCGTTTCGGCCATCGTCAAGGAGTACGGATGCACCGTCTCCGAGGCTAGCTGCGGGAGGGAAGCGTTCGAATCTCTCCAGCTCAGCAAGTACGATCTAGTCATCAGCGACTGGAACATGCCGAACATGACAGGGGGAGACCTAGTCGCCAAGGTGCGGCAGACTCCCGGCATGGAAAGGACTCCTGTGGTCATGCTGACCGCCGAGTGCGAGAAGAAGCGCATCGAAGAGATGGTGAAACTCGGGGTGAACGGCTACATCATCAAGCCGTTCAAACCCGAAACTTTGGTGAAAGTTCTCGACAAACTGTTCAAGTGCGACAAGAACACTGCATTAGTCTGTAGATCCACCACCAAAGGTAAATCATGTCAAGAGTGCAAGATTTGGTCGGCTTCTTCCTCAGCGGAGAAGTGACCGATGCGGAGGCTCTGAACGAGTACTCCCATAGTCAGGACAATCCGTACTTCCGTAAGGTGATGAACGGTCAGGGCGACGATCTAGCTCGCCGCTTCGAGCTTCGCCTTGGAACCGCAAAGAACCGTACCGAAATTGAAATCCTCACCCAGGATATCGAGGACGCTCTGGAAGACTGCGGGTACACCGAGAACAAGCGCAGCGGCGAACGAGTCGGAGCTTACATGCAGGGCGGCGCGCTGGTCGGCGCACTGGCTGCAGATCGCGGTCACGAAGGGACTGGTGCTCTGATTGGGCTGGGCGCTGGCTTGCTGGCCGCTCACTTCATCAAGGACGACCAGAAGTCTATCGTTGACCACCACGTCACGAAGTTGAAGCACCTTCGCATGGAAGCGAAGGACAAGATGCTGAAGGTGAAATGATGGCAACGTCCGTCCACGATTACAAGAACTTCTTCCTCTCGGAAGACAACATCGCCTTCAAGGCTTTCCGTCTCGATTTCTGGCCGTTCTCGCTCTTCCGGAGTTTCGGCCACAAGATCGGGAAAGACGCTGGCATCGCCATCGTCAAGAAGGCCCTCCAGCACATGGACAAGCAAGAAGATCTCCAGCAAGTCCTAGACAACTACAAAGCCTCCATCGCGGACTTCAAGTCCAGAGTCGGCACGACCGGGATCCACAATCTCGCTCACAGTGACGACGACATGATCGACTTGTACAAGTCGATGGAAGGCGAAGTGATCCCCATGATCAGAGCCAGAGCGAAAGAGCTCGGCGTGACCCTCAAAGGGTAAAAAGAACCCCTATGGCAATTACGCCATAGGGGGTTTCTTTTCTTAGAACAGACGACGGAGAGCGGAAGTTACTTCCTTCTCCAGCTTCGACTCGATCAGCACCACTGCAGCCGGACGCTGGATCTCGCGGTCGATGATGACGAGCTTGCCGCCCTCTTCGAGCTTGAAGTCGAGCTTGTCTTGGGCGATGCACAGGACGTTCTCGTTCAGCTGCGCGAAGTCCTTGGAGTTCTCGGCGGCGTACTTCGCCAGTGCGTCGATGCCGACCGGCACTGCGGACTCGTTCACCACGTTGCGCATGTACGCCTTCTGGTGGGAAGGGAAATGAACGCTGTCGTAGGTCACGATACGGAGAGGATCCTTGACAGTAACCTTGCCACCTGCCTTAACCACGTCGCCGAGGCCACGCATGGAGAAGGAAGCCTGCATGCCGTTCTCGGAGATCAGACCGGCGAAGTTCTTGCCGGTCTCGGTGGAGGCGGTCTCCACCTCGCCGAGCAGCAGGTTGCTGTCCTGCGGATCCCACCAGACCTTCTTGATGACGTGGGACACGTTGTTCAGGTCGATGGACATCTGGCGCTGCATGTCTGCGTTCGCCGGGTGGTTGGACTCGCCGAGCAAAGAGTTCGTGCCGAGCTTTTCCTTCACGAAGGGAGCTTGGAGAGCCTTCTCGATGACAGCCTTCGGGTAGACACGACCGTTTCGGTTGGGCAGGTTGGCTTCTTGGAGGACGGCCACCATGCGGACTACGCCGTTGCGCTGGCGCTGCATGGAACGGATCTCGCCCTCGTTCATTGCGGCTTCGTGAAATACGTAGCCAATGATCTTTTCGGACATTTTGAATTCCTTCTGGAAAGGATGACGATTCTACTAAACTGCTGTTCCGTGGCGGTCAGTACTTCGATAGCATTCCCATCACGTTGTTCACGGCCTGACCGATCTTGTTGGCGACGGTAGATCCTAGCGGAGTCGTCTGGTCGGTGGCAATGCCAGCGTAACGCATCAGGTCTAGCTGTTTGGCGTCTAGAGAATTGAACGGACTGACCATTTTCAAGAGACCGCCCTTGACATAGTTCTGCAGGTTGTCCTTGATGCCGGTGTCGATCGCCTGATACAGCGACGCACCAACCAAGTTGTTGATGAACGCAGCAGTTCCGAGGTTAGTCACAAACTGAGAATCGTTGATGGGCAGAGACAGAGAGCTGTACAGATCCATCACGCTGAAGGTACCCTCGATGATCAGAGGGAGTCCGGAGCGATTGAAGAGCGCATCGGAGCCGCCCTTGGTGAAGCTCAGGTTGCTGATCACGCCCATAGGGCAGCTGAAGTAGCCGGGGCAGTCCATCTGTAGCAGGAAAGGGAACTTCATGCCGGAAGGACCGTCCTGAGTCGGAAGTGCGCAGGCCAAGATGAAGAGGAACGGCAGGATGACGTTCACAAAGACGGATCGGTCGTCGCCGTACGGGGACATGAAACGGAACGACACGTTGTAGCTGCGGTCGAACTTGCTGTCATTCCAGATCTGCGGAAGGACGACCTTCGCGCCGGAGGCAGTCGTCGCGGCAGTCTGGACCAGACGGCCAACCGTGGAAGCCTCGTTGGACCCGATGTTGTTCTGAGTCGTCACCTCGACGTTGTTCGACTCGTTGAAGGTGCCGAAGTTCATCCCCGTCAGAACCTGGAACTCTCTCGCGGCGTTGCCGATCTTGTCGGTCAGACCCTGGAAGACGGAGTCCGAGAAGGAGTTAGACACCGTCTCGGAGATAGACGTAGACTTCTCCACCCACAGGTTGAACCCACGGTACTTGGAGCTTTGCTTGGCGTCGTTGTGCAGCATGAAGTCCATGATGTTAGTCGTGAACTTCGTCATCGTGCTGGCATTGGACCGCCCGGTCAGAGAGGTGCCTGCCCGGTTCACCAGAAGCTGGTAGGCGGTCAAGAACTCGGCGAACGCTGGCTTGAAGGTCAGGTATCGCATGTCGATACCTTCCTTGATGAGAATCTGCTGGGTCTGGGCGTTGAGCTGGTCGAGCTCTTCTGCCGCAGTGGTTCTTCTGGACTTCTTGATCTCGTCGACCTGCTTGGAATGATCCTTGAGGATCAGATCAGCCGCCTCCAGCTTGTCCTTCTCGAAGTGATAGACTCCGGGGGTGACGCGGATGATTGTGTTGTTCTGCAGCAGCGTCTCTTGGAAGATCCTCTGGTGAGGATCGCACCGAGGATTGAAAGCAAGGGGCCGACCGATGATGGTACCGAACCCCGGCTGGTAGAATTGAGAATACGGATTGTTTTCGTCGGCCATTTGGTCACCATGCGAAGAAATGAGGAGGCCCTACAGGCTTTTCACCTGTAGGGCCATCCGTGAATACCTGTCTAATTAATCGTTACCGACTTCATCAGACAGTGATCGGGCTCATGTTCGGGATATTCCCACCAGAGGCAATGCGAAGAGCATCGACCGAGGGCCTCAGCACTCCAGCGTCACCTCTGTTGGTCAGATTTCCGAAGATGTCCGTCTTCCTAGCATTATTGACGAACGTGTTAGATCTCTCGACGTTCTCGGCCACCTTCGTGGCCGCGCCATTGTTGTTCGTCACATTGTTCACCGCAGACACGATGCTGTTCGACATCCCACCGAGTTCCTTGGTGTTGCCCGCAATCGCGGCAAGGAGAGTAGTCTGCTGACGCAGTTCCGCCAGAGCCGGATCCACGCCGCCAGTCGGAGCCATAGCAGCCTGAATCGAGCTCGTGTTGAGCTGACGGTCTTGGACAGACTCTCTCGCCGCAGTTCCGGCCAGACCTGCAGCCGTCGCCACCGCAATACCGCCCATGACGTTGCCCTTCGCAGTGGATGGCGCAGCGGAGACCGTTGGGGTCGTAGCTGCAGTCATCACCTTGTCGGAAACCGTGTTAGCGGTAGCAGCAGGAGACGCCTTAGTCTGAGGCGCAACGGACGGAGCCGCAGCCAGAGCAGTCATGGCGGTAGCCGCAGGAGCGACCTTCGGCGCAGGAGCCGAAGCCACTGCAGCCATAGCGGTGGAAGCAGGACTGCCTCCGCTCATTGCCGCAATGTTGGAGTTCAGCTTGACGCCAGCGACGACATCCGGGGAGACCCCGAACATGCTCGCCAGCTGGTTGCCTTCTCCAAGCTTCTTCTCCCAAGCAGCGAGGAACAATTTCGGATCCCTGTACTTGCTCTCGCCGAGCGGGTCGTTGTTCGCCATGTTCCCCGCGATCTCTTTGCTGCTAATGCCCATGCCAGACTTGGCCGAGTACCAGATAGCGCCGAGACCGCCCGCACCCTGCTGGTGAGCAAGGTACATGGTGGTCGGGGTGATGGGGATGCCCTTGTTGGTCATCTGCTTCATGTTGTCGCGGAACAGACGAGCTGCCGCTTCAGCATTGGCATACGGATCCAACTCGCGACCCTTGATCCCGTAGGCAGCTGCGGTGTCGGGCACGAACTGGTACAGACCCTTCGCGCCGTTCGGGCCACGGCTTGCCGAAGGATTCATGTTCGACTCGATCAGCGCCATCTTGACCATCAGGTCTCTCGGGATGCCGTACGCGTTAGCCGCCTTCGTGATGGCGTCTTCCACTTCTGGCTTACCGAAAGCCTTGCCGCTGGCCATGATCACTCTGCCGGATTGCTCCGACTGGACGAGTAGATCGAACTTGTTACGCGACTGCTCGTTGTCCTTGAGACCCTGAGACTGCAGCCAAGTCTTGTAGCGTTCCTCGTTTGCAGCAGATTTCGCTGCTCCGTACGAGGTCTTGCCCTGACTCCAGTTCGCGTCCTTGTCCACACTTGCGGTGCGTTCGGCAACCAATCTTTCGTAGCTGCCGTCGTTCTTCGCCTTGGCTGTAGCCGCCTCCTCTTCGGAGATCAGGAACTTCTTGGCGTACTCTTCCTTGGCCTTCTTCTCGTCGCCCTTCGCGGCTTCCATCGCCTGAGCGTAGCGGTTCTGGTTTCGGTCTCCCTTGCCCAGACCCTTACCCCACTCGGCAGCGGCGTTAGCCCCTGTGGCGGAGCGGAGGGCATCACCGAGACCTCCGACGAGCTTGTTGCTTGTGGCAATCGCGCCCTTCGTACCGTCGTCGATGGCCTGCAGGCTGGCCTGCTGGCGCTTGTCTCTAGCGAGCTTGTACTGGTCTTGCTCGGTGTCGACGGCCTTGAGCTTCTGGTTAGTCGATTCTTCTCTCGCCTTGGCCTTCGCCGCCATGTCTGCCTTCTCTTGGTCGGAGACCGCGAGGAAGCTGAACGGTGCGAATTCCTTGCCGAAGATGCTGATCTTCATGTCGGCGAGAGACTGTCTGACGCGGTTGATGGAACCGCCGAAGCCGTCCTCGAACACGCCGCTGACGAAGTCGCCCAACTTGATGAGCTGCTTCTGGACGCTGCCCTTGAGCGGCAAGTAGACGTTATCTTCGAAAGCGTTCTGGATCATGTTGCCGAAACGAGCGAAGCCCTTCAACATGAACCCACCGGCAGTGATGATGCCCGCCACCAGAACCTTAGTCAGAGACTCCCCGAGGGTGATCGCCAGCTTAGGTGCCTGAGCAACGAGACTCATGCCAGCGTTCCCGAGCGCCTTGACCATCTTCCAGAGGATAGAGGGTTTCTCTTCCTTCGGTAGGCCAGTCGTCGGGTCGAGCTCCGAGGTCGTCGGAGTCGAGAAGAACGCCATGATCTTATTGGGAATCTCTTCCGCGAACTTGTCAACCTTCTCCGGCAGCTTCTCGATCCAACCGCTCAGCTTCTCCGGGAATTCAAGGAAGAAGCCGGTCGCATTCTGGATCTCGTCTTTGAAGGTGTCCTCCAGCCAGTCCTTGACGCCCGCCAGAGCATCCGTCAGACCGGACGCAGCAGCACCAATGACGCCGCCGATCAGCGTGCCGACCCCCGGAAGGATCATACTGCCGATCATAGCACCGGTGGATGCACCGCCGAGCGTCTTGAAGGAGTTCGTGAAGATCTTGTGAGCGTGGCCACCCTTCTCGAAGATGGTGTCGGAGATGACTTCGCCCAGACCGCCGACTACGCCGCCGATCGTGAGACCCTTGGCACCGATCTTCATGACCGAGCCCGCCATCTTGCCTGCCATGCCAGCAACGCCGCTGACGGCTTTGCCCGCCATGTTCATGGCACCGCCAGCGATAGCCGTAGGCATCCGGACGCCGACATTGGCAACGGTGCTGCCAATGGCTTTCACGCCAGTGCCAACCACGCCACCAAAGGCTTTCCCGGTCATGGACGCAGCAGCACCGCCAAGTTTCCCGGCAGCGCCACCGACAGTCTTGGCGATAGCTCCGCCCGGAACTTTCTCCAGAGCGCCGCCCACTGCCTGACCGATTCTCGAAGAACCAACCTTCTCGATGCTAGTCTTTGCCAGCCCGCCGATCTTGTCGACAGCGCCAGAAGTCGCCTTGGAGATCAGGTTCCCTGCACCGCCAGTCCCGAACTTGCCGGTCGTAGCTTTGGTGACGGCCTTCCCTGCACCTGAGATTTTGTCTCCAATCCAAGAAGCACCCTTGCCAACCTTGTCGATGGCTCCGGTGACCTTACCTCCGGCCTTCTTCAGACCCTCGTTGATCCTGACAGTGCGGCTCGACTTCAGGGTCTCCCCTGCCTTCGCAGCTGCCTTCCGTTCGCTCAGAATCTTCGATCTGTCGGCCTTGCTCAGATTCTTCCATTCGTCGGAACGAACGTTGATCTTATCCGCAGTACGGAACTTGTCGATTGCCTTTGCCTTGGTGTAATCGCCGCGATCGACGATCTTACCAAGGATACTACTCGCGCCAGCCTTGGCCGCAGCGACCTTGGCACCGACAGTAGTAGCTGCCTTCCCAATCAGCCCCGGAGCAGCAGCACCCGCAACGGTGCCAGCGACATCCTTCAGCTTATCGAGAGTATCGTCCTTCTTGTCTTCTTTCTTCTCGGCGTCCTTCTTACCTTTGAGCTTGTCGGCTGCGGCAGTCACGTCCTCGATGTTGTCGGTCATCTTCACGGAAGGCTTTTCCTTCCTGTAAACCTGAACCTTACCGTCTACAACGTGTACGTACATCGGATTCGCAGCAGACCCGCCGACGAAGCTATTCACCAGCGACACCTTGACGATGGCGTTGGGGTCCATGAGACCTCCGCCGGTCCGGCCCTTGCCGATAGAGATGCCGAGGTGCTTGGCGGAGAAGTCGAGAACCTTGTTCCCGAGCTGACCCGCAAAGTCCAGAAGCTTGCCAGCAAAAGTAGCCAGACCCTGCACGGCGCTAGTTAGCGCAGTCGTCAGACTCGTAACAGCAGGCTTCAGGCCGCTGATCAGAGTTGAGGTTACGTCGACGAACGCATCGGTCAAAGGCTTGATCGCATTGCCGATCTGTCCGGCCAGCTTGAGACCGGCTTGGAGTACCTTGTCGGTCATGTTGACGAACGTGTCGCCAGCATTCTTCGCAAGGTTGCTCAGCGTCTTCATGGCGCTTGCCGCCAGATCGCCGATGTTCGGGAGCAGGTTGGTCACGACGCTCATGGCAGACTTCGCCAGATCGCCGAACATCCCAAGCACCTTCTTGGGCAGGTCGGAAAAGCTCTTCAGCACGTTCGCTGCGCCGTCCACGAATCCCTTGATGGTCTTCAGGCCGGTCGAGAGCAGACTGTCGAGCTTGTTGCCCATCCAGCTCAGCGGACTGGAGTACAGGTCGATTTCGCCAGCACCCTTGCCGCCGTTCTTCATGGCGTAGAGGATCTTCTTGGTGGTCTTGTCGACTTCGGATAGGTTGCCCTTCATGAAGTCGTGGATCTTGTCGAGGATCGACGTGGTCTTCTTCGTCTCGGTGACGTTGGCGTGGAGCTGTTTGATGATCTCGCCGAAGCGGCCACCCTTCTCAGCGCCCTCGTCCACCTTGGCAGTGATCTCTCCGGACAGTTCGAGCTTACGATTCTGGAGGGAGTTGCTCAGACGGTCGATGATCGCCAGAGCCTCTTGTTCCTTCCTCTTCAGGCCCTCGATGAAGCCCTCGACGACGTGTTCGCCGAGCTCTCTCATCTTGCGGGACGGAGAGTGAATGTCGAACACGGCTTTCACCTTGTCCAACACGCCAGTGCCCATGTCCTTGACTTTCTCCCAGATGGTCTTGGTGCCGTCAACGATCCCTTCTTCGAAGCCCTCGGAGACCTGTTCCCCGGCTTTCTTGAAGCGTTGACCAACATCAGCCGGAGGAGTCAACGCGTCGTCAACCGCCTTCTTGGTGTCTTCAGCCTTCTTGCGGACGCCAGCCATGAAGTCGAAGGTGGAACCCTTCTTGTCCAGTGCTTCGAGGCGGTTTCGCTCGTCGTCGGAGAAGTTGCCCTCGCCGCGCTTCATGCGGTTCAGCTTGATCGAGTCAGCAATACCCTTGAAGAGGTTCACTGGCAGTCTCAGGAAGAACTTGAAGAAGCCGCCCAGCGTTTCGCCGAGCTTAGCGATCGCATTCTTGAACGGATCCACGACCTTCTCGCGGATCGTCTTGATCATGTCATCGCCCAAGATCTCCTTCATGATGCCCTTGGCACCTTTCACGAGATCCTTGGTGAAGAAGTCCTTGGCCTTCCCGAAGAAACGCTTGACCTCTGCTCCGACTTCCTTGAACATGTCCTTCATGGAGGGCATGAGCTCGTCAAGGAACCATCCCTTGAGGGGCTTGAATACCTTGTCGGAGATGAACGTGCCGACTCCCTTCAGGGTGTTCTTGATGTTGCCCCACAGGGTGTTGTCCTTGGCCTTGTCGCCGAAGAGGATCTTGTTGATCCTCGGACCCATCCATTCGGAGAAGTTCTTGAAGAATGACTTCTTCTTGCCCTCCTCGCCGAACAGCCACCCCTTGATCGGCTGCAGCACCTTCTGGTCGAAGGAGGTACGCATCGCGGTCAGGAATGACGTCTTGCGGAGAGTGCGGACGTCCGCGTCAGGAAGCATGAGCTTCTTCAGCGGGTGAGTGATGTTGCGGTCGAAGCTGTGGGAGATCGCTCCCCACATCGACAGATTCTTGGCCTTCTTCTCGTTCCCGCCGAGCAGGCTCGTGCGGAGCGGGAGGAACACCGATTTCTCAAGCTTGTCGCCGACGACTTGGAGGAATGTCATCTTGCGGGCAGACTTCTTGTCGCCGCCCATCATCCAGGTTTTCACCGGGAGCATGACATTCTTATTCCAAGAGATCTCGATGGCCTTGAAGAAGCCAACTCTCTTTGCGGCCTTCTCGTCTCCGATGAGCCACGTCTTGAGCGGCATCAGAACGGTGCGGTTCATGCCCTTGTTCAGCGACTCGAAGAAAGATGTCTTCTGAGCCTCTTCAGCGGTGGCTCCCTCTCCAAGCATCGCCTTCTTCATTGGCGTCAAGATGCTGGTGTCCCAGCGAAGCTTGACGGTGTCGAGGAACGACATCTTGGTCGCGTCTCCCTCTGACTTCCCGATGAGCATCCGCTTAAACGGCAGAAGCGCCTTCTGGTCGAACGCAAACGACATGGTCTCCAGCAGGCTCTTGCCTTTGGTCTCCTTCTTGTCTAGACCGAAGACGCTGGTGATGCCGGACTTCACGCTCTTGGCGATGCTGTCACCGGCCTTGCCGATCTTCTCGTAGACCTTGGTGCCGACGCCGCCGATCTTGTCGACGATGGAGTCGAAGAAGCCGGAATCGGAGCCGGACGCAGCTCTAGAAGCCTTGGCTCTGTCTCGGAACTGCTCTGCCATCTTACGGAGCTTGTCAGCATCCTTATTCTTGACAGTGTAGTCCTTCTTACCCTTGACTTCGGTGATGTCTCCGTTCAGAGCGGCAACCATACCGGAAGTCTTCCCGGACATGCGCTTGCCTTCGTCCACGACGGCTTGGTACGTGTCCGCTCCGTGGCGGATGAAGGAGTCTTCGAGGTTGTTGGAGTAGTGGGTTCCGAGGTCGCCGGAAGCCTTCAGCTTCTCGACGCGCTTCTTGTACTCAAGGAACTTGGCGTGTTCCGCCTTGTACTGCGCCTCGCCCTTCTCAACGCGGATCTTGTCCAGCGCCGCCTTGCGAGTAGCCAAGTCAGCAGCCAGAATGTCGTCCGACTTGCCAGACGCATTCATGGTCCCGATGACGGAATCCAGATGCGGAGAGATCTTGCTGATCCGCTTGGCGATCGTGCGCTTCTTGAAGTCCTCGTACTCTTCGTTGGTCTGACCCTTGCGCTTCTTGATCTCCTGATCCCACATCCGACCGAGCATTTCCTTGACGGACTTGGAGTCCTTCAGGTCCGTCATCCCGGCGAAGTTGGAGTTGGCGAGACCGAGCAAGCTGGCCTGCAGGCGACGAGCGTCGTGGCCCTTGACGCCGGAGGCGGTCATCGCCTGCTTCAAGTTAGTGCCAAAGCCCTCGGAAGTCTCACCGCGATTGATCTTGCGGAATCTTGAAGCGATCGCGCTCTTGTACTTGTGTTCTCCCTCGAACTTCCCGGTCTCCCTGTCGTAGACGGTGTGACCGATTTTGGAGTCCGGCTGGAGGTTGTGCGCACGGCTGGTGATGTCAGTCAACTGCTGTAGCGTCATCAAGATCTTAGACAGGTATCCTGGGATCTCGGTGATGATGGAGCGTCTGGTCACGGTGTCGAACGAGGTCGCTCCGTCGGCATCCTGATTCAGCTTGAGCTTCGGGTTAGCGATGTCCAGCTTCAGGTTGTCGCCAATCGAGGCAAGAATGTTCTCGATGGAGAAACCACTCTTACCGTAGTCGCGACCGGCAGACCAGCTTTCGAGCTTGTTCTGGGCCAAGTACGGAAGGTTCTTTGCCATCCGCTCGACCTTATCGATCTGCGAACCAAACATCTCCCCAACTAGACCGCGACCGCCACCGAACGCAGACCCGAAAAGAGCAGCTGACGCGAGGAATCCGATCGGATCCTTGGCGATCTTCCCAATCTCGTTTCCGAGACCGCCGAGCACCATGTCGCTGGTGAAGAAGCTATCGTTGATCTTCCCGAGCAGTCTGGAGGGGTCGAGCATGGAGCCCATGTCGATCCCGGTTTGCTCTTGAGCAGCCTTCAAAGTTTTTTGATCTTGCAAGTCCGCGAAGTACTGGTACATCTTCGCGGAGTCGGCGCTCTGCTTCTCCTGCGCCGCCACCAGAGCTTTAGAAGCCTCCAGTGAAAGGTCGTAGTACATCGACGTCTTTTCCTTCTGGAAGGCGTCGAGCAGACCGATGTTCTTGTTGATCTCAGACAAAATGCCGCCGATTGCGGCTAGACCGCCCAATCCGGTGATTGCCCCGGAAGCGATCGCACTAACGACTTCTCCGTTGTCGGAGCTGCCTTTGTTGATGTTAGTGTAATAGTTCTTGTTGGTAATCTCAGTGACCGAGCCATCCGGGCTGGTCGAGGACTCGGCGGAAGACGAAGAATCGCCGCCTGCACCGTTTGCAGCGTCGAAGTCAAAGTCTCCGGAGAGGTCCATCCCCTCCATGTCGAAGCCCATGCTCTTCATCATGTCGGAGTCGGCTTCCTCCTTGGAGATGCCGAACTTGCCGGTGGAGAGCTGCTTGAACGCGGTCTTGTGGATCCGCTTGAATCCAGCGAAGTTTGCGGCTTGGCTGAACTTTGATGCTTTCTCTCGTAGTTCGTCTACGATACCCTCAGACTTGTCCACGTCCTGCTTAAAGCGGGACATGACTTCTGCGGTTCCGGGGAAGAGCCTCGTGGTACCCTCCGGGAGGGTATTAGTCAACAAGGACTTCGCCACGTTCTTTAGGAACACAGCCATGACGTTTTCCTTCTAGAAACCTAAAATGGTGATTATCTACCTGTTAAATTCTCAAAGAACATTGAAATAATTTGCAAAAGGATTTCCTGGAAGGAAAATCATGAATGTATTTGACATAAGGAACTCGATCGTCAAGCCCTTCGATAGAATCCAAGCTGGCGACATTCCAAGGGTCTACCCTCAAGGCTACATGGTCGAGGACTACGTGTCCCGGAACCTTGCCTGCGGTGGGCCGGAACTGAATAACCTCAAGATGCTCATCAACTCGTCCAACAACCAGATCAACGGGGCACTGAGAGACGTAGGGAGCGCAATCAAGGTTCTGGACGGCTGCGTGAACGCCGGATTCAACGCAGCCATCGCGGCTGCAGGAGTGCTGGACACCATCTCTGCTCTGACCGACAAGCTGACCTCTCTCGGCCTCAACAGCGTCGAGAAGCTGAAGAATCTGGACTTTCGGATGCCTGACCTGAACCTCAAGATCAGCCTCCCGGACGCAACGGACATAAAGAACATGTTCAACAAGATCAGCACTGGTCTCTCGAACATGATCGACAGCGCGCTCACCGCGCTGAGCAACTTCAGCCCTGAGAACTTGATGGACAAGCTGACAGACTTCGACTTCGACATCCCTCTTCCCGACGACCCTATCTCGTCTCTGGCGAAGATGCTCGAATGTCAGAGCGACGACGCTCTCGCCCTTCTGGAGACCGGCTTGACCAACATGCTCGGAGGAAGCTTCGAGGGCCTAGACAACGTCAATCCTCTCAGCGGGACTATGGCGGTCGTCAACGCCGTGCAGGGTGGGGTGGGCGGCGCTCTGAACGCGATCAACGCCGTGCAGGGTGGCATCAACGGTCTGGCCTCGCAAGCCGGGGGTTTCGTCAACGGTCTGACTGGTCAGGCGAATGCCATGCTGTCCGGCCTGAACCCGAAACTCGGCGGCTTCCTCCAGCAGCTCGGAGTGCCGTCTCTGGTCAACACCGCTCTCTCCGACTCCATGCGGAACGCCTTCTCTTCGAGTAAGTCGTATACCGCCTGTAGCACCGCACAGAGCTTAAACAAGTTTGGGAACTACGACCCGTTCATCTCGTCGGTCTTCGGGGTGAAGGGTCTCAATACCGCAAACGCCACGATGTACGGCGGGTACAACCCGAACGCGTCCGACAACTCTTGCAAGTGCTGTGCGAAGAAGAAGGAGAAGTATCTCGCCGACGAGAGATACGCTCTGATGAACCGGAACACCTACGACCTCACCAAGTCGTACCGGGGCTCCCTGAACGGAGACATGAACTCTCCGATCTACGTCAAGACGGGCAACATCCCGGCAGACGAGCACTCCCGGACTCTGGCGACCTACGGCTTCAGAGACGACAACATGCTCACCAGCTCTATCGGGACTAACCTAGAAACCTACAGGCTGGCCCGGAAGCTGCAGGGTAACATGTCCGAGCTGTCGGTGGATTTCTCCAAGTACGGTGAGTTCGAGTCCGAGGCGACCGCCGATCTTAAGTACGTCCACGACCTGAACGAGGATCTCGTGACCAATAACTTGGCGAACATCGAAGATCTCTCGGAAACTGCTTACAGCCTGATGGCTTGAGGAAAATATGGCAAGAACTCTCGAAGAATTCATGTCGGACATGGAGCCATTCTACGGGCTCTTCGACACAAAGACAAACCTAGAGAACTACTACGGTGCTATGGCAGGGCGCATGCCCTCTATCGCTAGGATCTACATCCGAGAGGCAGTCCGCTCCATCGGATACGACGTGATAGGCGCTTCGGTCCACCACTCAGAAGTCGAACAGCTCTTGGACTGCTTCGGCACGGAACACAGAAATCTGGTGGATCTGAACTGGTACTTCCGACTCATCCCCAGCGACTTCGTCATACACTTCGAGGATCGCTTCCTGAATTCCCAGCTAGCTGGAAACTTCTTGGCGAGCGACCTCCTCTCCCTCTCTGATTCCGGGGAGCTGGCCATCGAGTACCGTGGAACGATCTTCCGGGATGTCCTGCTCGGGTACGTGATGTACGGGGAGAGGAACGCCCTCGGTGAGAACATGTGCTTTGACAAGATGCACAATCTCTTCCTCAAGCTCAGAACCGCCGACGACATCACCTCCCTGTACAAGGCTTACCTCCTGCACGAGTTCATCTCGGCAGCTGGCAGAAACGTCCCGGACGGGGTGAGAGCTTTTCACGCCAGCCACGACGTGAGCGCCATCGAGTCGAAGCTGAAGGCGTACATGCTCTTCTTCAAGTTCATCGTCGCCGAACAGAGCGTGATTTCGGAGCATGTGCTTGGGAACCTGCGAGACCTGTCGCACATCTCTTGGGTCTTCAACCGGATTACCACCGGATCCCTGAGCACCGGCACTACGGCAAACAACCTGCTGAACTTTGTGACGAAGTTCCGGCTGGACACCGACTTCCCGGCCCCGGTCAGTCGCTACACTGTGAACCCCGCACTGCAGTGATACGGATCTCCATACGGTTAGCGCCGTATGGAGATTTTTATCTGTGCAACAGAAAAATATGACATATATGATATGCGTGTTCAAGAAGAAAGGAACCAAGCATGATAATCGAGTACCTGAAGTTGAAAAACTTCAAAGGAATCATGGCAGGGATGGGACGCAAAGAGATCGAGATCGACTTCACGAAGTGTGAGAAGCGCATCATCCTCTTCCTAGGCGCGAACGGGTCGGGCAAGTCGACCATCATGTCTACCCTCCATCCGTTCATGGAGTCCTTCGATAGCCGGGACAGCCTGATCCTCGACGACCACGAGGGATATAAGGAGATCCACATCCGCAAGGGCGGCGACCTGTATCGCATCGAGCACTACTACGGCAAGGGGAAGAACAAGTCCTTCATCTACAAGAACGACGAGTCCCTGAACGAGTCTGGCGGCATCCGCACGTTCATCGCCATCGTGGAGGAAGAGCTCGGGGTGAACGCGGAGTTCTTCAAGATCGTCAAGATCGGATCCAATAGCAAGAACTTCATCGACCTGCAGGCCAGCGCCCGCAAGCAGTTCTTGGGGAAGTTCACCCCCTCGATCGACATGTACATCAACGCATACAAGGTCGTCAACGACAAGCTGAATCTCTCCAATAAGGAGATCAAGTACATCACCGACGAGATGTCGAAGCTGGAGGACAAGGAAGAAGTCAAGTCCCGCATCGACGTCATCGGGAAGACTCTCAAGAAGACCAGCCAGAACGTCGCCAAGCTTGCCGCCGAGATCATCTCGACGCAGCGAGAGGTGGAGACCGCTAAGAAGGCGGTGGCCGAGTTCGCCGAAGAGCTTGCGGAGCGGGAAGCGAAGACCAAGGAGCTCGCCGAGAAGCAGGGCGAACTCGAAGAGGTCTACTCCGACTATCCGAAGCTGAGGGAGTACGACAAGGCGACGATCGCCAAGAAGATCGGAAGCCTGAACTCCGAGATCAAGGATCTCACTAAGCGGGTGAACGAGCTGACTCTCGAACTCGAACGCCTCCAAGGGGCGAGGGTCGCAGCGACAAACAACCGCAATGCCGCTCAGATCGAGCTGAAGAAGTACTCGAAGAGCTCCACCACGTCGGTCGACGAGCTGAAGGAACTGCTATCGAAGTACAGAGGAGAACTGAAGGAAGTCGAGAAGCAGTTCAAGGAGATCAAGGGCGTCGGGATCATCGACGGCATCGTCGTCGAGGACGCCACTTCCGACAGCGCCCAGGCCCAGCGTCTGGCGATGGACATCGTTGAGGGCAAGCGCCTCGTTGCAGACTTCGACGAGGAGTACATCGAGCTGATGTTCACGGCGTCGGAGCAGTCCCTCAAGGAGCGCATCGAATCGGACGAGCTCCTCGCCGAGAAGAAGGAAGCCGAGATCTCCAAGCTGAAGCGTGAGCTTCGCTCTGCCGAAGACGAGCGCATCGCCTCCAAGACCACCATCGACGTCGCTTCGCTCTGCCGGAGCAAGACCTGCGAGGTCTACAAGATCGGCCTCTCCCACAAGGAGAAAGCCGACGAGTTGACCGAGAAGAAGGAGACGATCGAGAAGGCCGAGATTGCCCTCCAGAAAATCCAGACAAGAATCGCATGTCTCAAAGCCATAAGGACGAAGGCCCAGCTGTTCCAGTCTGGCGTTTACATGTTCGTCGAGATGAGTCCTTCGGTTCTGGCCAAGACCAAACTTGCTGAAGTCTTCAAAGAGCACAACCGAGACATCGGGATGGCGGTGTACGACATGACCGCAGAGGAAGTCCAAAGCCTCTTCGATATGTCCCCCGTCGTGCGCAAGGTCAATCTGGCCAAGAAGATCGAGGACAAGAAAGCTGCAATCGAGAACACCGCGTCGAAGATTGAGTCCATGAGCGATGTGGAATCGTTCGTCGGGGAAATCAACGACCGGATCTCTAAGGCAAACGACGAGATCACCCGGATCACTCCGAAAGAGGCCGAGGTGAAGGAGGGACTGGCGGACGCCAAGGAGTCGCTGGAGAAGAAGGAATCCGCCAAAGACCTGATCGAAACCCTGCAGAGTATTCTCGCCGAAGTCGCCGCGATCGAGAAGGATCTCAAGGCCCTCAACAAGATCTACGAGAACAACCTCGAAAACATCGAGCGCATCTCGACCGCCGAGCAGAAGGTGAAAGATCTGGAAGGGGAGAAGGAGACCCTCGACGAGAGCGTGACTGAGCTGACCAAGGAGGTGGCAACCTACTCCACCAAACTGGCCAGAATCGAGGAATACGAGGAGCGGAAGGCGAATCTGATGGACAGCCGGGAAGTTCTGAAAGTCGTCAAAGACGCGCTCGACATCAAGACCGGCATTCCCCTCCACATCCTCGGTTCCTACCTCGACGGCATCAAGGAAGAGACGAACCGGCTCCTGACGCTGGCGCTCGGCGACGGCTTTGCCATCGACTTCAACGTGTCCGACACCGACTTCAGCATCCCGGTTTACAAGAACGGGTTCCCGTACGCCAAGGATATCACTGAGTGCAGCCAAGGCGAGACCGCGCTGGTCAAGTGCTCTCTGTCGTTGGGGATCACCAGCAGGGCGATCAGACAATCTGACACCAAGTACAACCTCGTCTACCTCGACGAAGTTGACGCGGAACTCGATACCACCAATCGCTACAAGTTCCTTGACATCCTCGAAAAACAGCTGGACGCTCTGGCCTGCGAGCAATGCTTCGTGATCACACACAACGAGGCTTTCGCCAGCGCGGAGATCGGGGTCGTCCTCCTCAAGGGGGCGAACTTCGACACCAGCGACGAGACGACGATGTTCAACAAGACGGTCGTAGCGGACTTCAGGAGAAAGAATGAGAAGTAAGCCCAAGTACAATCCGCAGGTCCTAAAGAGAATGCGGGAAGATCCCGTCCTCCAAGTGGTGATGCCGGTTTCCTTCCTGACGAAGCACGGGATCGGCGTCCTCTTCATGCTGAACCTGCTGATCCAGTTCTTCGGCGAAGGAGAGATGACTCCTTGGTGGGATCTGTTGGTGCAAGTCATCGTCTGGTACATTGCGCTGAGGGTTGTCTCACAGACTTACCTCAACAAGCATTATCCTGACAGGAAGAAGTGACAGTAAAAACGGAACTAGCGATTTGCTAGTTCCGTTTTTTTTTACTTGAAGACCGTGTCCGTTTCCGGAGTGTAGACTCTCAGCTCGCCCTTGGCTCGGTCGAGGAAAGTCTCGACGTGGTACAGGCTCTCGGCAGGCAGCACCTTGTACGTCTCGAACCTGTAGTCCTTGACGTTCGAGACGTTGTTGACCAGCATGCAGATGTACCAGAAGTCGTGCGAGTCGTAGAGCCTCTTCGCAGTCTTCTCCGGCATGTAGTGCTCGTCCGGGGGCATCGGATAGGTGACTAGGAAGTCATCCAGCATCCACACGAAGGACTGGAGCACGTTGTACGGCTCGTAGACGATCGTGTTCTGGCCCTCGACAAGCGCAACGAGCTTGTCGGAGAAGTTGTTCAGCAGAAAGGGGTTGGTCTTCGAGCTGGCTATGGACTCCTCGATCGTCGGAAACTCCGCCGAGTCGTAGGAGGCGAATGACAGTGCCATAATTAGCCTCTCAGAAGTACTTGATGGATTCGAGGTTGAAGATGACTCGATCGAAATAGAGCATCCTGTTCACCTCCCAAGGGTAAGACCAGTCCAGAGGGTTGTTCTTCCGGTCGTACTGGTACTTGTCCCAGTTGAAGATCTCGTCCCACCAGAAGACCGAGTCCCTGAAGTTCACCCTGAACTGCTTCAGCATCGGAGCGATCAGCGTCGAGGAGATCAGCTGGTGCATCCGCTCGTCCGGGGTGTTCAAGGCGAAGTTGTCTTGGACGCAGATGATGATCGCGTCCTTGAACTTATCCTCGATGTAGTAGTTCTCAGCCGCCTTGTCGATGATCGGAGAGCGGTAGTGCTCCGGGGCTGTGCCGAAGGCTTCCCACTCTCCCTTGAGTCGGCAGACGTGGTAGTGGAACGGCATCTGCCGCATCTCGACCTTCTCGCGGTAGTACTCTCGCAGGTCCGGGAGGCAGTGGTAGTTCGTCTTGTTTCTGAGGTCCGGCGGGAAAGCGTGGGTCTTCAGGACGAAGTTCGACACATGCGAAAGCACGATGAAGCGGTTCGTCTTCCTTTGGTCCAGCTGGTTTACCGGGTAGAATTTACTTTGGATTGTCATTGGAACCCTTCAGAAAATCGCGGATCTTGATGAGTTTCTTGCGAGAACGGGCCGGGATGGAGTCGGCACTCTGCTCGATCTTGAGGAGAGCTTCGACGTCTTCCTTTGTGATGTTTCCGCCGTGTTCCTCGATCGATTCCTCGATCCTCTCGATCAGCTGCTCGGTCGTTTCCTCCAGAGTCTCCTCAAGAGCCTGCTCCTCTTCCTTGAGAATCTCTATCTCTTTCTGCTGCTCGGCGATGACGTCTTTTTCCTTTCGGATGTTCGCCACGATGAACGAGCCGCTGAGGATCAAGGTGATCGCAAGCGGGTCGATCAGAGCGACGATTGACAGCACGATCACGGTGTAGAGCTTGTCTCGGTTCAGGCCGGTCAGGGCAGAGAGGGAATTGAGGAATAGGAACTTGTCCTCTTCCACGTTCTTCTGGTCGAGCTGCTGGATCTTCTCGGACACCGAGTCCAATCTCGCCTTCGCCTCGGCCTTCTCTCCTTCGAACGCCTTCATCATTCGGATTCTAGCATTCGCCCCGGTGTTTGGCGGCAGAGAGTTCATCTGGGTTTCTATGTTCCGGATGGTCTGCTGCAGCTGATCCCGGTCCTCGGTCAGCCGAGTTCGCTCCGCGCTGTTGGAAGTCACGGTGCTCATCGACTTGGATATCGAGGCGTTCAGGTGGGAGTAGGTTGCGATGGAAGAAAGCAAGACAAGAGCAGCGACTGCCGCGCTGAGGATCACCTTCAAGGCGGTAGGATACTGAGAGTCTCGGTACTCGTGGAAGAGGAACGTCGACGCAGTGATCTTGGCCCCCTCGAAAGCGATGGCCAACACCAGCAGACCGTAGTAGATTTCTGGGTCCGGGATGAGCATGACTACGCCCTTCACGGAGAAGAACGCCCCTGCTATCGTGATCGAGAGGCCCGATGCGAAAAGCAGGAAAGCGGATATCAGTGAAATACTCATGAGAACCTTCCAGATCAATAAGCTAATCTGGTGTTGCTTTGTCAAACAAATTGCAGGAGGTTCATCACGATGGAATCCACCATGATCATTTGGAGTTCCGGGCAGTTGATCATGACCGAATTGCTGCTCGAAGACATGTTGTCGAACTCGATGTTCACTGGTTCTCGCAAGTGTTGCGAGTAGCCGTTGTTGTTCGAGACGTTCCGGACGATGTGCGCTGGCATGTTGCTCATGATCGAGCTACCCGTGCCGAATCCGTTGAGGTACGACGGTGCCTTTGCGGTGTATCCGCAGTTGTTCTCTTGCAGGAGTTGCTTGAGGAGAGCGAACTGTTCGCGCTTCGCCACGTCGAATTGGTTGAAGACGGGGAAGACGTACTCCTCCAGAGCGTCGAGCAGCGCCTCAACGCTGGGCGCAGCCCGGATGGCAACCGGATACTGGAACTTGTGCTCCATGTCCTCGCCGTACTTCAGCAGCTCGAATTTCTTCACTTCGTTGATGAATTCTTGGTAGTTCATTCGTCTTCTCCTTCTTGTTCGAGGTCGGGGATCAGGTTCTCACCAGCTTCTCTGAAGATGGAGATCACCACGTAGTCTGCGAAGAGGTCTTCCTGGGCTTCTACTTCACCTTTGGTGAGAGGCTCTTCTTGCCCTATCAGCTTGGTGTACACCGCCAGAATGACATCGGTCAGATCCTCGCTGTCGCACTGGACTCGGACTACGTGCGGGATGTTCTCCAGCTTGTCGAATACGGAAGCAACGTATTCCATGATTCCTCCAAAAAAAAAAGTCCGGATGGTTTTACCCATCCGGACTGATGTCAGTCTTCGTCCTCAAATGCGTCGTCAGCCAGAACCTTCTTGTGCTGCCCCTTGCGCTGAGTCTTGGGGCGGTTTTCCGGTTCGGTGTCGTCGTTGTGGCCGTTCGGGTCGAAATCCGCCAGACCATCCGAGATGGATTGCAAGGCGTAATTATCATCCGTGTTCAGATCTTCCATTAGGCGCATCGAGTTCCCCTCTACGAAGGGTATTGCGAAGTACCTGTTGGCGTACGAACGGTTGGTCTTAGATGCCCGGTTCTTGAGATCGGTGAAGGTCAGGAACCACTTGTCGGTGGCCCGCTGGTACTCCTTGTTGATCGCAATGACGCAGTCGGCGTTCTCGGTGATGAGCTGAGACTCCGATTGCATCGTCAGGGACGCCTTCTTGCCGAGGTCATTCTTGTTCTCGTTGTTGCCCTGCTGCATGAGAACGGTGTATGCCTCCTTGTTGAGCTGGTTGGCGGTGACGATCGGGATCTTCAGCAGCTTCGCCAATTCGGACAGATCGTTCGTGGCGGAGCCGAGATCGACCCGGATGTCATTGGCTGCCACGTTCGGACGCAGACGCTTCAGGTAATCGTGAACGATCAACTTGACCTCGTACTCTCCGTCGGCCTCGATGTCGTGGACGAGGTTCTCAATGTCGTTAGCGCAGATCTCGTTCTTTCGAAAGTAGTGGATCTTGAAGCCGTGGTGTCCGGGGTCCACGATCCCCTCTTCGATGAACGCCTCCTTGATCTGGTCGAGCGGGGTGTACTTGCTGTCTTTGACACAGTTCATGTAGCTGAACATGCGGTCGAGCGTCTCTTCGGAATCGTTCTCCTGCGTCAGATAGAGGAACATCGGCTTCTTGGCCTGATCCCTGCACCGGAGGTTCCGGTTGTACCGCGCAGCCCAAATGAACGCGTTCAGCAGCAGGCCAGACTTCCAACCGCCAGACACAGCCATGAACACGTAGACGCGACCGGGTTGGAAGCCGCCCTGCAGCATCTTGTTTAGCTCCTTGACTCCTGTCATCAAGTACTTCTTCTCGTTCGTGAGGTTTTTGTAGACCTTTTCGAGAATAACTTCGAACTGCTCACTGTTGAAGTCGATCTCTGGATAAGTCAGAGAAGCCGACGAACGAAGGTTCACCGCCTTGTTGAAGATGGAGGTATAGCCACGGATCTCTTGGATGATCTCGTTATAGGACTCATACTCCTGCTTGTCAAACTGAGATATCGCCAGCTTGAGCTGAGATATGACCGGGATAGCAGTGACGTAGTTGAGACGGTCAATGAACTCGTTCTCGATATAAACGACGAGGTCCTCGTTCATGTCGATGCCGCTAATCTCCTCGATCAGGTCAGGCATCTCTTCCTCGTACTTCGGCATCGAGAGCAGACGGTCCATGATGAGTTCTTGGTCGTCTACGTTGTCTTCGAGGATCGTCTTCAGAACGCGTCGCACTGCAGCGTACGGCATCTCCATATCTGCATCGCTGAGATACACCGTCTCGTCGACTAGCTGGAAGAAGATGTTGAGCTTCTTGACGAAGTTCCTCGACTTGGTCTCTCCGAGCAGGTACGCCAGCAGATTCTTCATCAGCGACGTCTTCAGCTCCATCTTTACCCGGTTGGAGGCTTTCTTGCTTCCGCTTCTTTCTCTTTTTTTCATTGCACTCCTTTCGTCCTTAGACGGGTGAAATCGACTGAGCCACTTGGTCCCGCGTCAGGTTGTACTGCCCCTCGTGCTTCACTTCGATGAACTTGAGAACCTTGTCGACAATATTGGTGGGCTCGAAGAGGAAGTCATACGTAGTATCACCCTCTCCTTCGTCGGAGTCTTCTATCACGTTTTCCGAATCTCTCAGGACGTTCAGCCGACCGGATTCTATCCGATACCCAGGCTGGTTCAAGAAGTGGTTCTTGACCAGCTCGACGGTGACCTTGTGCTCTTTGGTGAAGTAGTCCGTGACCTTCACTTTCAGGTCGTATGCGTTTGCTTTTACCTTGGTGCGTTCGATGAGCTTCACCAGTTCCTCGAAGTTGACGTCAATCTTTGCTCGCTTCACGATGACGTCGAGTACGACGGTGATGTACCTCGGAGCAAGCGCGTTCTCCATGAGGTGTACTGACGGGTTCTTCCTGTCCCACTCTGCGTAGATGAACCCCTTGGGAGTCTCTTCATTGTGGCAGAGCCGAGAGAAAGATCCGTTGTAGAAGATCTTGTTCTTGTAGTCCTTGTGGGTATGATCGTGGCCGAAGATCGTGAGCGGTGCCAGCTTGCAGATCACGTCTGCCTCGAATACCGGCATCTGCGGGATGTTGCGCTCGGCGTCGTTGCTGTCGAAGCAGTTGAAATCGAAGAAGCCGTGGCCGAGTATCAGATCGTATTTCTTGGAGAACCAGTCGGCGTAGTACTCGTCGCTGTCTTGCGGGTACTCCTCCGGGATGCAGAGAGTTCTCAGAGGACCGAACTTGATCTCTCGCACCGTGTTGACGAGGTGGAACTTCTCGTAGAGAGCGCCGAACTCCTCAAACACATTCAGCTGGTTGAGGTCGTGGGAGTAGGTTCCACGGATCACGACGAGGTGCTTGTCGTACTGGATGCAGCGGTTCAGGATATCCACCATGACGGAGACTCCGAGCTTTGCTCTCGGGTCGTTCATGTCCAGTTTCTTGTCGAACCAGTCCCCGGTAACGGCCACCCCGATGAAATCTTCTTCCGGTAGGGTGGCATCGAGAACGTCGAAGAATCCACCCTCGGCGTAGAACTCTTCCCGCATGCTCTCGTGGGACTTTGCGCCGTGATGGACGTCTGAGATAGAGATGAAAGTTGACATATTTTCCTCGAATCATCCGAGAAGCTGTCGGAGCTTGAACAGGTCCTCCAACTTCTCTCTTGCAACTGGGTTTGTCCTAGCGAATTGAAGAATCTCCAGGAAAGTATTGAGTTGTTGCACCTTCTCGTCGTGCTCGCTGGTCGGGTTTCCGAGACTGACTGGGTGCCTTTGGAGGCGAGGGTTCGCCACAACGAAAAAATCGGCATGGTAAACGGACGGATCGTCTAAGGAAGGAGTCACGATTTTCATCGTCGTCGTAGAAGATCGAGAGTAGACAGGCTGCAACCCGCCGACAGACGCGAAGTGGTCGATGAAGGTGATCGGGGACTCTTCCCTTTCGATATCCATCGATATCACTGTAAGCGGCTTCATTATTGGTATCATTTATTTCTCCGAGAATCTCACATGGTGATAATATATTTGCAAAAAAAGTAATGACGTATGAGAACGAGTCTCATACGTCATGTCTTTACAGCAGAAATTCGAGGGTGAAGCCGGTGTCCTCGTTGAGGTCAACTTCCTCGGGAGGGAAGACGAACGCGGAGCACATGCCGTACATGAACTTCAGGTCGTTCTTGATCTTTTCTTTGTCTCCGTCCTCCAGCTCGATGAAGCTGCTGACAGAATTGCGAAGTTCTTTGTAGTTCTCCGGGAGGATGTTGAAGATCCACTCGGAGTACTGGTAGTCCTCGTCCGGCTCCTTGTCGATGATGGTGCTCAGCATGTTGCCCATCAGGTCGGTGAACGGTACAACGATCAACTCGCGTAGGAAATTGGCGCGAGCGGTCATCGTTGTTTCTCGGCTGCCGTTCTTCTTCGGATCCTTGAGGTCGGAGACCTCGTACTTCTCGGTTGCCTTCTTGACGTCGAGCTGGAGCGCCATCGAGAGGTTCATCAGATTCAGGAAGCGGCGGTCGTGCTTGCGCTCGAACGTCACCACTTCGGTGGAGTCGATGATGTGGAGGATGAACTTGAGCAGTTCTTTCTTATTGATGAAGGCGTAGACGTGCTTCTTGATTGCCATCATCTCGGACAAACGTCTGTTGTCCGCGTCCGACAAAATGTCGTCCGGGGTGATGTTGTTGGTGGTCATTGGAGTTTCGCTAAGATGATGAGACTATTCCGGTGTTGCATGGCTACCCCGAGTGTAGCCACGAAACTTCCTTGCCAATTCATAAGAATTGCGCACGGATATCATCGGAATCGAAGTTCGGGGAGGACAGAATCACGTTCCGAACCTCGTAGTTCTCGTAAGTGTAAGGCAGCGTGATGTAGATGCCGTTCACCAGAGCCGCCACGCCGAAGTCTACGCCGATGGCTCCGGACCTCAGATCTTCGAGCACCTTGTCGTTCGAGATTGACACGAGACTGAAGTTAGCAGACTGACCGTAGACGTGTCTTGTCGCCAGAGACGCCCCCATCCTAGAGACCGCAGTCTCCATAGACATCAGCCCGCCGTGGATCCGAAGCTTGCAAGTGGAGTCGTCTTCATTTCCGTAGTAGAAACGGTAGATCGGCAGAATCACATCTTCGTGAAGCCTTCGGATGCTACGGAGCTTCCCTTCGGTGACGATGGGCTTCGACTTCGGATTGTCCGGCACGAAGTAGTTCTCAAGAGCAAAAAGCGTCCTGAAGCACTTCGTGTAGATCATCTTGTCTGGGTCGAAATTCTCGATTACCGACACCGGGATCTTGCTGAGAATGGAAGGACCGAACAGGTTCCCTGTCTTTATCAGCATCATGTCGTCGCCGCGCTCAGAGTCGTCGAGGATCATGTACGGCGAGTTGTTGTCTGCTGTAGGGTTGAGGCCGTTGGTGACAGCGGCGTTGAAGTTAGACTTTCGCAGCTGGTCCAAGAGCAGCGCCTTCTTGGAGTCGGATAGGGTGTCCGGGTACATCGAGACGTAGGGGTCCGGCTTGTATTGAGACACTAGGTCGTCTATGGCGACGTTCTGCCCAGAGCACTCCCGGTCGCCGAAGTCCTTCAGGTAGTTCCCCATGTTGTCCCGAAGGAAGCCGAACGGGTCCGCTCCGCTGACGGACCCGTCGTTCTTGTCGAGGTTGTTGAGGTAATTGAGACCTTGCTTCGCGGTGTAGACGGAGAAGGCGTCGTACTTCGCGAGGGCCGCTTCGCCAGCTCCGCCACCGCCGCACTCTTGGTCCAGCAGCCAGTCCAGCGTCCAAGAGTCCAGCCTTCCGAAGAGGTCGTTCTTGAGGTCGTCAACGGTCAGACCGAGACAGTTTCTGATCATAGCTTGGATCCTTCCATGAGCTCGGCGTAGACGTCGTTCCGCTGCACTCTGGATGCGAGAACTTCGTAGTCGATCATCGTGTACTTGAGGAAGAGCTTGAGCCGCATCGCGGCGTATCTCTTCTCAAGTTTGGCATCCAGACCGGAGTCTTTCTTACCCTCTAGAATTGACCCGAGAGCTTCTATTGAGTTGACGGCGAGGTTCTTGGCTACGCTCTTTGCGATATCTGCCTTCATCTTCGCCACAGTGACTACTGTATCCATTTCCTGTACACCTTCTTGTGGAAATTCGTGGTTGCAAGGATCCGTTCGACATTCTCCTCAGTGACCACTAGCATCGCGTCGTTCGGCCAGTTCTTAGCGCAAGAGAGAATGAACAGCTTCCCGCTAACAGCAGTCCTGAAGCGCAGTTCGATCCTTGAGTCGGAGAGCAGGCGGGCGGAAGTCGGTGTGACGATGCTGCCGTTCGACTCGACTTGGAAGACGAAGTTATCATCAGCACCGTCGAAGTCGATCGTCCAAGTGTTCATTGCCTCATCGACGGTGAACGTGTCGATGTTGAAGAGCTTCTTATCCATTCCTGAAATGCGGAATGGAGTTCTGTCCTTGCCTAGAAGGACGCAGACAGACGCGTCACCGGCTCTCGGCGAGAATCTCAGGGTGGAATTAACCGTGTCCTGGCTCAGACGAGGGTTCAGGTCGATCTCAAGAGAGGAGTAGTTCAGCACCCCCGCCAAGAAATACCTGTCAGACGAGAAGTCCTGCACTCTGAAGTTGTACGTCCCGCCGATCGGGTCGTTTCCGGTGGTCTCGAACTTCAGGAAGACGTACGCCGGGTCGGCGCTTGGACTCCGAAGTCTAGCGAGCATCGACTCCTTCAGGATCTCAGCGGTGTCGATATTCCCCTGAGTCATCGTCTGGAAGCCGAAGTTGTACTTGTCTTCGATCAAACTGCGGACCAACTTCACCATCTCTGCGACGTTTTCGTACTTGAACTTGTACTCCGTCGATTGCTGGGCGCTACCAGATGGAATCTCGTAAACCCACGCGGGGAAGCTCCCTTGGACTCCAGCGTTCCTGATCGCCTCATTCATGACGTGCGCGGCGTATTGGACGTCGTCGTACACCAGAGAGCTCGCCGTCTCTTGGTAGAACTTGCTGGACTTGATGATATCCTTGACGGATTTTCCCGTCTTCTCCGGGCGGAGCTTGAGGCTGCTCTTGTCTGGCGAAGCGGTGTACCCTTTCCGAAGCTTCTTCACCAGAGGGTTCTCCAGCACCCGGCGAAGCATCAGTGGTGGCTCTCCGGTCTTGAAGTTCGATGCCTTGTTTGTCACCGGATGGAGCTTCTTCTTTTCCTTCTTGAAGTCGTTGGCGAGGATGGCCTTGGACTGCAGGTAGTAGTACGACATCAGCAGAGTGTCTTCTTCCACCTTCGTGAATGAAGTGTTGTCGGTGTACTTTCTGACGATCAGCTCTCTGAGGCTTTTCAGCACGACGTCTGGAATCTCCTCCTTCGTCTTGGGAGCTGCCATCAGCGGCGCACTTGCCTTTGTTCCTATGAAGATGCTCTCGTGATTCGTCAGGCTTGCGGAATCTAGGAAAGCATCTCCCTTTGACTTCAAGAACTCGTAAGGAAGATCTCGAATGTATACGTTGTTGGTCGGCATTTCTAGCTCCGATTATTTGGTCTATACAGATGTCCTTCGAAGTAAAAAGACCCCTAACCCGGCAAAGGGTTAGGGGAAAAGAAAGGACAAAGCATGATGCAAGTGCAGAACAACTGTCCCACACTAACAAGTTGTTTCTTAGGCTTTACGGAATTTGATGTCAAGTTCCACTCTGGGCTTGCAGGAATAGAACTTCTCGGCGTACAGCGTGACTATGTTGGAGTCGTCCGTATACAGCGTCTTGTTCAGCGCGTCTTGAACGAGTTTGATGAAGTTGTCGATGTCGGGACGACCGCAAGGCTGGATGACTCCGAGCTCCATCAGGATCTTGTCCTTCTTGGATCCGCCCTTTGGCATAGTCCGGTAGAAGCGCAGCGTGACCTCGATGGATCGATCGATGGGCTTGAAATTGGGCGGGAGCTGCGCCACGATCTGAGAGAGCACCCATTGCTTGAGGCTCTTACTCGGATCATAGAAGAACCCGCCGTGCTGACTGGAAGACCTCGGACGGGCCTGAGCCTTCGGCTCTCCGTAGTATGTCAGGGATATCTTCGTGTAGTTCTTCTCGTTCTGCCACTCATCAATCGCCTGATCGATGAGCCGCACGTCCTTGTCTTTGACTCCGAGCTCTTTCATGAGCTCGTCGGCTAGCTCAAGTGAAGTCTCGGAGAACGTCCGCTCTTTATGCATGGTTCTTCCTTTTATTATGAGGTCTAAGGTGTTGTTGCCGTACCGGAAGTAAGCTCCCAACAGTGATATATAATTTTCGTGGTAGCCATCCGGATTACCGTATCTTTGCAAGGAGTTTCAAATGAAGAATCGCGCTTTCCGCATCACCTTCGACCATCAAAACGGTCACTGGGTAATCGAATTCATGAAGAATCACTTCGTGGTTTTCGCAACCTGGACGGTGGTAAAGATGAAGAAGGAAGATGGGACGGTGGAACCGCGACAATTTAATTCGGTCGACGAAGCGTATGCTTTCGTCAATGAGACTGGCATCAACAAGGTTTACGAGGATCTGACTCGTGGAATGCCTTGGGAGCAGACTCAAGAACCGCGCCCCGCCCAACAAGTCAGCCCGACCGACATCGCCAATGCGCTCCGGGAAGTTCTCAAGAACGACCGACAGGCGCTTGCGGCGTCGTAGCTCCTATAGAGCGTGAAAGAACCCTACCATCGCGGTAGGGTTCTTTTTTTTTCTTAGATCGGCAGGAACATCAGCTTGTACTTGGTCTTGTACAGAGTCTGAAGTGCTTCGTCGATCATGTTCTGGATCGTCGAACAGTTGGGGGTGATTTGGTTTCTCATCGATTCGATGGCACTGGCGATCTCTCTCACTTGGCCGAGAGGGTCGTCGTCTACGGTGAAACCCGGATAGGAATTCAGATCGAGCAGACGCTCCGCGAAGCCCTGATACACTTCGGTGAGATCGTCGATGTGGTCGGTCAGCGCGTTGTACAGCTCGTCGAGTGCCAGATGAGGAGCAAGATTCTTCGCCTTCAGGTGGTACGTGTGGACAAGGGTACGAGATTGCATGAGAAGAATGATGATTTTTTCCATTACAGCTCTCCTTGTAAGTTAGCTATTTCTGTGTTCCCGTATCTGCAACCCAGTCCGGCAGATATAATTCTTGTGATATCAACCTTCTAATTGGAGAACCGAAATGAACGTCCACTACTCTTACAGCCCCCGTCGCGAGGCTGAAACCGAACGTTTCAACACCCGCATGACGATCGGTGTTTCCATTGTCACCTTCTCGGCATTTACATACTCTTTCTGCCAGTGGTGGTTCCAGTGGTAAGGATGCAGGAGAAAAGATTCGAGTTCGCTCGAATCTTTTTTTCTTGATATATCATTAGCGTGGCGGAAGGATAACGCCGAGAGATGCGGTGTCATATGGTAAGGAGGACAACCATGCGACGCAATACCGAATACAAGTTAGTTCAAGAGAGTTATCACGGCGATGCTTGGCGGGTAGTCATCAGTAGCATCCTGTTGAACAGGACCACTGGTGAGCAGGTAAAGAGCGTAGTAGATGAGTTCTTCCGACATTGGCCTACTCCCAAATGTGTGAAGGAAGAAGACCTGCCGAAGATGGTGGAGACGATCAGGTCGCTAGGATTGATGAACCGGCGATCGAAAATGATAATCCGCCTAGCTGCGGAGTGGGTAGCCAATCCGCCGTCAAGCATAGACGAACTGAGCAAGATGCATGGAATCGGCTGGTATGCCCTAGAGTCGTACCGGATTTTCGTAGAGGGAAAGATGGACTTTGAACCGACGGACGGAGTCCTAAAGTCCTATGTTGAAAGGAAGAGAAATGAGCAACGAGAAAGATGATGTCCTGCTGGTCAGGAAAGAACTCGAAGAGAGCCTGTCTCGGCATGACTGGTACTACAACTACAGCGATGACGGCGGCACATGGCGTCGAGGTCAAGCTCACGCAGACAAGATCAGCGGTTTGATGAAGAAGTACACTGCGCTGGTCGGACAAGAGGAAGCCGATGAGCTGTACAACAAGTACGCTCCGAACGACTACAAGATTGTGAGGAAGAAGCAATGAGAATCATCTCCAAATTCAGAGACTACTACGACCACATTTCGAACGTCTACGGGATCGACCCGAAGGTGGTCTACGAACGACCGGCGCTCATCAAGCTGGAGGAACCGGACTATCGCGACATCCAAATTGAGATGAACGGAAACTTCCCCCTCTCGACCCACAGCGACTTCCATTCGAGGACTCGGACCGAGCTGCTGTCGATCTGCGGGAAGCCTCATCTCATGAAGATCAAGCAGGCCGAGTTCGGCTCCGGTCTTCCAGACGAAGTGAGAGTACTCACTACTGACGAGTCGATCAGATTCGTAAGATCCAAGTACTTTCTGAGAGAGCTCGACATGCGCTTCTTCGACGGAGGGACGCATCCAATGCTGGTTGAACTCAGCCGTATCTTGAAGCAGCCCATCTTTCGGGTGAGTAGCATCCAAGTCAATTACGGGAACCGGAAGACTCAATTCCGAATCTCTAACAAGATGCCTGTCTTGTCGGAGCTCGGGGTCTCTAAGATCATCGATCAGAACTCTCTGTACCAAGAGATTTCTTACTTCATGGGCAACGTGATCTATCCGTCTCCGGACATGGACCCGCCTGTGAAGATCTCGGATACAGACCGGCTGGTGCAGCACGGCTTCGACAAGCGGGTTTCCTTCCGTCATCGGAAGTAAGGAGGAGGGGCCTCTGCGCCCCTCTAACTTTTCCTTAGTGTGTACTTTTTTCTTGGGGAAAACATGAAATTCATTCTTCTTGAAGGTAAACGAAAGACCGTCAAGGTTAGCGACAAGATGCAGAAGGGTTACTCTTATGAGCTGACTGTCAAGGAAGGCGACCTCTCTGACTTGAAGGAGAAATATGGCTTCGACCCTGAGCTGACTCCAAAAGAGATGCTGGCTCTCGGTGTCTTCGAAGGTAAGTACCTCAACGATTGCCACGGAGAGTTCCCCTCTTCTTGGTTCAGTGGTGCCAAGGTGGTGAAGGATGGCGGAGATGCTGATCCTGAGCTGAACTACTTCAAGGTGAAATCCAGAAAGCCGCTGTCGCACTGGAGGAAGCAAGGGTGGATCGTGGGCGACGACCCTCGCGGATGGTTCCAGTGGTATTGTCGGGCGTACATGGGACGCCGCGACGAGAAGGTCGATGCAAAACAGTGCGCCCGCTGGAAGTCTTTTGTGAGGCACAAGGCGCAGCTCACCAAGAACTGCAAGAAAGGGGATGCCACTTGCCGTCCCGTACAGCGTCAGGCCCTGCTACAGTGGGCTTACGACAGCCGAAAATACTAACATATCTATACTGAGGCACAATTCAGGTGGAGGTAGTAGCACTAGCAACCGATATGCTAGGTGGACCCCGAACTGGTAAGGACAAGATTAGCGTCCGGAAGTGTGATAACCTCGAAACGATGAAAGACCCCTACTGCTATGTGGCAGTAGGGGTTATCATTAATTTTTCTTGCATTTCGGCGTCCTTCTTCCCTTCTCGAAAGGAAGATTGAACTTGAATGTGTTGCCGTCGGAAACTTGTCTTTTGTTTCCTCCGATTTGGATTCTGGTACCGGCGACTGCTTGGCAGAGATCGTCCTCTGCTTGGTTTCTTCTGACCACTAGCGCGGTCAGCATCATCGCCTTGAGCATGTTGTTTCTGTTCATCGTGGACTCCTTTCTATCACTGAGTTGTGGCAGTCAGGAGTACTAAAAATGAAAAATGTGATGTGGGTAATGGTCATTTCGACCATTACCCACACCTCGTTACTTCTTGTCGCCGAAGAGCTCTTCGATACACTGCTTCTTCAGCTCAAGGATCACCTTGTTGGAGAACCCCATGAGCGGAAGGTCAGGAGTGTTACGAGAGATCAAAGACATCGGAGAGACGACCGCCTCGATAGGCTCTTCCTCTCGGTACTCCGTCAGAGGAGCCAAGTCGTCAGGAATGACTTCCGAGACGATCCCTTTACAGGCTGAGAAGAATGCCAGCTTGTTGCCAACGTCCATCTTCTCCTCGTGTGCGATGTAGAACACGATCAGGACGCCAGACATCTCGTTGCCGAGGATCTTGTCAGAGTCGATGCGCTCGATGGACGGCATCTCGATCAGGTCGTCCTCCTTGTTACCCTTCAGAGCGTCGGAGCGGGACTTCACCTTGGAGATGTACCCCTTGACGTACTCCTTCAGAGTCGGGTGGATCGCGTCGGACTCCAAGTCGCAGTTGTAGTAGACTTTGACGTTGGTGATCGTACCGGAGTACTTCGACTTGATGATGTTTCTTCCGAGGTGCTCCAAGTCCTCGTCTCCCTCGGCAGCTTTAGCCGCCTTCTCGATCGCGCTCAGGGCATCCTTCTCGCTGTCGCCGATCTCCTCGAAGATGATGAGGGGGTCGTTGACGTTGAGCTTCTGGCCTTCGCTGGCGATCTTGATGATCTTGGAGTTCTCTTTCAGCGCCACCTGCTTCTCGGTGATGATGTCGGAAGCCATCTCCTTTGCCACTTTTTCGATGACAGGGGCGGAGTCTTCGTAAGTGGTTGGGAGGCACATCATCGCCACTTTCGTGAGCCTTCCGGGGGCAAATCCGTGGGATCCGTCCATGTCCTGCCGGAAGAAGCTGCGGTTAGTAGCTAGGGTCTGACCCTTTTTGAACTTGGAGCCGACCTTCAGGCCATCGATGAGTTCGAGCTTGTTCTTGATCCAGAAGCCGGAAGAAGAGTTCTTGGCGGGCTTGTCGCTGACGTCGATCGCGGTAGTCTGCCCGGTCTTGTACTTCACGAAGACGAGCTTGTTCCGCTGGTCGATCTTGACGATCTCGCCGTCCTCCGCCGCCTTCCAGGCAAAATCTTGCCCGATGAGCTGGGAGATGGTCTTGTCGAGACCGGTACCGATCAGGTAGTTGTGCTGCACCTTCGTCGAGACGATGTGCTTGCCCTGAGTGGTAGCCATGCCGGTACGCATCGGGTCGGAGTGGTTCGCGGAGAACAGGTTCAGCAGCTCGCCGGAGGCGAACAGGTTGTCCATGTTCATCGAGTCCACGTCCGGATGGTCGAGGTACCCACGGTTGTTTCGGATCTTCGGGTTCAGCACCAGAGAGCGGTTGACGCCGATCTCCCCGGAGACCGGGGAGAAGATGCCGAACAGGCCGATCATCGACGGATCGTAAGAACGAATCTCGGCGGTGTAGGCGTCGGAGCTGTTGAGGCCGGACGGACCTTTGAATGTCGTCTTGGACTTCAGCTCCATTTCGAGGAACGGAGACAGAACCGAATAGTCCTCCACGTTCGGGAGAGCCTGCACCTTCTTGACCACGGCGTCCTTCGGCGCAGAGATCGGAGTCACCACGCCGGTCTTCACGGTGCGCTTGTACTCGTTGAAGGACTTCATGAGTACGTCGTAGATCGCCACGGACAGCACCTCAGAGTCTCTGACCCGGAAGTTCGTCATGTCGTTCTTGCGCTTGTGGGAGTACCCCGCCAGCATGTCGTTCGCCTTGTAAAGCAGAGGGACGAACTCCGTTGGCAGTTTCAGATCGATGAGGATCTCCTTCGTGATCGGGTCGATCATCGAGGTCTCGAAGTTGATGTATGCCTTGGCGATGTTGCGGGATCCGATTGCCTCTCCGAAGTACTCGATGAACACAGACCCACGACGCTCAGCGTCCCGGTAGGAGAACTCCTTGGTATTCAGGAAGTACAGACCGTTGGCAAAGAGCTCCTTAGCAGTATCCCCTTCCAGATTCAGGTACACATTCATGTCCTTGAACTGGATGAGAGTCTCGTTCTCTGCAGCACGGCGCTTCTCAGCGGAGACGGTGTACTTGATGCCGTACCCGTCGAGAGCTGGAAGCAGACCTTGGTAGAAGCTGACGAGGATGCCCAGAGGGACGCTGGTCCCGGCGAGCTTGATGTCGGTGTAGCTGTACGCCTTGCCTGCATTGGTGGCCTCGAAAGCCTTCAGGACGTCGGTGTTCTTGTAGTTCCTGATCGTCTCGACGAGCAGGTCCTGCAGGTTCTGATAGGTCTTCATGACCGTCTTGCCGCTGACCTGCTCCACCTTTCTGGTGGACGCATCCTCGAAGTAGACCGCATCAATCTTGCCGTTCATCATCCGCAGTGCAACCGGCAGCTTCCCTTCCGGGATCGACATCCCGGCATCCTCCATCACCGAACGGATCCGCTTCTGGCTGAAGTGGAAGTCCAGAGAAGCCTTCGCTCCCAGATCGAAGCTGAGCGTGAAGAGACGCTTCGAGAGGTAGTTGTAGGGGATACTGACGCCGTACTTGATGTTGGACGCGAAGGAATTGCCGTACATGGGCTTCACCCCGGTGTACGACTTACCGATGAGAGTCTTAAAGATCCTGTCGATCATCGGGTTAGTCTTGTCGCCCTTGCGGTACAAGAAGGTCTTCGAGTACGACGTGGTGATCTGGACTCGGTCGGGAGCTTCCTTGATGAGCGGCAAAAGCGTCGTCTGCTTGGCGATGAACTTTTTATTGCCGTTGATGTACAGGAAGCCGTCGGAGGACAGTTTGGGAACGTCAACAGTGAAGTTGTGCTTCTTACCCTGCTTGTCCATGAAGACGACGGAAAGCTCGTCCTTCAGGTTCAGCGGGTCCGAAGAGTCCTTCATCTCGTGCGAGATCACGACGGCAGGGAATTCTGAGTCGTTATTGAGGGACTGGAGGAGGGAGGCAACATCCTTCCTGAAGAGGTTCTTGTGGTAGGAGTTGGTCAGGGCCACCGTCTTGGCGGTCTTGATGCTCGGGTTGAGTACCGCGTCGTCCTTTGCCGATTCCACATGGAGAACGAAGTCTTCTTCCCTCTTCTGGACGTCGCCGAAGGCTTTGTCCTGCTGCGGCTTGAACTTTGCCACAAACTCGGCGTTCTCCTTTTCGAGCCGGTCGAACTCGGCAGAGGTGTCGGTCGCCATGATCTCGCTGAGATCGAGGTCTTCGACTCGGGATACGCCGTCCACGTCAGTGTGGTCTGCTTCTTCCTTGGTCTGTTCGGAAGCCTTGGCAGCTTCCTGATTGGTGACCTCTCCGGTCTTGTCGATCGGGGTCTCTTCGGTGGATCCGATCACTTCGGCGTCGTCTGATACCACAGTGTCGCCGACTTGGACGTCCTTGTCGGTGATGACCTTCTTGGGATCGAACGACTTGCTGAGAGCAGCCATCTTCGCAGACAGGTTCACCGACTGGATGGCTTTCTTGCGGTCGGTCAGATTCAGTTTGACGAAGAGGTTGTGGTCGGGATCGACCAAGATCACGTCCACTCCGGAGAAGATACCGGAGCACCCCTCGAAGTCCTTCTTCAGGCCGTATACGATGGTGAACAGCACCGGGTCGATTCTCGGGCTGTTACCTTGGATGTCCACGACCAGCGTCTTCTTGCCTTCCGGGATGTCCCTCGCGGTGTCTGCCAGGATCTTCTTCAGTACGAGCTTGAGGTAAGCGTACTTCTGCTGAGGGGTCTTCTTGTGGACCGAGATGTACGAGTCCAGCTTGGAGAAGTACCCGCCGACGTTGACGACCAGCGGATGGTTGTCACTCTTCTGCTCCTGAGAGAGATCGGAGAGCTTCATGACCTTGGTGGCCTGATGGCCGAGGTTGATCTCTGCGATGTCCTTGAAGAAGTCGTTGCGTTCCTTGGTGGAGCTGATCGAAGCGAGAGTCGCCGGGTTCAGCAGCATCTCTGGGAAGTACAGGTACATCTTCCCTTGAGGCACGAATTTCATGGAGTCCGTCAAGGACTTCAGTCTTTGTGGATCCTCTGGATCCGTCGAAGTAAGGATGTACTTCCCTTCCTTTTCCACATTGATCTGGAGAGAAGACGAGAAGTAGATCTTGTTCGGGATGATCTTTTCCATTGAAACCATCATGGTGGTTATCCCCTAGAAAAATGAAAGTGTTTCATGATTAATGAGTAGTTACAAAGCAAATCCACTATTACTCATATATCATATCAGTGCTCCTAGAGGATGATCTGGGTTACGGTATCATTATTTATTTAAAGATGATCTCGTACTCTATCACCCCCTAAAGTCCCCCTCGGGATGTGCTAAAGAGATATTCCCGAATACAACTGCGACTGAGAGGAAAACTGAAAGGAACGTATCGATGGTACGATTTAGCCACTACGGCAAATGAAGCAAAAGGAAGAAGCATGGAAGAAGTGATTGACCTCATCGATCTGGACGGGCACCGCACGACGGTTCTGCGCCAGCAAGAAAACTACAGCTCCTTCCGGAGTGAGATCGAGAGCGTGATGGCATACCTGCTGCCGATCAAGGGACGCATCCTCGACTACCTGCCAATCACCCTGAAGCGCGATCCTCGAATCTGGTTCGCCACCGGCAACTACGGGAAGGTGCTCGAATTCAAGGGATTCATCGAGAACAGCGGTCATCTGAAGGAGCTGCTGGACGGGCTGCTGGAGTTCGACGTGCCGAAGGTTCCGCTACCGGAAGTGGACGAGACGGGGAGCACCCTCTACGCGAACTCCGTCCTGAAGAGCACCCAGACCGCAGCACACTTGTCGTCCTACGTCATGGCAGAGGACTCCGGTATCTGTGTTCCGCTGCTTGGAGACGAGCCGGGTGTCTACTCCGCTCGGTACTTCGACCGAAACATCGGTCGTTACAACCCCGAGAGCTTCGTGGATGCCGGTATCATCTACCACGAGATCCTTTCGGAAGAAGGGAAGCCCGAGTCGGTGAAAACCAAGGACGCGAAGGACTTCCTGAACAAGGTCATGCTGCTGACTCGCGTCATGAGCGTGGTCGGGAAGCACGGTGAGGTTCCGGCGTACTTCCAGACTGTGGCGACCATCGCCGAGCCGTCCGGCAAGATCGCGGCGTCAGGCATCGGAACCCTCTTTGGAGAGGTCGTTGTTCCGAATGGCTTTTCCCTCAACGACCGCGAAAGTCTCCGTGCGCTGCATCGAGATTTCGGCTATAATTCGATCTTCTTCGTCAACGGCAAGTCTAAAGACGAGGAGCAGTTCTGCTCCCTAAGCGACGTGTCGATCTCGGAGAGACTCAAGTGGAATCACCGTTCCATCGCTATGACGCGGGCCATCATTGACCTGCTCATCAAGCTGGCATAGAGAACCAAAAACGTCTTAGAACGTATTTGAAAGAAAGCGCTGGAACCCGATTCTGGATGTAACTAATTGAGAAAGGTGCATTCATGTGGTTTCAGCGTATCCAACATCTGGCTAGACTACCCTGCGGTAAACGTCAAACCTGAAATCGCGTAGATATAATCTACGTGGTTCCAGGCTGATACTAACTCAAAAGGGTCAGCCTGACAAGAGCCTCCAATCGATTGGAAATTTACCTGTGTACCAAGTCACTAGAAAGGACTGAAAAATGGCATCGATCAAAGACCTGCTGGCCAAGAAGAAGAACGGCGCTTCCCCCGCTACCGCCTCCAAGAAGGTGAGCAAGCCCGCCGACGACGAAGAGGAAGACTCCCAAGTCGAGGGCGGTGAAGGCGAAGGCGAGGAAGAAGAAGCTCCGGCCAAGCCGGTGAAGAAAGTCCTGGCCAAGAAGGCCGCTCCGAAGGCCGTTGAGCCGGAAGAAGAAGAGGAAGAAGGCGACGAGGACGGCGAAGAGGAAGAAGCCGAAGAAGAAGCTCCGGCTCCGAAGAAGGTCGTGAAGCCCGCCGCCAAGGCCCCTGCCAAGAAGGCCGCTCCGAAGGCCCCTGAGCCGGAAGAAGAAGAGGAAGAAGAATCCTCGGAAGAAGACGGCGAAGAGGAAGAAGCCGAAGAAGAAGCTCCGGCTCCGAAGAAGGCCCCTGCCAAGGCTCCCGTGAAGGCTGCCGCCAAGGCCCCGGTCAAGGCCGCTGCTCCCGCCAAGAAGGCTGCGAAGCCCGCCGCTGACGACGAAGGCGACGACGAAGTCCCGACCGGCAAGCAGACCAAGACCGGCAAGAACTCCGCTTGGGGCGCCAAGAAGGAGAAAGAGCGCAAGGAATTGAAGCCGGGTTCCTGGATGCCGCAGGACGAACTGTTCAGCCGCTTCCACGACAAGCTGGTCGAGCTGGGCATCGCTCCTCCGACCAAGAGCGTCACCATCCAAGTCGTCAAGGCTTTCGAGACCTTCCTCGAAGAGACTCTGGCCGAGTACGATGTGAAGTTCGTGGCGAAGTTCAAGCGCCGCGAAATGGAAGCTCGCGTGTACGCCCCGAACACCGAGCTGGCGCAAGTCGCTACTCCGTACCACACCCTCGTCAGCCCGCACACCAAGGTCAGCCTGAACCTGTACTACGGCAAGACCATGACCAAGGGCACGACTACCGATGACGGCGAGTTCGTCGAAGGTCAGTTCGACGCCAAGGGCAACTTCGTCAACGGCAAGTGGGGCACCGACGACGAAGGCAATGAGACCTTCACTCCGGCCAAGAAGAAGAAGTAACATCTTCTGATGCGTTCATCCGCTACACCTCACGAGGGTGTAGCGGATGTTTCCATCATTTTTATTGAGGAATGAAGGTAGTGCGTACAGGAGGTGCAAAATCCGGGCGGGACTAGATCCAGTTCAGAGCTGGTGACGCCTCCGCTGCAGGACTCTCCGGCGCTTCCTAACCTCCCAAAGAGAGGCTAGGAATGATCATAGGCGAAGTAATCACAGGCGTTACCAACGCGCTCTTCGGCGACGCGGCGGACAAGAGACTAAACCTGAGTCTCAAGCATCACAGTTTCAAGTTCAATTTGTCGTTCGAGAAGGGGAAAAATGGTGGCAAAAAACGAAAAGGAAAAAGTTCTAAATCTGAACTTCGTCGAGCAGAAAGATCTGGAAGCGACGATTAACTTCACGGACGAGTGTATCGCTCTCCTGAAGGCCGACTTCTCGATTCGTCGTCGGGAAACGAAGTTCAAGTTCATGGGCAAGGTACTGAGCCAGCGGTTCGGTGCCTTGGTCCTCGCCCTCGTCGCGATCAAGGCCCGCTACGTGCTGGAACGGGATCTCGACGAGGGCGATCTTCTTCTGTGTTCCGCAGAAGACAATGCGGCGAAGATGGTGTCCTCGTACTTCACGGACACCATCCGCATGGCGACCGACGAGGACGCTGACCTCACTGGTCTCAAGGCGATCATCGCCCGCTGCCTCGAAGAGCTGGCAGACATGGCATTCGAGGTCAACCAGTCCGCTGGCAACAGCATCAACATCTACGACATGCTGCAGATGATGCAGCGAAATCCGGAAGTAGCAGCTCTGCTGAAGACCAAGGTGCGGGAGGAGACCGGCTCCAAGGTCGACTACTTCGAAGGCAACGAGAAGGTCAAGAACGCAAACCGCCAGCTGCTCGAAGCTATCATCAAGGATGACGAGTACAACTGTTACAAGAACCTCCTGTCGGCTGTGTCAATCGGACAGTTCCAGCAGGTGTTCTGCAACGTCGGCTACAAGCCCGAGGTGACCTCATCTGCGATCTTCCCGCACTGCGTGGACACGAACCTCTTCTACGGGTTCCGCAACGAGATGGACTACTTCGTCTCGGCGATGGGTGCCCGCAAGGCGCTGATCACCAACTCGCTGCAAGTGCGCCGCGCTGGTTACATGTCGCGGAAGCTCCTGCTCCTGGTGCTGAATCAGAAGCTGTCTGAGACCAAGGACTGCGGGTCCGACAACTACCTCGAAATGGTCATCGAGTCCAAGTCGGCGCTCAAGCGGCTCAACGGTCGCTACCGCTCTGTCAAGGGCAAGCTGGTCAAGATCGACGGTCGGGACCAGAGTATGGTCGGCAAGAAGATCCGGCTCCGCACTCCGATCACCTGCTGCGCCGAAGACGGCATATGCCACACCTGCTACGGCGATCTGGTGAAGGTGAACCCGTTCCATATCGGCATCAGCAGCGTGCTCAGCCTCACCGAGCAGCTGACCCAGATGCTGCTGTCCTCGAAGCACCTGCTCCAGATCAACCCGGAGAAGGTGAAGCTCCCTCAGAAGATGTACGAGTACTTCGAGATCGACGGCTCCAACCTGATCGGCAAGAAGCACTTCAAGGTGAACGTAACCGAGATCATCGTCAACGATGAGGAGGAGACGGTCATCAAGCGCATGGTGGTGCTCGACGGAGACCGTCAGGTCGAGTTCGAGTTCGCCGACGGAGAAGAGCTGGTGGTGCTTGAGAACCCCGACATGGTTTCCAAGTACAAGGCAGACAACATCATCGAAGTTTCGAACGACGGTCAGGAGAACCTCTTCCGGATCAACGTCGAGAACAGCGAGCTCTCCACCCCCCTGAAGAACATCATCCACCTTCTGGAGAGCGAGGCCCGTCTCAACATCGAAGAAGTGATTGAAGAGGAGCCCAAGAAGAAGGTGAAGATTTCCGACCCCGGCAATTATCACCTCATCCTTCCTGAGTTCCTCGGCCTTCTCGAACGTTCGAACATCCGCGCCAGCAGCCTCACCATCGAGCTGATCCTCCGCGAGTTGCTCAGGGATGTGGACGACATTCAACACCGCCCGAAGAACTTTGACAACCCCGAGAAGTTGAAGTTCCTCAAACTCACCAACGCGCTCGTCAATCATCCATCGGCGGCGATCACCCTCGCCTTCGAGCGTCTGAACTACGTTGTGGAGAACAACATGTTCAGCAAGGATGAAGAAAGCATCATCGACGGCCTGTACTGACGGCCAAGAGAAGAGGAGCCACAGTGGAAAACGACTACCACGTAATTGAAGAAAACGAAGATCTGCAGGAAGCCCCTCCGATCGTCCGGTACAGAAAGCCTTCGAGCGCACTGCGCGTGTGGCTGAACGTTGCGATGCAGATCGCGTCCCGCTCTCCGGCTCCTGACAAGCAAGTCGGAGCCGTGGCAGTGGACCGGAACGGTAACGTTCTCGGGTATGGCTTCAACCACAACGTGGACTCCAGAGACCCCTACACGGTTGACCTCAACGGGAAGACCAAAGACTCCACGCTCCACGCAGAAGACGAAGTGCTTCAGAGAGCCGCAGAGATCGGAAGGTCGCTGGAGGGAGCCACCCTCTACATCACCCATTCGCCCTGCACCCGATGCGCCGCAAGGCTCATCAGGGCGAAGGTGAAGCGCATCTACTACATCGAAGAGTTTAAGAACGGTATGTCCCACGACATGCTTCTCGACCACGGGATCGACCTGATCCAGGTAGTCGGAGTCTCCGAAGAAGCTGATCAGAAAATCATCGACCAAGAGGATCTTGAAGACCACTTCGACAGCATGACAGAGTAGTTGCGAAAAACCCATTAAACCCATGCTGCCCGCAAGGCGGCATGGGTTCTTTTTTGCAAAATCGCCATCTCTCGAATAATAATTTAGTGTGAACACATCGAGAGGAGTATCTATCATGGCGATAGTGCTGCACCGTAACAGGATTCTCGTGCGTGGGTTCAAGGAAGACAGCTTCGACGAATTCGTAAAAAAGAACACGGTCTTCGCAAAGAAGATCACGTTCGGGTACGAGGAGCTTTGGACCGCCCTCGCACAGGTAAACTACAATGGAGAGTCGTACTACGCGATTCCCCGCAACTTCCCTCCCAAGTACCTGATGAAGTACCTTGAGGAAGACGAGAAAGAAATCATCAAGGAACCAGAGTACTTTATCCCTAGGGGTAAGTGCAACATCGCGCTCAAGCCGGGAGTCTCCGCCAGATCCGAGTTGCAGCTGACCCTCTCGGATTTCCTTCACGGAAAGAACGACTTCTCCGACATCAAGGACAAACCCAGAAGAGCGATGTTTGTTGACACTGGCGAAGGAAAAACTTTCGTCACCATCTCGTACATCTGCGCTTCGAAGCAGATGGCAGGCATCATCTGTCCCGACGACAGAGCCATCACTACTTGGCTGGAGGAGTTCGACAAGTTCTCAGACATCGACATCGCCAGCGAGGTTGCCATCGTCAAGGGGTCGGCTTCGATCAAGAAGATCATCGAGAACAAGAGCCAGTACAAGCTCATGATCTGCTCTGCTCCGACCCTGAGCAGCATCTTCAAGAACGGGGATGCGGAGCTGGTGACCAAGCTCTTCGAGGAGCTCAAGATCTCGGTCAAGATCATCGACGAGATGCATCTGAAGCTCCAAACGATCTTCAACCTTGAGATGCACGTCGTGTCCTACAAGACGCTGTATCTGACGGCGACAGACTCCCGCCGCATCTATGGCGAGCAGATCATCCTCCAGAACATGACGCCCGGAGACGAGTGCGTTTACCGCCAAGACAAGGTGGAGAAGTTCGACTTCGTGGAGGTCCAGTACTACTCGAACGCCGCCAAAGAACACCAAAAAGGCATCAACAAGCCGAACGGTTTCGATGCTCTGGTGTACCTGAAGATGCTCACCCACCCCGACCTACCATACTTCGATTTCTTCTGCAAGGAAGTGCTGCGTCGCACCGTGAACTACGCGCTGAAACACCGCACTGCCGAGACGAACAAGATCGCGGTCATCGTGAAGACGAACGAGGCTGGCAGGGCGATCGGCGAGTACCTCATCCAGCAGTACCCTGACCTGACAGTCGGCTTCTTCAACAGCGACATCAAGGACATGGACGAGCGGATGAAAGAAACCGACAAGAATCTCATCATAACGACGGACAAGTCCTTCTCGGGAATCATAAATATATCATGTCTTGAGATGATCATCAACGTTACTCCTATCACCTCCGAAGCGCACCTCCTGCAGATCGCAGGTCGTCTGCGCAAGGAAGGTGACAAGAAGCGCATGTTCATCCAGCTAGCGGACTTCACCTTCAAGAAGTGCCGCAACATGATGTACCGGGAGCGCAAGGTGATGGACCCGGTATCCGTTTCGTACACCAAATTCGTGGTAGGCAAGCCGACCAGAAAGGTAGATGAAGATGACGAATAGCGACGGTAAGCCCCGGCTTCCTCGTGAGATGTACGCCTTCCAGACAGAGGAAGGCGAGCAGATCTTCCCGCTTTCGTATGATCCGGTCGGCAACACGCTGACCGGCTTCATCGATCGCTACAACGTGTCCGGAGACGACCCGGCTCCCAATCTGACTTGGGATCTGGCTACGGGCAAATGCAATAATGGGAAGGACTACGATGGCATCAAACAAGACATGGCACTCCAAAACAGTACCACTATTCCGGTACTCCAACCTGCGGCTCAAGTTTGTAGTCAAGTCTGACTCGTCCGACTTCGGGCCGTCATACTCGTTCGCTTCCGACAACGGGAACGTGTACGACACATACAACTACAGCTCTTACTTGATCTTCGGATACGAGTCTTACGACCCGGAAAAGAAGAGACAAGTCAAGGGCAGCGAAATAGCTTTCTCTTGCACGACCATCGTCGACCTATGCGAAGCATTCAAGAACTTCATGATCGTGATGCGAGACAACGAAGTCTTCGGCGAAGTCGAAGACAGCGATCACGGATACGAGTGCTTCGTGAACGAAGAGTTCAAGTCGATCAAAGAGAAGGTGTCCAATGAAGAAGGCAAGGCGATCATGATCTCCTTTGCCGTCAGCGAGGACCCAAAGACCGGAGAGGTCCAACAGGGCGTCAACATCTTCATCGGGTCTAAAGAGGAACTCGTCTTCTTGCCGCTGAGAATCATCAGAGCCGTCGAATACAAGCTTCGGAAGCTGGACTTCGACAGCCTGATGATGCTCACCGCAGCACTGCCCGGACGCAGGAGGAAGGGTTCATCGTCATCCAGAAAGGTAACTGAGGAAGAGTAATGAAATTTTGGAACTGGTTGAAGGGGAGGTCTCGAACGAGGTCTCTCCTTTGGTCGATCTATTTGGACTCGACCACCCGCTTCGGCGGCATGAATCCGAGGGGGTCAATCAACTTCCTCGAATTTATCAATAACTGCTTCCCGTACGTGGAAGCTCTGAGAAAGTCGCTCCACGGGGTAGACGCGTCCAGAGCGTTCTCCAAGGAGGAAGCAACCGTCATCAGAGAGGTGCTCGACCTCATCATCGAGATCAACCTCTTCGTCGACAAGTGGGCCGGAGCTTACACTGGATGGCTTAGCTCCTTCAAGAGCAAGAGTCAGCAGGCAAAGAGCATCGTCCACAACTCCAACGAGTTCATCTACGAGGAGTTCCAGTCGTTCTACCGACACGGAGTCGATCTGTACGACGACATATCTGTGCTGCTGGTGAGGATTGGGAAGCTTTCTGACCGCTGCGAAGAAATACTGAACATCAAGGAAAAATCATGAGCAACGAAGTTCCGGAGATGCCCTTCAACGAGGGCCTGATGCAGACCGAGAAGAAAAACGGTCTGAACGAACAAGCGGACGGCCTCTTGCAGGAGAATGAAGAGAAGAAGAGTGAAGACCAACGCTTCATTCTGAACGGCTGAAGGCTTACCCATAGGCGTCATCGTGCGCCTATGGGGAGCTTCTTTTTCTTCGTTCGTTCAACAAGAAAATAGCTATCATCAGGAGATCCTGCATGGGAAGAATTCTACCCAACACGAGGGTCACGAACGCCAACGTCCGGCACTACATCGAGCAAGCGACGAAGGACTACTCGACCTTCCTGAACTCCGCTCCGACGTTCTGCACGTACTTCTCGAAGAACCATCTCAAGAGCACGTACGACAGAGGGCTGGAGAACATCAACGAAGTGATCGGAGCCGACTCTCCAGTCGAGTTCGACCAGATCGACAACCTGCCGATTTACAAGGTGGAGAACGCCTCGTTCGGCACCGAGATCACCGACTTCGGCGTCGTGGGCAACGTGTCGTCCTCCGCGATCATCCTTCCGGACACAATCGTCCCTAGCTCCGACGACGTATTCGAGATCGAATACCAGAACGAGCGGAAGGTCTTCATCGTCACAGACGTCGAACAAGACAATTACAACAACTCGAAGTACTTCAAGATCACCTTCAAACTCTCGTCCTTCAACATCGAGGACGTCGAGGAACAGGTGGCCGAAGAATACACGGTGGACTACAACTTGATCGGCAAGACCTCGAACCCGATCATCAAGCGCACCGACTTCGATCTCTACCTTGCGATGGAGGGTGTGTACGACTCGCTCTTGGAGCGTTACGACGACACCTACTACTCGAAGGAGACCAGCTGCTACGTTGACAGTGAGTCGGATCCGCTCGGTCGTCCGATCATCGACGTCATGCTGAACTACTTCGTGCTCCATAACAAGCTGGAGGAAAGCTTCAAGATCTACAGACGGTTCAAGTACCTCGACCTTGACATCTTGAAGAAGGTGAAGCCCTCTCGCTACAAGAAGTCTCTGTACTCCTTTGCCGAGAAGGCCCCTTCCAGTGGAGTCGATATCGACTCTACAAACACCGAGACGCGGTATGTAGTTGTCGGGTGCGGTGCATCCAGGTACTCTCAAGATTGGTTCTCGAAGACGAACCATTATTTAGCCACGCCTCTGGAGAGCGGCGCGGTCGAGAGACCCGAGGACATCGTCATCTCTCCATTCTCTCCGGAGCTCATATCGAAAATCAAAGCAAACGACACAACGGACCTCGGAAAGCTTCAGACGTTTGTCGTGCGCTACCTCAACGCCTACTACAACAAGGAGAACTTCTCCGAGTTGCTCCAAGATCTCGACGACACTGAGGAGTCAGTCGATGATTACCGGGTCGTACCGCTGGTTCTCTATGCGATCAAACACTATCGCAAGGAGATCATTGGCAGACCCAACGTAAACTGAATTTCGCCAAACAGAAATTTAGAATTTCTCTATTGGCTCCCGCCTTAAGTTCACAAGGAAATCAAACATGAGCACACTTTTGAAAGAGAAGATCGATGTCCTCAGCGAAGCTGAACTCGCCGAACTGTCCCTGAGAGAGACCCTCTCCGTGGAAGAAGCGATCTGCGACGTTTCCGACATGGCCTTCCTCGTCGAAACCGCTGACCTGCCGGTTAACCCGAACTCCGTCAAGGAACTCGGCGGCGTCGGTGACTTCGACAAGTACCAATTCTTCAACCAAGACCAGATCGCTGGCATCACCAACGACGACCTCGCCGATCTGTATGATCCGGACAACCACGGTGGCCATGCTTCCGAAGGTGACAAGGACCTGAACGAAGCGATGATTCCCGGTGGCCCCGGTCAGCTGAACCACGATTTTGTGGTTCGTAATAGCGCCGATTCCATCAACTCCGATCTCTCCGTGCAGTTCAATGACATGCCGACGAGCTTCGATGAGATTCTGACTGGCGGCAACACTCTTCGCCGCAGCGTTTCCACCAAACATGCTGAAGCTGCTGGCGTTCCGATCGAACTGGATGACCTGATTGCTGGCAAGATCACTGCATCCAACGTTGCTGACGAAGTCAACGATAAAGAAGGCAGTGCTGAAGAGAACAGCATCGAGACAACCGTCGATCACCCCGTCGGTACCCATCAGAACGACACCCTGAAGACCGCCGACAACCTCGGCGAGACCCTGAATGGTCCCGCTTATCTGAGCTACCTGCTCGGCGAATCTGCGGACAACGCGATCACCGACAACAACGACCTGCCCACCGATGATGACGGCGTCGAAGATGACGATGACATCGACGACGAAGGTTGTGACGATGACGAAGGCGGCGACCTGCCCGACAACTTCGATGAGGACGACTTCCTGTCCAGCATCGACGAGTTGGCAAGCGACGACTCCACCGGCGACGACAGCGAAGACTGATCAACGGTTTGATTCACGGAACGATCTTACTGTCATCGCACAGTAAGATCGTTTCTAACCCAAAGGAAAACAAATGGATCTTTCGAAAATCACATTCCTGAAGGTGGACATCCTTGACAACAAATTCGTTGGGTATTTCCGCCGTACTGGACCTCTGCACAACGTCACCATTCCCAAGAGTGAGTACCGCTTCCTGACCGAGAACGGTTTCGAGGTCATCGTGAAGCAGGTAGTTTACGCCGATGGTGGCATCGAGAACATCGATCACACCGAGGCAGTAAAGGCTCCTGAAGTGTTCGAAGAAAAGGTCGAAGAGACCGTTGTTGAAGAAGCAGCGTCTCAGACCGAAGTGGTAGAGCAGCCGGAGCAGCAAGAATCGACCGAGGAAGAGCAACCTTCCGAGGAAGAAAAATCCGAAGAGGATGCTCCTTCCGAAGAGGAATCCTCTGAAGAGGAATCTGCTCCCGAAGAGCAGGCTGAAGAGGAAGTCAAGCTCCCCGAAAGTCTGCTGGACACCATCGAGACCTCTGACGACTCCATCAGCCTCCACCTTCTAACTGCAGATCAGTATGCCGTCTACACCAAGGCAGAACTGCTGAAGTTCCTGAAGGCGCTGACCGCCTCGCTGCCGGACGAGATCGTCAAGCAGATCGAGACGGAACGCAACATCAGCAAGAAGACCCTGCTGGAAATCATCGAGACTCATCTGCTCGCGGACTGAAAAGAATGTTTGTGAACTGCGGAATGGCCATTTTCGGCCATTCCGTCATTTTTCTTGATGAGACCAGATTTGCGCCACGCAATCTCATTGGTCATAACTAGTTTCGGTACTTAGTTCGGACTTTTTCGATGCCGCGCAAGCCTAACATAATAGTAGCCTGTGGTCGCCCAATAGACCGTAAGGGCAACGGGCACCACTTCACAACTCACCCGTTTCATCAATTTCCAAAAAGGATAAAAGCATGTCTGCCATCAAAGACGATCTGATCGCCTCCGTTCAAGCCGAGCTGGCCAAGGCCGGTGTGACCGCCAACAAGAAGGAAACCGAACAGTACGTGGAAGCCACCCTGTCCGGCCTGCTGGCTGTCTGCCAAGAGAAGGAAAGCGTCCGCACCAAGCTGGGCACCTTCCGTTGGGCTCACAACCCGGCTCGCGATCGCATCAACCCCCGTACCGGCGAGACCGTCGCCGTCGAAGCCTACAGCACCCTGAAGTTCAAGGTCGCCAAGGCCGTCCGCGTTCTGGACTCCGAGAAGAAGGCCAAGAAGGCTCCGGCCAAGGCTGCTGCCAAGCCCGCCGCCAAGGCTGAAGCTGCTCCGGTCAAGAAGGTCGCTCCGAAGCTGCCGACCAAGAAGCCCGTCGCCAAGAAGTAATCGCCTCTGGTGACCTTCAGCGTTAGATCCCCATACCCTTCGCGGGTATGGGGGTTTTAATTACTTCTTCTCAGCTTGTTCGACGACGCCTTCATCTTTAGGGCTGGCGTCAATGGAGTTGTCTCCGTCCAGCTTCTCGCCGTTTTTCCCTTGATAGCCGAAGCGAGCTGCAAGGATCTGGCTGATGAGACGGGGAGTCACGATGCCAGTGATGAAGATGGCGGTGTTCATCCAGTCCATGCGCTTATTGATGATGGCGTCGTAGATGAAGACGCCGGTGATGGACGGAAAAAGGAAGAACAGCATGCCCAGCTTAGTCAAAGACCAGTGAGGGCTGTTCACCTCTCTGATGGAATGGTCGAGCTTCGACCCAAGTTCTCTTAGCGTACCCATGATAACCTCTCAAAAAAAAATCACCGTACTATAGTAATGTCCGGTGATTTTTCTTACATCAGAAGCGGCGACGTGCCATTGCATCATACGTAATTGTCCTGGTGATGTCGCGATTCAGCTGGTTGCGGCGCTCTAATTGATCCAAGCGGAGGCGGTCTCTCTGAAGGCTCTCAAGAAGTTCTGCTTCCTGTCTGGCTAGATCGGCCATCTGGCTGCGCACACGGTTCAGTCTCTTAAGAGTCTCTTGAGAAGCCGAGCGCGTCATGATCTCCAGAAGTTCACCTTCTGTTACTTCGAACGAAACGATTTGCGAGTTGTTCATTGTACACCCCATATAGGTTTAATCTCATAAGCATCATATATGAGGGACGCATTTGCAGATTCGTCATAAAGCTAAACAGCGTTTTAGGATATATAATGAATGTGTCCTCTAATGTGAAAGGAAACCCAGATGGAACACTTCTCGATTCTCAAGCCCACCATCCTCGCGATCGTCGGCGTCTCCGGCTCTGGCAAGAGCACCCTCGAAAAGAACCTCATCTCTGACTATCCGGAGCTGTTCTACAAGCTGCAGCAGTTCTCCACCCGCGCCATGCGCCCCGGTGAGCGCCAAGGCGACCCCTACATCTTCATCCAGCGCCAAACCTTCGGGTACCTGCAGGACGACCTGATCGGGGTACTCGGCACCAATCCCGGATCCATCTTCAAGGACCTGTACGGTTCACTCCCCGACTTCGTGGACGGCAAGATTGCCACCATCATCCTCGCCGAAGAGGGTCTGCAGGATCTGCTGGAAAAGAACCAGCGCAACAACCACATTGCCTCTGGTTACAACATCGTGACGATCGGCCTCGACGTCAACTACGAAGAGCTGAGCGTGGAAGACCGCATGGCTCGGATCGGTCGCGACGACGACTTCATCACCAAGGAGCGCCAAGTGCTCCAGATGGCTAACGCGATCTGGCGGAACGGGAACGGTAAGTACGTCAATCCGAGAACGATTGTCGACTACCTTGCCAAGATTTCTGTGATCCGCGATCACTACCACCAAGAGCACACCGAGACGGTGTAACAAGAAGCGGATGCCATTGCGGCATCCGCTGTTCTTTTTTTCTTTTACCGTAACTGCCCGTCAGATTCGGAGATATTATTATCGTGGTATCGGTGCGTTATCGATACCTTTCTTTGCAAAGGAATCCTTGAAATGGCAACAGTACAACAAAAAGACTTGGTCACCAAGATCAAAATCGGGGCACTCAAAGGCACCATGACTTTCCCGGCGGAAAGCAGCAGCGTGATCGTTGAGATCGCGGGGCAACAGTTCGTCTTCGACGGCGAAGAGAAGATGTCTGACGTCCAGAGCTATCTGGAAGTCGAACTGAATCAAACTCGCCACTGAGAAGGAGACCAGAGATGGACGCATCGATGGTAGCCAAGGCGACTTACGAGATCGAACAGCAAGAGATGCTTCAGGAGATGCCGGAGTACTGGGGTATCAAGACTGAAGCGCCGAAGAAGAAGCGCCGTGACTCGATGTCGGGTGTGAAGCGCATGGTCCAGAAGGCCGAAAAAGCCTTCAAGGAATTCTTCGATTCTCAGCTCGACGAACTGGATGACCTTTGCCCACAAGGCGACGGGATGTTCCACGTAGAGGCGTAAACCTCTGCGAGAAAGAGGACACTTAGATAGTGTCCTCTTTTTTTTTCGGAGTAACCATGACGGCCAAAAAGCGGAGTGAGGTTGATCCTTACTTCGGCAAAGTGGTGTACGACGACTACACCATTCATACGACAACGAAGAACATATCGTTTGTCAAGCTCTTTAAGCACCTGAAGGAACAGGGGGTATCGAACAACAAGTTCTTCCTGCGCCTGTACGACAAGAGCCTGATGAATGTCGATCCGCACAACAAGCGCATCACCAGGGACGAGAAAGCAAGGGTCATCACTGAGATCGTCCGCAATCCTTGGTACTTCCTGAGAGAGGTGGCCCGCATCCCGGCTCCGGGTAAGGCCCTTCGGTTTGAGCTCCATCGCGGCAACCTTGCCGTGGTCTGGGCTGTGCTGAACAATTTCAATCCGATCCTTCTGCTGCCACGGCAGAAGGGCAAGACCATGTCGGTGGCTGCGATCCTCGCTTGGATCTACGACTTCGGCACCACCAACTCGCAGATGCTGTTCTCCAACAAGAGCGTGGCTGACGCGAACAACAACCTCAAGCGCCTGAAGGATATTCGCGGCCTGCTGCCAGACTACGTGCAGGAAGCAATCTTCAATGACGAGGACACGAACAACATCGAGTCCATCATCAACGCCAAGCGCAACAACTCGATCAAGTGCTCCGGCTCTCCGAATTCGCACGAAGCTGCTGACAAGCAGGGACGCGGTATGACCACCCCGATCCTCTGGCTGGACGAGTTTGCCTTCCTCCGCCACAACGGCGTCGTGTACAAATCTGCTGCCCCCGCGCAGTCTAAGGTCGCCGAGATCGCTAAGGATAACGGCAAGCCCTTCTCCAAGATTATCACGACTACGCCAAACAACCTCGACTCCGCAGAGGGCGAATACTGCCACTCCATGATCATGGGGGCCTGCGAGTTCACCGAGGAGCTGTACGACATGAATCAGGAGGATGCGAGAGCGTACATCACCGCGAACTCCAGCAACGACTTCTTGTACATCAAGTTCACTTGGCAGCAGCTTGGGTTGGACGACGCTTGGTACAACAAAGAATGTCGCGCCCTGACCAACGACCAGCTGGTCATCCGCCGAGAGATCGACCTTGAATGGACGAAGGCTTCCGATAACTCGGTCTTCTCTGAAGAGCAGCTGGACGTCATCTACTCTCACCTCGTCGAGGAGCCGATCGAGACGGTCTTCATGTCCGTCACCGACGACCCGGACGTGGTGACCGGGAAGGTGTTTGAGAAGTACCCGCTCAAGGTGTACCGCCCGCTTGAGAAGAGCAAACGCTACCTGATCGGCGTCGATACTTCTGGCGGCACGGGCAACGACTCGTCTGCCTTCGTCGTGGTCGATCCGATCGACATGTACCCCTGTGCGATCTTCAGAAACAACAAGATCAACCTCGCGTACTACTCGTCCCTGCTTGAGTGGGTGGTAAAGAACCTGCTGACCGACTCCGTCCTAGTGATCGAACGGAACAGCTACGGTAAGTCGCTCGTCGACCATCTGGTGCGGAGAATCCCTAACAACCTTTTCTACGATTACCCTATCAAGGACAAGGACAAGGATAAGCTCTACCGGACGAAGAAGGACAACATCACGTACGGCGTGAACACCACGCAGCAGTCCCGCGATGCGATGATCGACCTGCTGGTTCAGGTCGTCGACGAGGACCCGAACCTGCTTGGCGTCAAGGATCTGTACGACGAGGTCAAGACCTTGGTGTACGACTCCAAGGGCAAGGTGGAGCACGAGCGGGGATGCCATGATGACGTTCTCTTCGCATACCTCTTCGTCCGCTACGCAGTCGCCTACGGTAACTCGATCTCGCACTTCCTTCGCACCAGCTCGTCGATTTCGGCAAACGCGCAGGTCGTGTCTTCAGGGAAGAGCGTCCCGCGCTCGATCGCCGACCTGAACCGCGTCCAGAAGGCACCCGAGATCGTGTCCGGTCTCTCTCTTCAAGAAATGATTGACCTCCACGACCGTGGTATCGACATATTGAAGTACGCCAAGGACAAGTTCTCACCCAAGAACGGTAAACGCGAACTGGTGATTAATACATCAACTCTCAGCATTCTACGGAAATAAAAATGAGCAATCTCGACTCCCTGAGCCCTAGCGCCATCGAGCCCGAGGCTTACATGGAGGAGTCCTACGCCCTTCTGCACGAGGGGCTTCAGGAGTTCCTCGCCAATAAAAGCCTCCAGCTTGAGACCCAGAGCACCGACTACCTAGAAGCGATTCTGGAGAAGATCAACATGTCCATCGTGGTGGCCCAAGAAAACGACCACCGCGAGTCTCTCGAAGAGCTCAAGAAGACCGTGTGGACTCTGATCTACGAACAGTTCACCAAGGACTACGAAGGAGTAATCGAACCCTCCGCAGTCTCTGTAGACTCGCAGTCCGACATGCGCTTCGTCTACTACTTCTTCTACTTCAACCGCCGCCGCAACGTTCTGGACATGATGGTTGCATCCGCAATCTCCCAGCGCAAAGATCTCGCCCAGCGGTTCAAGAAAGAGACGAAGAAAGACTTCATGCTCCCACGCCTGAAGGAAGAAGTCCCGGAGATCTCTCCGACATACATCAGCCTCGTCGCGTTCTATCAAGAAATTGCCGCAGAGTACATCTCCAGCGGAGCTGACCTCACCGAGGAAATCAACGGACTGGTGCTGAACTACGACCAAGTCTCCACGATCCACAAGATCTTTGACGGGATGGACGTCTGCGAGGCTTTCCATCGCTACGTCTGCGACTTCCCCGAGCACGACGACTTCCCTCACATCACAACCGAGTTCCGCGACGAACTCGTCGAAAAACTAAAAGGACTGAACTGATGCAAGAACAAAAGGACGAAGTGACTCTTGAAGAGTTGGGCGAAGAATTCGACCTCCAAGAGGACGTGGCTGGCAAGCTGGCCGCGCTGAAGCAAGACGTGGAAGACATCCGCAAGGGCTACGTCGATGTGATGAACATGTACCTTGAGGGGATGACGAAGAAGGCAGAAGCCGACATCGCCGACCCCGAGAGCCAGCCCCACCAGATTGCCGCAGCCAAGAACGTCTTGATGAACGCCGATCTGATCAATAACTCCGAGAAGATTCTGGAGATGGTGGACATCTCCGGGGTGAAGCGCCTAAATTCCCTGCGCCTGACGGACGAACGCGAAATGCGCTCCCTGTACCGCCGCAACCGGATCGTCGGCCTCCACTACCAGAAGGTGATGCAGACCATCGACTCTATCAAGGACGCCGAGTTCCGCGAGAAGATGATCTGCATGTTCAACACGGTGAACCTGTTCGCCAAGAACTGCGCTAACCCGAAGGAGTACGCCGTCTTCGTGAAGTTCGCCTTCATGATCATGCGCACCAACTCCCGCCTCGGCCTGATTCCGGTACTCGGCGGTAAGGCTTACGAGATCTTCAAGAAAGTGTGATGTGTCTCCCGTATGGTTAACGCCATACGGGAACATCTACCTAGATCACTGTAAGGAATTCAAGATGAAGTTTCCCTTCATAGAGCAGAAAGACAACAAGGTGATCGCGAAGAAGTACATCCGAGTGATCATCTCGAAGCAGATGTTCGAGGATGAACTGGCAGAGGTGATCGACACCGACATCCAGACTCTCGGCTTCTTCGTGATGAGGGTCTCGGACGACGCCTCTTTCGCCAAGTACAAAGACTATCAGGTCAACCTTCCTGTTGTCATCAAAATCAACGCGTTCAATGCCACCGACGACTCCGAAGGGAAGTACGTGACGTTCGAACCGGAAGACGTAATCATCGAGTCGACCACGTACTTCAAGCGGGTCGATTCGGTCAATAAGTTCCTAAACTACTTGATCGCCGCAAAGATCAACGTGAATTCTCCGGAAGAGCTGATCGGCCTGTTCTCCAAGAACGCTCAGATGAACGACACCCGTGTAGCGTCTCAGCCGGTCGTCATCGAAGCTATCACGTCCGAGTTGGTCCGCTGGGACAAGGATGAGACGAAGCCTCTCCGCCTCGCCTTGAAGGACAAGAGCGTTTCGCCGAAGGATTTCAAGCTCATCTCGATCAAGGAGATCTCCCGCGTCACCTCCGTCTTCAACGCAATCTCCTTCGAAGACATCAATAAGTCGTTGCAGTCCGCAGTCATCATGTCTCGCGGCGAAAAGGACCAGATCATCTCGCCGGTAGAGAAGATCCTCAAATATTGACAGGGTCCTCCCAAACAACTACTTAGAAGGCTATCCCAAAACCTTTGACATTGTGCAAGGGCTTCGGAAGCTATGCACACTTTCTCACTTAAGGAAAGAAACTATGCCTGAATATTTGCATCCGTCAGTGCATTCGAGAATCATCGACAACTCGTTCGTCTTCCAGACTGCGGCGGGTACGACGGTTCTTTTCGCATGCGGCAAGGCCGTGAAAGGCCCTGACAACATTCTGACAAGACTCACCACCAAGGATGAAGCCAAGTTCATCTTCGGCGAACCCAACATGCCGATCACCGGCCAGTCCATGTACAACGTGTACAACTGGCTGGGCGCAGGCGGTGAGGCTTACTTCATCCGTGTTCTGCCGGGTGATGCAGAGTACTCCAACATCGTCCTGTCCCTCGGTCTGGACAACGTGAACGGTTCCAAAACCGTTGTTCCTCTGATCTCCAACGTCGGTTCCAAGAACACTGTCGGCACTTCCGCCGCTAGTCTGGAAGCGATGGAGACTCTGGTCAACACCGCACCGGATATGGCGAACACCTCCGCCATGACCGACGTGCTCGGCACCGGCCATCCCGTTCCCTCCACCACCAAGGTGTACCCGCTGGCCGTGTTCTACCCGTACGGTCGTGGCAAGGCGTACAACAAGATGGGCATCCGCCTGTCCGTGAAGGACGGTCTGGACAATACGTACGACTTCCGTACCTACGGTCTGGAAATCACCGCCAAGGACATCACCGGCGCTGACGTGGTTGTCGACGGTCCCTACACGGTCTCCTTCGAGAAGACCGCCAAGGATCGCAGCCGCGAGTCCCTGTTCTTCGCAAACGTGCTGAACAAGTACTCCAAGTTCCTGAAGGTCGCCATCGCCGACGAGTACGAAGACCGCATGGAGGAAGTTCGTTCCTTCATCATCGACTTCGACATGGGCGTTGATGGCACTGCCGGTCACGATCCCGACATCAGCGGCGTCAACCCGCTGCATCTGGACGTCTTCTTCGGCAAGGAGCGTTCTGGCGTTCAAGTGTATGCGTCCGGCCAAGGCACTGCCTCCCCGTCCTTCACCGCTGCCGCCATCCACCACAACCAAGGCGTCAAGTTCGCGACTCCCAAGGTCAACAACGTCGACGTGCCGAACCCGGAAGACTATCAGGACAACTGGAAGACTCTGTCTTTCGCTCCCGATCTGTCCGACGTCTGCTACCTGATGGGTGGCCACGACGGCACTTGGGGTCCGGTGTACGACAAGTCTGCCGATCCGACTGGTGCCAACCCGGCTCTGTGGGTTCAGATCGCTGACTTCAGCGAAGAGTCCCTGCTGAACAAGGCTTACAAAGCCGAGATCGACAGCGTGATCCTCGACAAGAAACAGTACCTCTTCGACGTGCTGCTCGACGGCAACAACCCGGCTTCCGTGAAGAACGCGATGTCCGAGTTCGCAGACGTGATGCGCGAAGACTGCGTGGCAATCCTCGACTGCGGCTTCCAAGCGACCGCCCAGCAGACGATCGACTTCCGCCACGGTTCCATCTCCATGTCCAACTTCCGCACTGCCATTTTCGGCCAAGACGCGGTGGTTTACGACGAGTACACCGGCCAGAACATCAAGGTCACCATGACCTACTTCCTGGCCAAGAAGATTCCGGCAAACGACGAGCAGTTTGGCGTCCAGTGGTCCTTCACCGGCCCCCGCCGTGGCACGATCTCCGGCTTCGACCAGATCAACTTCTTCCCGAACGAGATGTGGAAGGAATCCCTCTACAAGGCGCAGGTCAACTACGTCGAGAAGGATCCGAAGCGCATCAACTTCGGTACGCAGCTGACTGCGCAGACCGTCAACTCTGCTCTGTCCAACATCAACAACGTCCGTGCGCTGATGCGCATCAAGCGTGACGTCGAAGCGATGATGGACGAGTACCGCGACGAGTTCAACGACGCGATCACCCACGAGTCGATGTCTTACAACCTGAACAGCTACCTGCAGAAGTGGGTTTCCAACAGGACCTGCAAGACCATCTCCGGTGCTGTCTACGCCTCCGACTACGACCGTCAACAGAAGATTGCCCGCGTTCGCGTGGACATGATCTTCACCGGTCTGATCGAGCGTATCTTCATCGACTTCGTCGTGAACCGCTAATCTGGTCGAGAGATAAGGAATAAGCTATGGCAAACACCAACCTCATCCGCGAACCGAACCTGACGAACCACACCGTGACTCCGTCTCAGGAGTCGTTCTTCAACGGTCACGTTCATCACGGGGCCAACATGAAGGACCCGTACGTTTCCGGTTACGCTTTCATCAAGTGGATCAAAGTCCCTGACTGGATCGGTGCCGACAACGGTGCCGAATTCAAGCAGCTGACCGAGCGCAACTTCAAGGCTTTCAGCGGTCTGTCCGACATCCAACTGGATACCGGCGCGATCACCGCTGGCTTCACGAACAACGAACTGTCGTTCGCGAAGGGCACCATGCAGAAGGCCGAGGGCTTCACCCTGAAGTACCAAGAGCAGTCTGGCGCTCCGATCACCAAGTACTACAACGAGTGGACCTCTGGTATCCGCGATCCGAAGACCGGCATCGCGACGTACCCGAAGAAGCACAACGTGCCTTACCACTCCAACAACCACACCGGCATCCTGCTCTACGTGGTGACCCGTCCTGACGCCGACAACTTCGGCGTCGGCGCTGACAAGTCGAACATCGAGTTCGCTTGTCTGTTCACCCACGTCATGCCGACCAAGATCTTCCTGCAACACTTCAACTACGAATCCGGCTCGCACGAATTCGCTGAGAACGAGCAGGAGTTCAAGGGTTACATGAACTTCGGTCAAGCTGTGGAAGCATTCGCAGCCGCCCAGATGAGCACCTCCAAGGTGTACAAGTTCTACAACGAGAACGACTTCCTCAACCTGTCCGAATACGCTTCCAGCGTTCCTTCGGCCTAATCGAGGCGCGGAAAGAACCCTCAATGGTCCTTCGGGGCCATTGAGGTTCTTTTTTGTCACTACGGTCGGTTGGGATATTCGAACATCCTGATAGAGATACGAAGCAGAAATTGGCGTTGTCGGCCAAATTCATAGACGACTACCTTTCCGTCACTTCCGATCTGCCAATCCTGCCAAGAATCTCTGTGAAAATCCCCCTTACGGTCAATCCGTAAGGGGGCTTCACTTTTACTCCATGTCGTCCATGCTGACGTCGGTACTAGGCGCACTGGTGGCGTCAGGAGCGTCGGGTTCTTCCGAACCGTCGCCTTCGGGCTGTTTTGCCTTGATCTTGGACGTGAGGATCTCCTTCTTCACCTTCGCGACGATTCCGTCCACATCCTCCCAGTTGACGTTGGGCAGATACTTGCGGAACATCTCGCGCTTGAAGATGGGTGTCGCAGCGTCCTTGTCTTCGGACTTGACGTCAATGACCTCCGACAGCGCATCGATCAGCGTCGTGAGGTTGCCGATCTGGTCGTTGAGGTTGGTCATGTTCAGGCTCACCGGGGAGGGGAACCTCGCCTCGATCGAGTCTACGTCGAAGAGACGAGTCGTGGTCTTCTCTTTGCCGTTGGAGTCATCATCATTGCCCTTGCTGGAGAGCTCTGCTGCGAACTCCTTCATGTACAGTTTCTTCAGGAGCTCCGAGTAACCGTAACCGAACGTGTTCTGTTCGGAGACGATGTCGCGGATGAAGCGAGCGTTCTGCATGGAGAGCGCCTTGGCGAAGTCCACGTTGTCGACTTCGGTCAGGTACGCGGCAGGCAGGCCGATCCCAGAGAAGATGTTGTTGGACAACCAGTTCAGGAACTCGTTGTCGAGGGAGATATTCTGCAGCCCGTCCACGGTGCTGATCTCGATCGGCTTCTCGCCGTCGATGGAGGGGATGTAGTAGTCGTTGAAGTCGCCGAGGATGTTCAGCATGGACGTCATGTCCATGTTGTGAACGTTCGTCAGGTCCTTGGACTTGATGTCTCGGATGACGCCGTTGATGGCGTTAGCTGCATCGTTCTCCAGACCGATATCGATGTAGTACGCCCGCTTGTCCGCGCCACGAACGATGTTCTGCATCAGGATCGTGATCAGGGTAGCGATGTACAACTTGGCGAAGAAGAGTACGTTGTCGAAGATCGATTCCTTGCGGTCGATGTGGACAACCTCGTCCGGAGTGAAGAACACGACGCGGATCTTCTCGTCCTTCGTGATCCGCTTGGTGATCAAGGAGTGGTAGATCGCATGCTTCAGCTGCTCAGACTTCTTGAGCAGGCGGATGTTCTCCTTCTTCGACAGACGGTTGACGAACACGTCTGCGATGTACTTCAGCTTCGGATCGTTGATGACCGCCCGCTTCTCGCCGGTGACGCCCTTGTCGATGTCGGAGGACGAGTACAGTACGCCCTGCACCCCGGCAGTGACCAGATTCTGATCGCTCCCGGCTTGTTCTGCTGGCGAGTTCTTGACTTTTCCGGTCTTATCCTTCTCGTCGATGGCAATGGCATCGACGTAGACATAACCATAAACTCGGTCATCGTATTCGAGCTTGACGACGTGGTCTGCCTTCAGCTTCTTCAGGATGGCGTTGTCTGAGGCCAAACGGAGGCCGTCGATCGCGGTGTCCGGCACGTCTCCTTCGCGCTTCGTCTGGTCGGAAGCTCTCATCTCGTGGGTGCTCTTGAGGACTGCGGAGTTCTCAAGCTCTTCCGTCAGAGACTGGTGCTCGGCGAGGAACTGAGTGGAAGACCCGATGACGAGGTTATCGGCGATGAAATCGTCGAGATCTCTGGCGAACTTACTGCGGTCGGCCTTGCTCTTGTCTTCCGAGAAGAGGTAGACGCCCTCGTCGAGGAGACAGGTCTCTTCTACCGTGGCGACGTGCTCGTTCAGCATCGAGGAGCAAGTCCCTTCAAGGGTGTGATACCCTCCGTTCTTCTCGGTCGCGCTTTCCTTGAGGAGAGATTTGATTTCCTCGTTCATGGACAGAATCGCCCAGAACTTCTCTCCCTTCACCAGCGTATCGACGACGTCCTCCTTGAGGTCCTTCTCGATGCCGTACTTCTCCATCAGGCGCTGCATGCGGCGACGAATTTCTTCGGCATCTTGCGGAGCGAGATTCTTGTCGTCGAAGTAGATCGACATCGAACGCTTCGAGAAGTCATCCGGAGAAATGATGCTGTTCGTGATCGTGTTCAGCGCCAGTCTCATCTTCGGGATGATGCTGACGATCAGGTCGTACGAACTGTAGAGGCTCGCCTTGTACTCCTTGCGAGACTTGAGCAGCTCTTGAGTCTGCTCGTTGCTCTGGACCGATTTCTTGAAGTCGGCGACGACCTTCTTCATGTCGGTCTTCTTCTGAGTCGCGTTCTTCTGGGTCAGCGCGAGGATCTGATTGACTTCCTGCGCATTGAAATCTTGACCTAGACCGACGAAGTTGTTGTAAGTCTTGAGGACGCTCCGGTTGATGCTCTGGTTGAGCTCGTCCAGTGCGCTACCCGCCTTCATCAGCTCTTTAGTCACTCCGGATTGCACGGACACGATCGTATCGGTGCTCTTCTTCATGCGGTCAAGAGCCTTGAGGGCGGACTGGCTCACCTTCAGCGGGAGCCTTGTTTCATCTTTCTTTGCCATGTAGAATCCTTCATGTCACTACTTTAAAATTCTCGTGAGTTTGGTTCAAGATCATATTGACTACTTTCTTGAAGTGTTCGATCATCTCGATGATCACTTCGAGGTCGTCGATAATCTTACTAGCGTAGGCTGCATCTCCGGCGTAACCCTTGTGGAGTGCAACGATGTGGGCCTTGTAGAGCTTCAGGGAGATACTCTCACTCAGGCTCGTCGGCACGATCGATGTGCTGTAGATCGACTCCTCGATGGCGGCGATCTCGGCATCGTTGTAGGGTCGTCCGAGAGCAGCCAGCTCAAACGCAGTCTGGTTGTGCAGCTTCGGGATGTTGTCGCCGTAGAGCTTGAAGTTGTAGATCTCGTGGAACTCGACCACGTACTCCTGCGACTTTGCCATCGTCTCGTCGACGCTGTACAGGAGGCCGTGTAGGCTCTGGTTGTTCAAGACTCCCAGAAACGGAGAAAAGACGTCGGAGTACCACGTCCGCACTGCTGTCGCCCGGTCCGAATTCGGGGTCGGGAGGGACTGCGGTGTTGGGAACACGTACTGGATGTCGATCGTCTGGAACTCGTTGCAGATGTCGGAGTTGACGTGCTGGTCGAAGACGGTCTTGATGTCCTGCAGACTGTTGTACCCGAAGTAGCTTGAGCGGTCGAGCGTGAGCTTGATGTCTCCGATCAGTTTCCTTCCGGGCTTACCGTAGTTCAGGTTCTCTTGAGCGTTGTACGCTCTCAGCAGATCGATCAGGGTGGTGACGTTCGCCCCGTCCTTCAGCCCCTCCATGTAGTCCGACACGCTGAAGTCCGACACATTCGAGGTGTGCAAGACTTGAGGATCGACGTGGATGAGGTAGCTTTCTACGAAGTTCTTGACCGTGTGGTCGCTGATCATGGGGAGACCGCTGAGCATGAACAGATTGATCCGGTTGTCATTCAGCAGTTCTATGACGAGGTTGAACAGGTCTTGGTCTGTCAGGTTCAGCAGTTTTGCAAAGATCAGGAAATTTGTCTGATCCACCTTCGAAGTGAATTTTCGAAGGTCATACATTGAAAGTTTCGGCATAATCTCCTCACGGAACTAGCTGCGCTTCGAGCTGGGAGTTGAAGAGCTCCAAGAAAGCCCTCACGTACCCGAAGAAACCCGGATTGAGCGCGTCGTCTCCGATGTAGATGGAGAGCATTGCTCGTGCGCTGTTTATTTCGGCTTGAGTGAAGTACGAAGAACCGTAGATCGACGGGAACTTGTAGAACACCATGTAGAGCTGACCGAGGTTCTTGATGAGCTCCGACGCGGTTGAGCTCCGAGGGAGTACGTCCCAATTATTGAGCGTCTGGGCGTACCTCAGACCGACCGCGCCGTTCTTTGCGGCGTCCTGATCGTACTTCGCTGCCATCTGGCTGACGATGTAGTCCAGATACTCGGCGTAGTAGACCCGGTAAGAAAATCCGTACAGTCCACGGATTGCGTATCCGCAGATGCTGTCCTTGGCAGACGCTCTCAGCGACAGATACTTGCGATCCGCAGTGGAGATCATCTCGTACGTGTTGAGTTCTTTGTCGAAGATTGCGAGCAGAGAGTTCAAGTTGTAGCGGCTGCAGTACGCCGTGAGCGCAGACCACTGTGGCTGTGCCTTACAGTACGCAAGGATCTGATTGTGCTTCTCCTTGATAGGAGCAATCCCGTTGAATTTCGTCGTGCTGAGCCCGGTGGAGTCGATCTCGACGGTCTTGACGAAATTCGAACTCGGGTATGCGAGAAAGTACATGTACGTGCTCAGCACGCTCTTCATGTCGTTCCCGAAGGCTATGAAGCTGGGCAGCTTAGACAGGAAATTCTGGTAGAACTTTTTCCTCGCAAGGATTGTACTCCCGCCCTGCTCGGCGGCTGCAATGAGGTTCCGAGCAGTGGCGTTGTTGATCGGAGTCTGAATCAGCTGCTGGATGGTCAGCCGCCCATTGACGAGGTAGTAGAGAATGTCGTTGTAGTTGTTCGTAGTGAGCAACTGAATCGAGTTGAAGACGCTGTTGATCGCCGGGTCGGAGAGATCGACCGATGAGAGGTACGCGTCCAGCTCGTTCTGCGTGAGTAGCAATTCTGCCATTTTGTTTTCCTTTAGCTAGGGCTACCGGAAAGCATGTCCGAGAGACGGACTTGCTTCTCTTTGTTCCCATACAGATCGATATCGAAGTACTGAGTCTGCTCCATTGCAATGAGCATCGCTCTGCGCTGGCTCTCGGTCAGCTTGTCGCCGGTGGCCTCTTCGTACTTGTCGATCATCACCCCTTTGATGTCCTCGTATGCCGGGTTCGTGACTCGGACTTCCTTGATCGCTTCGTCCGGAGTGAGAGCTCGCCGGACGAGGTTCTTCCGGAATTCTTCCTCGGTGTTGATCAACCGACGCTTATTCTCGACCTCGTTTCTGACCGCGCTTACCACCTTCGGCATGTACTTGGAGAAGATCGGTCGGGTGTCCTCGATGTCCATTCGACCCTCAAGGATTTCTTCCATCAGTGGTTTGAAGACGGACATGTCCAAGTCAAGAAGGCTCTGGTAGAGATCCCAGTTGTTCTTGTCTACCGGCAGAAGGTCGAACTTCTGTTTTAGTTCGGAGACGTTAATCATGACAGCTCCAATGATATGACTAAAGCCTTGTTGCAGTATGAGCATTTCGCTCATACTGCAATTCAATTCGGCCTGTATGGGGTAGTCACGATACCTCGTAGGGAGGAACGTAGTTGTCTTCCTCGTCGTCCACGTCGTCGTGGATGTAGTCGATGAAGCGCAAGAAGACCTGCGGGCAGTGCTTCGCCTTCAAGATGTAGACATTGATTACTTTGTTGCGATCCGGTTCCGTGAACACAAAGAATACTGTGTTCAGTGGGTCGCTGATAATATTGAAGGCCCGGTTGACAATGTTGTCGTTGTCTTCCGGGTCGGTGAGGCTGAGGATTTCATCCGCACTCTCCGGAAACAACGGACAGAATTCGGTCCCGCCAATCTCTTCGAGCAGGACGCTGTGATCCTCGCTCAGTAGGTCTCTCACGTAGGTCGAGATCAGACTATGCGTCGCCTCGCTTACGCCTCGCAGTTCTTCGACTGGTGTGGTGAGCTTGAGCATGATAAAAAAAAAAAGGGCGGTTGGACCGCCCTATGTCAGTTCGTGAAGGCGACCAGCATGTCGCCGATCACCGATGGAACCCAAGATCTTTTGGGAACGTACGCGACAGAGCAGTTGGAGTTGTTCAACACCACGTACACGGCGTAGACCTCTCCATAAAGCAGCTCGACGTTCTCCCAGATGGTAGGGTCTAGCCACTCGTACTCGTCGCTGTGGACTGGATACATCCGAAGGGCATCCGCTTCCTCGAAGTAAGCGGCGTGACCCTCTATATCGGGGTTCCAGTGTCCACGGCCTCGCAGAAACGAAGCCTCGAAGTGGTCCTTGATGATGGCGTGATGCTCTACATCGACATCTGCGATCATATCAACGTCGTCGGCCCCGCGAATCGCTATCATTTCTTTTTCTTTGCCGGTTTTTCTTCAACCTCGGGCCACTTCTCGTCGATCACTGCTGCGACGTAGTCCGTGACGTCGAACTTGGCCAAGACCTTGCGCTGGAGCAGGTCTTCGCCATCGTGGCCCTTCTCCTTCAGCTCCCGGCAGATGTGGAAGATGTCGGGGTCGATGAGAAGGGCGTGGATGTCGACTCCGCCCCTTCGAATCATGTCAAGATGCTTCTTGGAAAACGGGTTACTGGACATCCCGTTCATCTTCTCGTAGAGCTGTGCGTGGAAGTCCAGCGCACTCTTGTAGGAACCGACGGAGTTGAAGACAACGTCAGTGACGACGTTGTTCTCCCGGCTATTGTCGGTCACCGCCAGTACTGCAAAATACGCCATAGGCTATATCTCCACTATGTTGGTGATTGTGTTCTGACTGAGCGACTTGATCACCTTGAAGCCGATGCTCTCAAGGAGAATGTTGCCGTTCTTCATGTTGGCGTCAGTAATGCTTGTGACGTCGATCAGCTCCCGGAAGATTTCGGGGATCGACTCTTCTCCCTTCGGAACAGCGACCACGTCGATGCCGTAGTCTCCGAACGTCGTCTTGCCAGCGGCTTCGGCCTTCTTCTTGGCTTCCTTGTCGCTGATCTCGATCGGCATGTCGAAGTACTCTTCGATCTTCTCGTGCCATTCCTCGGAGAAGATCTCCTTGTAGTTCTCTCTGGTGATCTTGCGGAGCTTCAGCAGGTTCACGTTGGAGAAGTCAGGGATAGTCTTCTTCGGGTACATCACGTTCCAGAGCTTGACACCACGGTAAGCTTGGATCGTTCCCGGATTCTTGTAACCGGCTGCGTTGGAGAACTTTCCGGGTTTGGCGAAGTTCGTCTCTCCGTTCATCAGGGAGTCGTGAATTTGACGCTCGAAGTCCATGAAGCGCATGAACACCTTCATCGGATCGATCTCCGGGCACAGCAGCATGTCCTTCTCCAGAACGTCTCCGAAGTACTTCCGGGCGATCTTCGGGGTCTTTACCTTCTTGATGTCGAGGCCCTTGATATCGAACTTCGGCTTCTCCAGCAGGTTGCCCTCTTGAAGAACGATTATGCCAGCGTACTGCTTCTTGTTCTTCGTCAGGATGATCCGGGAGTAGTTGAACTCTGACTTCATGTTGATCAGCTTCCGGCGCTCTTCCGGAACGTTCATGTTCTTCGTCAGCTCCCAGAACACCTGCTCGATGTACTTGGTGATGGAGTAGACCATGACGTTGCAGATCACCATGCGACCGATCTTGTCGAGGCGCTCACCTCCGTTGATCTTGTCTTCGTACCATTCCACCACAGGATTGATGTTGAGGAACGTCGAGTCGGTGTCGGAAATGATGACGCACCTGCGCTGCATGTTGTCGATGCGTTCGAACTTGTCGTTCCACTGGTAGGGGTAAGACAAGAAATAGCGGAAGTACTCATCGAGAGTCTCGATAGCTTCCTTGTTGCGATCGGTCGGGTGGGCTGAGTCGAGGAAGTCCTGGTCAAAGCACTGTCCGAAGATCTCTGTGATCGTCGAGGTCGCTAGGAGCTGTTCGAGGTTGTTCTTCAGGTACAGCCTTTCGAGCTGGTACTCGTTCATCCGTTCGAGGATCTGTTCGAGGTACATCTCGTGTTCCTCGGTGAAGTCGAACTTGCAGTGTTCCTTGAGCCACTGGAACACGGTGGTGGTCTGCACCGGGGAGTCCATGATCGAGATCTCATGCAACTCCTCGCTCTCGATATTCTCGATGTAGATCATTAGCTCGTCGAAGCTGAACAGCTCGAAATTGCCGGTCATGAAGGCTTCGAATCCGAGGATCGCACTCAATGTGATATTCTGACCGGAATACGTCACCGAGGGGCCAAGCACCGGGTTGTAGAAGTGGAAGCTGCTCTGGCCGAACGCGCCGTAGAATGCGTTTGCTAGAACCTTGATCACCTTCTGCTCGACGTCAAGCTGGTTGTAGACGGATCGGTCTGCATCTTTCTCGTGAGCAAACATCTCCTTCTTCACAACTTTCCGCTGTTTGATCAAGTACTCAAGAATTTTACCCGGCGCGTTGACTGCGTTCTGCTTGAAGAGGACGCCGTACCCGGAGATCGACGGCTTCTTGGAGTAGTACAGGTTAAGAAGCTTCTCGGAGTCTACGTCGATCTCGCTGTTCTTGTAGTTATTCTCGATGCGCAGGTCGATCGGTTTGACTTTCGCCATGACCTTCTCGACGATCTTCTGCATTGCATCTTCGTCGAGGTCCACGATCTTTCCGAGGCGGCTGAAGAGCGCCGTGAAGTATCGAACGTAGAATTCGCCGAGCTGTGAGTATGACATATCGTCTCCTGAAAAAAGAAAGGTGGGTTGCACGGATGCAACCCACACGTTTTACTTGATCTCGCGGCCAATCACGGAGGTCATGAACTTCGCGAAGTCCTCCAGCGAGTTGATGCGGTGTACACGGACTTTCGGCTGGCGGGGAGATTGCTCGCTTTCGCTATCGTTTCGCGCAGCCTTCGCTTCCGAAGGGTTGTCGCCGATCAGTTCGAGGAATCCTTGGTCGATCATGTCGCGCATGCTTTCAGACAGGAACCTCTTTTCAACGTATTTCCAGAGAATTTCCCGGATGGCGACGTTGATGCGGCGGCGACCGTCCGGATCCAGCAGGAGCTCGCGCCAGTTGAGTAAGGTGTAGTTCGCATACTGACTCTCGGGGTCAACCTCCCGGAGATAGATGCGAGTCCGGAGTTCGGGGCTGCAGCGGTTCAGCGCACGTTCGTTGGCGATCGCGGCACCGACGCGGCGGTCGAAATTGTCGCCGAAGCAAATTGCTACCCCGACATCGACGTAGGTAGTCCCTTCGATGATGTCGATTTGAGGGTTGGTGTAGGAGACCGTGATTGCGAAACGGTTGCTGATCGCAGACCCGTTCTCATTGTGCTCTCGGAAGCGGAAGTGCTTCACGTTGGTCACGTCGAACTTCGGCGTGTTCGCTTCGCTCTCGTCGAGAGCTTCGACGAGGCGGCGGATTCGCGGCTTGGGTGCTTCGGAAGTCTGCTTTTCCTGAGCTTCCTTTTGCTGTTGTTGCTGCTGGGTCTTGAGGCGCTTAGCCGCCAGAAGATCGTTGATGCTCAGTACCTTTTTCTGCATGGTTCTTCCTTGGTGGTAAGAGAGAATGTAGTTTCTACTACACTATCATTATATATCATTGACAAATTCTTTGAGGGTCCATTCGTCTATTTATATTTTATCCACCGTAACAACTGATTAGAAGAGCTTTACGCTCAATCGTATCGAGTTTTTCGGAGCTCGACACGAGCCACCAATCATTCTGTTAAAGGAAACCATCATGTCTCTCATCAATCAACTGTTGGGCGAAGAGCAGGAATCCCATGAAGCCGAAGTCGGTTCCGAGAGCGAGGCTCTCCAGCTCGACGAAGAGCTGGCGATGCGTCGCATGGCTGCTGCCATGAACGCTCTGGATCCGGAAGCTTCCGAAGAAGTCCTGCAAGAGCAGCAGAACATCGTTCGTCTGAACCGTCAGGCCAAGACCAACAATCTGGCTCACCGCCAAGCCCTGCTGCTGGCAAAGGCCAAGCTGGACCCGCTGTACACCAAGTACGCGAAGTTCAACGGCATCCGCCTGCAAATCCGCGAGGTGATCTACCGCAAGTATGGCTCCAAGGCCATCGCTCGCGCTCGTCAGCTCATGGCTGGCATCGGTGCCGCGCCGAAGAAGTAATCCCCTACCTTAGGGACCGCCGTTCCTACGGCATTGACCCTCCATCCTCAAAAGGGATGGAGGGTTTTCTATGCTCCAACTGCAAAGTAGCCATGGCTGATATATAATTCGAGTGGTTCTAGTGGAAGAACCGTAACTCACCGTAAAGGAAGAATACTCATGGCAAACACTGTTGTTTCCTACCCCGTCTCCGAAGAACTGAACCTGATCTCCGTCACCATCCCCAAGGAGAAGGAAGGTAAGGAGCCGGTAGTGGTCGCTCCTCCCAAGGTCAACCACATCTTCGCCATCGACTGCTCCGGCTCCATGTACGGCAGTCTGGACCGCCTGCGTCAAGAGCTGAAGAACAAGATCGCTACCTCCATCGCCGAGAACGACACTCTGTCGATCATCTGGTTCAGCGGTCGCGGCCAGTTCGGCACCGTCGTCGAAGCGTACTCGATGAAGAGCGCGACCAGCCTCCAGCAGGTCAACGCTGCCATCGATCGCTACCTGACGACCGTCGGTCTGACCGGCTTCAAGGAGCCGATGGAAGAAGCCAGCCGTCTCGTGGACCGCATCATCTCCACGCTCGGCTCCGACAACGTCTTCTCTCTGAGCTTCATGACTGACGGTGGCGACAACGAATGGGCCGTCGACCAGATCCTGAAAGCAACTGAAGAAGCCGCAATGAAGATGGCAACCTTCACCATCGTCGAGTACGGCTGGTACTGCAACCGTCCGCTCCTCACCAAGATGGCCGAAGCCGCTGGCGGTAACTTGATCTTCGCCGAGAAGTTCCAGGACTACGTCCCGATCATCGAGGCCGAGTTCACCAACCAGCCAAGCGCCGCTATGGCAAAGCGCATCGAGGTGGAAATCCCGACCGAGAGCATCGGTAAGGTGGCTTATACCATCACCGACGACGCAGTCGTGGCGTACGCTGTGGTTGACGGCAAGGTGGCGGTTCCCTCCACCACGAAGACCGTCTGGTTCCTCTCCACCGTCCAAAGCGGTCGCAAGAAGGAGTCTGCAGCAGACATCTTCGCCAAGAAGTTCGAAGAAGGCAAGCGCACTACCAGCGCAGTGATCCCCGGTCTGTACGCTGGCATGTTCGTGCTGGCGCAGCGCATGATGAGCAACGAGGGCTACGGCTTCCTCCGCGCCATTGGCGACGTCCGTCTGATCAAGATGTTCGCGAACTGCTTCGGCAAGCAGCACTACACCTCCTTCCAAGCCGAAGTGCTGAAGTGCGTCTTCAACAACTCCGAGCGCATGAAGGAAGGCTATGATCCGACGATGGTCCCGGCGGAAGATGCCTACACTGTGGTGCAGCTGCTCGACGACCTGATCAAGGACGAAGATGCCAAGCTGATCCTCAGCGAGAAGTTCTTCGAGAACTACAGCCGCATCTCCCGCGCAACGGAAGACGCGATGGAGCTTCTGAGCGAAGAAGAGAAGGCCGAAGTCGCTGCCCGCAGCGCCAAGGCTCGCAATGCGAAAGACATCAAGGCAGTGAACGACTACATCGATGGACTGCTGGAGACCAAGCAAGCTGCCAAGTTCGTCGAAGGCGATGCCGGTGACGTTCCGTTCCACGCGATCGTGCTGAACTCGACCCGTCCCAACGTGTCGATCCGGGTCGAGCGCAAGGGTACCGTGAAGCTGCCGAAGAACGACCTGGGCCTGACCGAAGTCGAGTCCAAAGTCTATCGCAACTACAACATTATCCGGGACGGGATCATCAACACCAAGACTCTGCCGGTGTCCTTCTCCAAGGCAACCTTCGACAAGCTGGTAGCCGAGAAGATTCTGGACGAGTCCATCGACTGGGAAGCCGGTAAGGTCTTCGAGCTGAACCTGATGGATATCCCGCTGATCAACCGCAAGATGGTCGGCGAAGTCTCCGCCGTGGACACCGCTCGCTCGCAGTACGACCTGTACCTGAAGAAGTGCGGTCAGGCCGTGTTCAACTACTTCTACGATCAGAAGTTCGCCCGTGCGAAGTCTGCCGGTCTGGTCGAGAAGTACAGCGCCGAGCAGGTGGCTTACCTGATCGAGATGGGCGTGACCGACGCCGGGTTCAATCCGAAGCGTGCCGTGTCTCCGTCCACCGACCAGTACACCACCAAGGAGCTGTCGGTCGAGCTGAAGGGTCTGAAGTCCCTGCCGAAGACCGCCGACGTGATCGCCAAGATCGACGCCGGTAAGGCTCTGACTGGTCGCGAGAAGGGCTTCGTAGCTCCTTACAAGGAGTACACCGAGTTCATGGCGACGGAAGAAGCCAAGGACGAGGCGAAGCTGCGCGAGTGGCTGGATGCGAAGCGCAAGGAGTTCATCAACGGCGTCCGCGCACTGCAGGGTCTGATGGCCCGCGTGTCGTACACCATCGTCGTCGGTCAGACATGGTTCAAGGAGTTCTCTTCTCTGGATGAGAACACCGTGACCATCCAAGCTGACGGCGAGGATGTTCTCGCCACCTTCAACCTCGGCGAGGAAATCGTCAAGGTGTAAAGAAGCTGCATGACAAGATCGGAGAGCGTTAGCCCTCCGATCTTTTTTTATGGGAGAAGCACATGAGCAATGATCGATTGTCTGGGTTCTTTGTCTTGACCAGAGAGATCAAGAAATTCCTAGGTCACAACATGGGGGTGTTTTTCACCGTGGACGACCTGAGAGAAATCTTCTACGCTGTCCGAGACGACATCGAGCCGAATTACAATCCGATGACCTTCAACGAGTACATGAGCCGGTTTCTCACCGACGGGGAGTTCAGCTCGGTCAAGCTCGGCAGAAATCGGCTGGCATATGGGTACCATTTCGCTGGTAAGGCCAAAGTCTACGGGAGAGACGTGGCCGAGGCTAAAACCCAAAAAATCAACCGATCTCTACCACTCTTCTCCGAGGCGGTCGGTTGTTCGGCTCCGGCAAAATCGGACAAGTTTGCTAGAGAGTTCATGAAGCGGATGAAGGCAAGAGCAGAGCTGCTGCGAACAACTGAGTAGCACGGCTGGGAAGCTTGTGTGGGTTCATATGCCGATGTGTTGCTCGCGTTTGATAGTTTCCGCGAGCAAGACCGAGACCTTATGCTTGCATATCAGGGTCGGGAAGTTTAATCGTGTCTCCTTTCGCCTTGCTCTCGTACCTCCGGGGCAAGGAAACGGTCTCCTCCAGTAGATCGCACCAATATGCAAACTGAATCGCCAAAGACGCCACTAGGGAATTCCCTAGTGGCGCTCTATTTTTCTTCTCGGAACAAAGAAAACCCCCATACCCTTGCAGGTATGGGGAGTTCTCACAACGTCTTACTGGCCGTTGTTGTTCAGGATCTTCAGCTTGCCGATCATCGGGCTGTACTCCTTGAAGACATGACGCTTGAGCATCATGACAGCCGGAGTGTAGGGATGGTTCGGGGAAGCGGTACCACGAACGACGTTGAAGCTGTACGGGTAGTACTTCAGGGTTGCCTGATCCGGAGCGGACGGCAGGAAGCACACGTACATGTCGCCTTGGTCGAAGTTGAAGCTGGACAGCACCTTGTAGGTGGTCACACCGGAGGTGTAGGAGCCGACGCGGTATTCCACGTTCACGCCGTTCACCTGCTCTTCGCCGGAGTACATCCAACGAACGTTGTGCAGCACTTGGGTGTCGAGCGGGTTGCCGAAGATCACGGCCTGACCAGCGGTGATGTTCGTCGACTGCATCAGACGGGTCACCAGATTGTCGATCTTGATCTTCATCTCTTCACGCCATGCGGTGTTGCCGAGGGTGAAGTTGGACGGCGGGTTGACGTCGAACGAGGTCTCCAGCTTCAGGCCGAGGGACCACTTCTTGGCCAAGAAGTCGATGCCTTCGAGGTCAGTGGATTGAGCCAGAGCGGTGGACATGATCTCCAGAGTGCGAACGGTGGAGTCGATGTTGTACATCGCCATCGTGTCGGTCATCTGCTGGATGTTGATCGGGGACTCGATCGGAGCGCCGGTACCGATGACGGTCTCGTCGCTGGTGATGTCGAAGCCGACTTGGGTGGAGCGGTTGTTGGATTCAGAGCTGATGTAGCCCTGGATCTTGATGGAAACCACTTCGCGGCCCAGGCCAACGACGTCCATCTCGCCTTCGCGGCGGTTCAGCTTGGCGAACACGCGGACGGTGTTGACGGTATTGTCGCTGTGAGCGCCTTTGACGGAGCCTTCGACGACGTCGATGTTGGTGTCCAGCGGCAGGTCGCACTCGACAGTCACGTTCTCGGCGTTGGCACCAGCAGCGTCCAGAGCCTTGAAGGTCACAGCCACGATGCGGAAGTTCGGGTCGATCTCGTCGCCCAGAGCGGAGTTGCCGCCAGCCGGGGTCAGCAGGTCAACGCCAGCAGCGCCGGAAGCGCCAACGGCGATTGCGGACTCGGACAGGGACTTCAGCTTGAACAGGGACTTCTTGGTCTTGATGCCGAGGGGCATGTAGACCTTCTGGTTGTTGGCGGAGTCGATCACGTACGGCTTCAGCCAAGTCACCTTGAACTTCGGCTGCAGAACCGGCTCGGTCGGGAAGCCTTCACGGATGGCGGTCTTCGGGAACGCCACGCGCAGCATCGGCAGGGACAGAGCGGTGATCGGGTTGATGCCGGAGATCGAGCTTTCTTGCAGGATCTGGGTGCGGGTGTTGTTGGCGATGGCCTGGAACTGACCAGCGATTTCGGGATCCATGCCCTCGGACAGCTTCGCGACGTAGTCGGAGAAGAAGTGAGAGTTGGTGGCGACTTCGCTGAAGCCTTCGTTCAGAACATTGATGCCTTCTTGTTGGAAAGCCTCGTTGATGGACTGCAGACCTTCCAGAGCGCCGGAAATGCGAACGCCGACCGAGCTCTGATGAATGGTATCGTAGGAGATAGCCATAGTTATGGTTCCTTTGAAAAGAGTCGAATGATTGACTTTAGCTCCCCTCCGAAGGGAGCTCTCTAATCGGATGTTACTTCATGACAGTAGGTTTCAGCCACGTTTGGGCTGGCGCTTCTTACCGTCCTTTTGTCCAGTGTTCATGATTGACCTGATCACTTTGTTGACGCTGCTAGCGTCGTTGAAGTAAATTTTATACAGGCCGAAGATGTCGGACATTTCCATCTCAAGAAGCATCTCACCATCGACCATTTCCTTCAGGAGGTCGATGTTCGAGCCGATCTTGACCTCCAGCTGGCTGAAGATCTTTTCTTGCGCCGGAGAGAGGTTCGCCCGATCTCTGATGTTCTCGATGAACTGGCGCAGATTCTGGTGCATCGTGTTGAGAGCTTCAAACTTCTCGAACATGAACGCTCTATTCTGCGGCGTATCGTCTACCTTGATTGCAAACCGAGAGGGCTTCTTCTTAGGAGCCGGGGGTTCGCTCTCGTCGTCAGAGGAGTCGTCGCTAGATTCTTCGGACTCGTCGTCGCTCTCAGCGGGAGCATCGTCGGTCTCAGAAGCATCGCTCGCGTCTGCCTCGGTGTCTTTACCGTCTGCTCCGGCGTCCGGAGCGTCTTTTTCTTTGTCGGATCCCTGCGGATCCTCGGTGTCTTCGTCGTCTGCTTCCATCAATACCGCGTCTTCACTGAGGAAGAACTGGTACAGGGCAGACTCGTCTAGAAAGAGAGGGTTTGCCATGCCGTGTCCTTAGTTGAAGAATTTCACTTCACCCTTGTCGTACAGAAGGGCTTCGGTCTGGCGGCGGTACAGGAGACCCTTGAGCTCAATCTTCTGCTTGGTCTTCGGGTCGGTGCCGTACTTCCACTTGAGGAATTCAGCAGGGACTTCCGCATGCAGACCGGCGTTAACCTTCTTCAGTAGGGTCGATGCAGCGAGAGAACCTTCGCCTGCGTTCAGGCAGAAGCTCACCAGCGCGTCGAACTGGTTCTGAGTCAGCTTGACCTTCACCAGCTTCTTGACCGAGGACTCGTATTTGACGAGGTCCTTGGCGAGGATCGAGTCTGCCTTGGCTGCGTCGATCGTGGCGTCCCAGAGCTCTGCTTTCTCTTCCGGGAGGATGACGTGACCCCAGCCGATGGTCGGCTTGCCGGAGGAGCAGTAGTACCGCTTCTTGGCAAAGCCGCCTTCCGGCCCTTGTTCGTAGTGCGTGATGACGGACTTGCCGCCAACGCCAGTTCTCATTTCTTCGTTTGCCATCTTTTACTCCAGTATTTCGATGATGGTGTTGGTCAAAGTGTCTACGAATGTGCCGTCGTCGAGGATCTCGGCGTCGTACTCGTCTTCGGCCAGCTCTCGGACGATCTCGTAGTCCTTGGTGACGACGTACACCTTCTCGCCATCCGGGTTGTACACCAGAATGTCGTCGGTGCCGTTGTACTCCCGCACGTACTGAGAGTCTCCCCCGGCGGTCTCGATCGTCTCCAAGATCTCGGCATCGACCACCTTCTCTTTGGGGGATCCGAAACCGGCGTCCTCCAAGGCTCTCTCCAGAAGAGCATCCACATCCGCCTCGTTGCGGAGCACTGGAGAAGGTCCGATCGGAATGTTGATGTTGAGGTTGTTGATGAGGAAGTCGAGAACGCGCTTCGGATTTCCCTCGTCGTCTCCAGACTTCGCCTCTTTGGCGATCTGAACTAGCGCCTTTATGGAGCGGTCCAACTCGTCTCGCTTCAGGTCAGCCTTCTGCCGGACCAGCTCCATCTTCAGCTTACGGATGCTGATGAGGTTAGCGGTCTGGTTTGCGATGAACATGAAGTTCTTCTTCTTACCAGCGTCGATCGTGCCGAGCCTCTTTGGCGCACTGCTGCTTGCGCCGCCGTTAGCCTCGTCCATGAGGATCTGCTTCGACATCGAGTACAGACTCTCAAGCTCAGTGATTTCACTGTCGAGAAGGCCGTCGTTCTCCTTGAATTGGTTTCGCTGGAGGATGTCGCGCAGGGTGATTTCGGTCGGATCGTTTACTGGCTCGTCGGATCTAACTACGTCCGTGCTACTCATGTGAGCCCTTTCAATCCTATAACGGATTTTGAAAATATATTATTGGTCTGTTGAAACCAGAGGAAACGCAAATGAGCCTATCCGCAAGAACCAAGGAGACCATTGAGCGTCTCGTCGATCGACACACTTTTGCCAACGAGATGACGTCTTTGGAGAAGTACCACGCTGGGCGCACCAAGAAGGCCCCGAAGGTGAGAGAAACCACACTGTCGTATGCTGATCGCGAAACCAAGCGACTTGGCATTTATGATTGGAGTAAGAATAAAGAGGGGTTCCACTTCTCAAGCGCAAGAGCTGCTGCGTTGAAAGAGGTTCGAGACGTGCTGATCCCAAAGCTGATATCGGAATCTGACACGAGCGAGTTCGATGAAGTGTCAGAAACGCTACCAAACATGAGCCACAGACGATGCTTTGTACGTGGAATCGTTGACGCCATCGGCAGTCCGGCGCTCATCTACGACGCAGGGTTAATAGAGCTCGTGTTCAAATACCCGGAGCCGAACGAAGGGTCATTCGACTCCAACCCGATTCGGGGATTCTTTCTGGCGTTCAAGACCGCCGACCGGAAAGAGGCAAAGCGGAACACCGAGGTCTTCGAGAAGATTCTGGAGATGAACCTTCTGGAGAAGTGCCAACTTAGCTCTAGCGATGCCCTCCTGAAGTGCATGCAGTACATGATCCTCGACGCAGAAGAATTCTTCGGGATCTACGAGCACTTCGTCAGTGTCAAGACTTCGACTCAGCCAGCAAGCCGTAGGTTCATGTATCACAGGTCAAAAACTGGCAACGTCGCACAGGAGGCCATCGAGAAGCTCAAGCAAGCTTACTCCAACAACAAGTTCGTCAGCGATGATGAAAAGCGAAAGATGATTCTTCTCTTATGAGTACTCTAACACCGCCAATCCTCTCAAACCAGTCTCTCAGCGTCGGTCTCTCCAACGCGAACCTGATGTCCATAGACGCATCTTGCTCCAGTAGCGTCATTCGAGGGAAACTGTCTCAGGACTCTCTCCCAGACAACACGATGGTCGTCATGGAAGACGGCACGTTGGGGATTTCGAGAAATGGGAAGTTTGTCAGAATGAACGAGCTCGACGAGTACAAAGACGAGCTCGTTGTGGACCCGTCCTTCTTTGTCGAAAACGCGAACCTGACCGTATCCTTCCACGAAGCCAGGTGCGAAGAAGAAGAGACTACGATTCTGTACCGAGTGGACGAGAAGCACTACAAGCTCGTCTACTACGGATGCTGGATAATGCTCCTTGCTTTTCCTGTGATACGAAAAGGAGTTCTGGAGCGCATTGTCACCGATCACATCTCAATCGAGAGGCCGGTCACTAACCCGAAGATGCGAGTTCTCGTGCCAGTCAACTTCGCCGGGAAAACCGGTGCCATTGCTGAGAAGATGATCGGAAGTGGGGTAAAGATACAGCAAACAATAGGCTTCTCGGCAGATTCGAGAGTGAACAAGATCGTCGCCCCGAGCGGCTCTTGCGATCTGAAGCCAGATCAGGAAGCCGAGATGAAAGACCAACTGGAGAAATACTCCATGATGTTTAAGTGAGGAAAAATGAAGACAATAGGAAAAGCACTGTCCAACGTGATCTACCTACGGGCGGAGAACGACCGGGGCTACCGTAGCATTCCGAAGATCATGTACGTCGAGAATCACGCGATGGACGACGGCACGATTCGCAAGGAGGTTGTTGTCGAGGAAAACCCGGAGTACACCTTCTACAGCACTCACCACCTCCATCAAGGTGAGACGCCTCAAGAGAAGAAAGACCGTAGCGAGGTCAACTACGTCAAGAAGGAGGATTGCAAGGCGTACACGGTCCGTTACGAGGACATCTACCGCAAGATGGCTGAAGTCTCCAACCAGATGAAGTTCTTCAAGGACTGCGTCTCGAACGGCAAGTACAGAGAACTCTGGACGCTTGAGAAGGACATCGACCTTCATCTGACAGACATCCACCTCGCAGACTACAAGATCCGGGAGTGGCTAGACAAGAACAAAAGCCAGATGATGCACATACCTCTGGCCAAAGCTTTCTTTGACATCGAGGTGGACATCTACGGATTCGAAGGCTTCCCGGAGCCAGAAGCTGCGCCATGCGCAGTGTCTCTGATCTCGTACATGTACGAGCCGACGATGACGCTGCACTCGTTCATCCTCCGCAACCCGAATAACCATAGCCAGACGGAGTTCCTAGAAGCGTTCGAAGAGCACAAGGAAGAGTACGTCCAGATACTTCTCGAAGAGTTCAACACGAACAACGGGAAAGCAAACTACAAGAAGCTGAAAGACATCCGCTTCCACATCTACGACGACGAGGCGACCCTGATCGCCAAGTTCTTCGCGCTGGTGAAGCGAGACAAGCCGGACTTCTGCGGTGCGTGGAACGCCTCGTTCGATATGCCGACGCTCATGAACCGTCTCCTGAAGGAAAAGGAGAACGTTACTCGGATCATGTGTCATCAAGACTTTCCTTACCGTCAGGTGGACATTCGCCCGGATACCTTCAATACGGACTGGTCGAAGCGCAAGTCGGTGTTCGACGTCACCGGGTACACGCAATTCATCTGTCTTCTGGAGAACTTCGCCTCGATCCGGGCTACGATGGGCAAGCGGGAGTCCTATGCTCTTGACGCGATCCTGTTCGAGGAGATTGGCGAGAGCAAGTTCGAGTACGAGGGAGACATCCAAGATGCCATGTACATCGACTTCGAGGGGTTCCTGAAGTACTCGCTCTACGACTCCTTCCGCCTGTACCAGCTGGAGGAGAAGAACAAGGACATCGACCTCCTGTACAACATGGGGCTGATGACCGCCACTCGCTTCTCCAAGGTGATGACGAAGACCACGTCGATCCGGAACTTCGCAGCCATGCTGTTGGAGAAAGAAGGGTACATCCTCTCCAACAACCACAACAAGCAGAAGGACCACGGAGAAAAGAAGAAATTCCGTGGAGCTTTCGTAGCCCTTCCGAGCAAGATGGTCCCGGTCGGGATCAAACTCAACGGGCAGAGATCCACGAAAGTTTACGAGAACGTCATCGACGAAGACTTGGCGTCCCTGTATCCGTCCATCATCTTGGCGTTCAACATCGACGCAGACACCATGATCGGGAAGATCATGTGCAAGGAGAGACCGGAGCTGGACGACGAGATCCCGACGATGCTGGCCGAAGCCGACCCGGTGAAGATCGGGAAAGAGCTTCTTGGCTTGCCCAACGTCTCCGACATCCTCTCGGACCTTGAGCACTATGTAACTTGACAGCAGGGTGGGGAAACCCGCCCTCTTCAGCCGGAGAATCGAATGTTCACTTTTGAAAACCCCAAGAACAAGTATGACGCAGCAATTGTCCTCGTCACTCCGAAAGAAGACGCCAAAGAGAAGCACTTCTACAAGTTCCGAATCTTTCAGGACGGAACGATAGAACTCGACACCTACTTCGAGTTCGACAAGACCTCCGGGGTTCCATACCGGGTCGTGAAGAGCTACCAGTCTGGAACCAAGAACGGGAGTATCGGAATCTCCGACGTTCCCTTCATTCACCGCGAGTCTGACAAAGCTTTGATGCTGAAATTCATCAAAGAAGCAATGACCGAAGGGGTCAAGTGGAGTAACTGATGGCGCTCGAAAACGACACCGAGTTAAAGAAAATCGCAGGCGGGATGCTTCCCCCTGATGTAGTAGTCCAGCTGCGAGAAGCCATGCAACGAAAAGGGCTAATCTCGGCGGCAGCTAAGAAAGGTCTGGCGGAGGCTCAGCCTGTTGCCAAGGAGGAGTTTGACAAACTCTTCAATGAAAACAGCGTCAAGGTTTACGTAGAGAACTTCTTCGAAGAACACATGAAGTCGATGATCCTCGGCTTCATCGGGTTCGAAGACAGCTGGCACTCCGGGCTCCAACCCAAGAGCCACGACTTCAACAAGACTGCGATGTACCGCTTCTTCCAAGACAAGATGGAGGCAACGGCAAAACAGTTCTTCTTGGAGCACTTCTCCGACCGGATGCAGGATCTCAAGCTGACTCAGAAGTCGAAAGACAAGATTGTCTCCTCTTACCGCAACCACCTTGAGTGGGAGCTGGAACGTCTGGTCCACGAGAAGGCAAAAGAAGACGCAAGGAAGATCTTCTCCGAGCTCATGGGTGTCGAGCCTTCTGACGAATCGGACGACGACTAACCCCAAAGGCAGGTTCATCGATATATCATTTCCGTGCTAGTGATACGTGACAACACAAATTTACTAGCGTTGAGGGACCATTCGATGGCGCATCCATTAGACTACAAGAGGCTGTACGACGTAAATCAGTGGCTCAAGAACGACCCGTACTGGTATGACTTCAAGGACGGCCATTTCATTGGCGCGGACGAGCAGTCAGACGTCTACATCGAACCCAAAGGGTTCAAAATCGATAATCCTTCCGGGAAGAGATTCTTGTCGATCCCCAACGGGAAGGAGCTCTACGCATTCATTGCAGAGCACAAGAAGGGCAAAGAAGAAAAGGAGAGCATGATTTCCTCCAAGGACATCACCCTTGCAGGCCATAGCTTTCCGGTGTCTTACACCGACAGTTTCCCCCCTCAGAGACTCACCGACGTTCCGATCTCGCAGCTGGAGGAGCACGACTGCTCTACCATGTCGCTGTGGTACGAAGGCGAAATGCTGAAGGAGGAGAAGATCCTGATCGGCGACATCATCGACATCCTCGACCACAAGAAGTCGCTCGTCCAGAACGAGTTCGTCTTCCTTGAGATCAAGGGCGACGAGGTGCATCTCTTCAACAGCAAATTGGGGTTGAGTCTCCGGAATAAGACTCTGATCTGCCTCAACAACTTCGTCAAACTCAAGACGAAGAAGAAAGACACAACCGAGTTTCTTATGCTCCACAGCGGAGGAAATCGGCTGTACGTACACTACGGAAACGCAGAGTACGATGTCTGCTATCAATTCCATCTCTTCGATCTCCACAAGTACACCACCAAGAAAGGCTAAAACCATGGCTGAGCAACGCAAATCCACCTTCACCAATGCCGACCTGAGCTCCTATGAGCGTCACTTCACCGCGATGAGCTTCGTCTGGGTCGAAGGTCGCGGCATGATCTCGCTGGCTCCGATCTTCGACGAATTCGTCGGCAAGGAGCCGAAGAAGGGGGACAACGTCTTCGACTATGACTCGAAGCTGAACTTCGCGATGGACGCCCAAGGTGCCATCCAGCTCCGTTCCGCCATCACCAACCTGATGGAAAACGAAGAACTGAAGATGGCAACCATCACCTTCGGCGGCGGTAAGAACTCCCGCACCATCGCCATCTTCAAGCCGAACACGCTGAAGCTGTCCGGCAAGCACTACGACAACTACATCCTGCGTCTGACCACCAAGAAGGACGACGAGGAAGAAAAGATGTACCACGTCATGCAGCACGGCGACGTGAACTACAAGACCACCGACAACGAGGAAAGCGCAGAGACCCTCGACATCGACATGCTGCTGCTGCTGGAGTTCTGCTCTCAGCTGATCAACAACTCCTTCAACGTCGCCTACCACGGTGCGAAACGCGCCGGTGGTAGCCCTGCTTCCGGTGGCGGTGCTCGTCGCGGCGGTAGCCGTCGCAGCGTCGAGGAAGAAGATGGCGGCGATAGCGACAGCGATTCCGGCGACGACGACAGCGGTAGCAAGAAGACTCCGCCGAAGAAGAAAGCCAAGCTGGACGACGAGTTCGCTGACTGATCCTGACCTGAAGTCAGAATAATGAGAGAGACCGGGATGACCGGTCTCTCTTTTTTCTTTAAAGGACACAAAATGATCCAAGCCCCAAAATTTGTCATCGCCACCGACTGCGACGACGTGCTCGTCAACACAGCAGGGAAGTGGATCCAACACATCCTCTCCGACGACGCCTTGCTGAAGCAAATCCCGGAAGAATCAGTGCGATATGCGATCTCCTCCCATCCCATGAATCGGGAGGACTTTGACATCTCGTCCCACTTCAAGTCGGGCGACTGGCTCGACGCCGGACTGAAGAAGAAGATGCTGGACAAGTACTTCATGGACTCGAAGTTCTACGACGACCTCAACCCGAGCGCGTACACCATCGCGCTTAAGCAGATGGTGCGCATGGGCGTCATCGACAGCATCTGGATCGTCACGAGCTGCATCGACCTCAAGTACCCCGTGACCGGAAGCAAGGTCCGGTTCCTCGAACGCGTCTTCGGCGAGCTGAAGCTGGAAGTCCCGATCCACTACGTCTTCACCGAGAGCGGCGAGACCAAGTCCCACGCCATCAACGAGCGAGAAATCAAGTACAGCTCGTTCGTGGACGACCACGTCGCCAACATCCGCGATGTCATCGTCAACACCGACTCAAAGGACAAGGAATTCCTGATCCCGCGATACCGCTACAACGTGGAGCTCCCAGACGCCGCCGAGCTGACCGAGAAACACGGCGCGAACATCGTTTGGTTTGACAACGACATGATCCTCGATTCCGCCTCCAACATGCTCTGCGACAAGCTTTACGACCACTCTGAATTCAAGAAGTTCCAGCTGGCTTGGAACTAAGAAGAAGCCATAGGCCCTCTCGGGTCTATGGCTCTTTCTTTTTTCTTGGTCATTTACGACCTGATGCAATGGCGCGTTCGAGATCTGCGATCTGCGAAGACAACGCTTTGATCGAATCTGCTTGGGCTTTGATGTTCTCATCCTGCTTGCGCTCGATCGATTCGATCTTCTTGACGATGTCGGTGGAGACTCGTTCTTCAAGCCGAGAGAGACGCCCGTCAGCATTGTTCCAGGAAACTGCAGCACTTGCAATTGCTCCAGCGATGATTAGGACATCCTTGAGCTTGAAGTTGAACTGAGAGTCTTGGTTGATGGTGTACGGCGCGTTCACCCCCGGTATCTGCTGGGGAGGAGGCGTGTACGGTTGAGGCTGTTGCTGTGGCGCTGGCTGAGGGTATTGATGGTTCCCGTCCATTCGGCTGGTCCTTTGTTCGGAGTGTTGCGAGGGAGCAACGTCACCGTGCGGAGGACACGAAGGCTCTGGAGTGTTTCTTGCAACTGCCTCTCGATGGTCGGGAGAGAGTGGGAAGGGAGCCTCGTAGTATCTTCCGTCAGGGGTGATGAACCCTCTATTCGTGTTCAGCATCTGTATTCATCCTTCTGAAGACTGCTACTCGCTCTTGAGCGGAGCAGCTGTTGCATCCGGTGGTGTCGGCACCACTCTCATCAACTTGGAGACTCCTCAAGAACTTCAAGAAGTCGTTAATCACGCACACCTTACATGTGGCATTGTGGAAGAACCGATAGATCCCGATCTGGAACATGCCGTTGATCACGACTAGCGTCAAGATCGTTAGCTGAATGAGAAACTGGTTCAAGATGTTGAAAGTGTCGAGACTCTTGAGCTCGTAATAACTCAGAATCAAGACACTCGCTAGAATGTGAAGCACGATCATCGTGTGGATGTACACATCGACGTGGTGAATCACTCTTTTGATGTATGAGAAGAGAATGATGCCAGATATGATCAGCATGCTGGAGATCACGATGTTCGTAAACTGCAGCAGGACGAACGCTATCTTTGCAATCTGGAGTTCCATTGCTAGAATTCCTTGTGGAAAATGAAGAGAATATTCATGACTAACCTGTTGTTCGGCACGATTTGTGACAACCTAAAATGGAAAGTCTCGGATAAAAGCTTTATGCAACACCTTAATAATTCGCATACCTCTCAGGAATAAGAGATGAAACTCGATCTTTTTGACATCGACCAATTCATCCAGAAGAACGGCTGTCAGCAAGTGACCAGCCGGTTCTATCTGGACAGCAACGGTGGCCCTTCCGATGACGGTCTCTTCTCGACCAAGATCTTCGGTAAGTTCGGCTCCGACGCTCGCAAGTACAACTTCGGGTTCGTGGATCTCCGTCGTAAGTTCTTCCACCCGCTGGTCTACATGACCGTGTACGGCATGTTCCGTGCCCTGCCGCAGGTCATTTCCGGAGAGAAGTTCTGCCGCCTAGACGTCTCCGGCAAGATCGTCACCGGAGACAAGCCGGAAGACGGAGAGACCGGCATCGAGTTCTTCATCAAGAACTGGAAGAAGATCAAGTGGACCAAGATCGGCGAGGAGAACGCCTCCCGCTCCAAGAAGGAGAACCTACTCTCCATGCTGGACATGAAAGAGGTCTTCATCGACAAGTGGCTGATCATCCCGGCGTACTACCGGGACATCAACTTCTCCACTGCCTCCGGCTCCAAGAAGATCTCGGTCGAGGGCGTCAACGCCAACTACATCAAGCTGATCAACGCTGCAACGTCCGAGTCGATCACCTTCACCAACTCGTACCTGACGCAGTCCTCAGTGCAGCGCATCCTAGTTGAGATCTACTCGGAGCTGACCAAGAAGATTGCTGGTAAGAAGGGCGTCATCCGTCAGGCGGTTATGGGCAAATCCATCGACTACTCCACGATCGGCGTTCTGTCTTGCCCGAAGCTCTCGGCAGACGATCCTGGCCTGCAGCAGGTCAAGTACAACGAATTCGGCGTCCCGCTGCACTTCGCGCTGTCGCTCTTCTATCCGTTCGTGATCAAGTGGCTGGAAGACTTCTTCCACGGCTACGAACACGCTGCCTCCATCGTCGTTGACGGCGACAAGCGGTACGACCTACCGCAGACCACTTACGGTAAGCTGACATCGACTAGCCTCTCCAAGTTGGTTGACGGCTACATCAAGGACAAGACTCGTATGATCCGAAGCCAGCACTTCTGGCTCGACGGTCTCGGGAACGATTCCAAGCTGGTCAAAGAGTTCAAGCACGTTCGCTTTCCAGATCGCCCGTTCACGCTGACTGACCTGTTCTACGAGGCGTGCATGGACGTCACTCAGAACAAGCACGTCATCGCGACTCGCTACCCTGTGACCGGCCCTGAGTCGGTGATCGCGTGTCGGATCAAGCTGCTCACCACCGAAGACACGATCAACATGACCGGACCTGCCGAAGAGGGCGGGATGAACGACAAGCGGTTCACCCACTACCCCTACTTCCCGACCGACGGAAAGGGGAATATCCTCCATGACAAGATCAAGTGGATCGACACCTACGTCCCGAACGTTTCCTTCCTTAAGGGTCTCGGCGGCGACTTCGACGGTGACACGATGCGCGTGATCGGCCTGTTCTCCTCTGAGGCGAACATGGAGGCCGCAAAGATGATGAACTCCCCGCTCAACTACGTTGACGCCAAGGGCGGGTTCATCCGTGGCATCCACCGCGAAGGTGGGCTAGCGCTGTACATGCTGACAAAAGACTGATAATTCGCCCTATGGATAGCCTCCATAGGGCGTTTTGTTTATATATAATGATCGTGAAAGGAGAAAATATGGACCTGAACCTGACTTTTCAGAGTATGACTTTGGAGGATGTCGAACGATTCATGCGAGAGGGCAAGCCGGTCATCCTGATGAATATCGCCAACTTCCACCTCAAGGGTCCGGTGTTATTCAAGCCGGTATATGCCAAACACGATCGGGTTCCCGGAGCCTACAGCCTGGACGAGATCCACAACAAGGTCACGTTCATGACGATCCAAGGCGAAGAGCTGGTGCTCAACTTCTGGTATTCCGAGCTCTCTGAGCAGTACGAAGACATCTTGAAGAAACTGGTGCTGCTCCGCAGCTAGCCGACAGAATCTCGATTCGCCGTAAAGCCATGTCGGCTAAAGGGCGAACAGAAGATTACCCGGAATATCCAAAACGGGTTAAAATAAGGAGTTGCGATCACTCCTGATGATCGCGTATCATGAACTGCTGAAAGGAAGAAAGAACAATGCAGCTTGCAATGTACAAGGAATACCAAGACGGTAATCCGGAGAAATTCAATGAGGACCTGATCTACATTCGTCACAAAGACGACGTAGACTCGTACTTCCGAGATCTGTTCACCACCCTGAACAGCATCCCCGGCATCACGTTCCTCGACATGCAGCGAGTCAACGAGGAAGAGTGTGCTGCGTACATCACCAAGCGGAACATCAGCATCGAGGAGTCCCGTCTTGACCTGATCGAAGCTCGCTTCAAGATCGAGTGGGAAGGAGAGAAGAAAGAAGTCAAGCTCCACCTGTTCATCCCGAAGCTGGTCGATGACTTCTTCTTCGTGCTGAACGGGAACCGCTACTACGCCATCCTCCAGATTGCTGACAAGAACTGGTACGCCATCCGCAACGGTATCTACCTAAAGACACTGCTGATGCCTCTCGGCATCCGCCACAAGGCGGCTTCGATCGAGTCCCTGAACTCCGGCACCACCTATCGCGGCAAGGTGTTCCTGCTGGACTTCTTCAAGACCAAGTCGAACAGCATCAACAGCTTCAAGAACGCATTCATCTACTTCTTCATCAAGTACGGCTACTCCGAGACGATGCAGATGATGGGCCTCGACGAGATGGTCTACCTTGTCGACGACAGCGGAAAGAACCCGTCCGGCGAAGAGCTTGACCTCGACGCGTTCGACACGGAGAAGGACTGGGAGGTGTTCAACATTCACCGCAACCAGATGTTCGTCAGCAAAGAGTGGCTGGAGAGCAGCGAAGACTTCCGTAACATCATCATCTCGCTCCACAACGCGCTGGAGAACATCAAGAAGCTGGGGAATCTGGAGAACAAGGACTTCTGGAAGCGCCGCATCCTGACTTCTCCCACCGCCAAGCTCGACAAGGCAGACAAGTCCATCGCGTCTCTGGAGCGGATCCTCGACGAGCGCACCAAGAAGAACTTGCGTGAGCTCGATGACGACGAGAAACGCAACACGTTTGACGTGGTGCAGCACATGATGTGGAACTACGAAGAGATCCACAAGATGGACGGTCTCGACCTCTACACCCGCCGCATCCGTCTCTACGAGTACCTGATCTTCCCGCTGCTGATCAAGTGGTCCGAGATCGCCGTTCGCATTCTGAACAGCCGGAACGTGGACATGAAGCGCCTCGAAACGGTGTTCTCCAACATCGGCGCGATGTTCCTCGTGAAGCGCCTCATCACCAACGAGCTGCTCCGCTACTCCAACATCACGAACGCGTTGAACCTGTTCAGCGTCGCTCTGAAGTTTTCCGCTCGCGGCCCTCAGTCTCTCGGCGCAGGCGGCGGCAACGTGCTGGTGAAGTACCGCAGCATCCATCCGTCGTTCATCGGGAACCTGTCGCTCAATGCATCTTCGGCTGGCGACCCCGGCATGAGCGGAACCATCGTTCCGTTCTGTGACAGCGTGGATGACATGTTCTTCGAGAAGAAACACGAGATCCCCGAGTTCGGCTGATCTTTAGGTGGGCAAAGGGGTCTAATCCTCTTTGCCCACAATAAGGAGATCAACGTGCCGAAAGTGTACAACCGAAAGAGAGACCGCGTTCCCCAAGGCGCAGTGTTCGTGGGCCGCCCCAGCAAGTGGGGGAACAGATACGTCATTGGCCGAGACGGCACCAGAGAAGAAGTCATCCGAAAGTACGAGCTCTGGCTGCTGAGGCACCCGGAGATCATAGCTGAGATGAGGGAGAAGCTAGCGGGCAGAGACGTCGTCTGCTTCTGCGCACCACTCCCGTGTCACGGAGATATCATTCTCAAGTACGCCAACCGAAAACCTCTAGCAATGAAGGACATAGAAGAGGAAGAATTATGACAGAAAGAGACGAAGCTAGTACGTCCGACATCGTTGGATTCGCGTTCACAAGAAAGAAGGTCAAGTACTCCGTGCTTGACGAGGTGTTGCCGGAGAGCATGCTCGACACCACGGTCACCTTCTTCATTGACATGAAGTACATGCTCGACATCATGCGCATCGACTACTACAAGCAGGCGGTGACGAACGAGCTGATCCCCAACTCGAACAGGGTGATCGCCGAGTTCATGAATCTGGTGGTCCACTACCGGCGCTACCTCGTGGAGAAACGCAACTGTAAAGTGACGTTCCTGCTGATGTTTGACGACGGGAAGGTTGACCCCATCAAGCTTGAGGCTAACGCAGCTTACGGCACGAAAAAGATGGAGAAGACTGTGAAGCCAGCCTTCCTCCAGTTCATCGGCAAGAAGATCCAGCGCATCGCGCCGTGTCTTCCGGGCATGAAGGTGGTGGACTCTGACACTAACGAGCTGACCTGCATCCCGTACGTGCTGACAGACACGCTCAAGTCAAAGTACAACATCTTCCTCAGTGACGATCCGCTGCTGCAGATGCTGTCATCGACTCTTCCCAACTGCTTCAGCATTCGCCCGAACGGCGTCCACTCGAAGTCAGTCGGGAAGAACGGGTACTTCCGACACCTGTACGAGAAGAACAAGTGGGTCATCTCCGACGATTCCGAGATGAAGATCGATGACTCTTACATCCGGCTCTTCCTGAACTTGACCGGCTGGGATGACGGATGCCCCATCGCCGACATCAAGAACAAGAAAGCGGTCAAGATCATCAATAAACTCAAAGAATCTGACATCAAGTTCATGGGCTACGACGCTCTCGCCGAGCACCCGGAGTTTAAGGGCCGGGATGACTTGATCGAAGAGCTGAAGGCGCGAGACGTGTGCTACAACCCACACATCCATGCGGCGATGATCAAGGAGGCAGACTCCATGCACATCGTAAACCAGTACTCCGACTCGAACCGACCCTCAAGAGACGAGTTCTCGTACTACAACCGAGAGTACTTCGGCAATGTGGTAGACGAGACCACCCTGTTCATGGTGTAGCAAGAAGAGTTCCATACCGCTCCGGCAGAATATGCTTTGGCGGTATGGAACTTCTTCATAGCTATCTTTTTTTTTCGGAGTGGAAATGGCCGGAACCCTCTTCGACCTCGCAAAGACTTTCTCTGAGGTAAACAAGGTATCGAGCGCCGTGAACGACATCACGGTTCGCCTTGACCCGAGAAAATCTCGCCTGAAGCCGACCAGCGGCAAGAAACAGGACGAGGTCCGCAAGTACCAAAAAGAATTCATGGATCTGAATGCTATCAAGCTAAAGTATTCAGACATCCTCAAGAAGTACGAACTGGACTACAACAACGCTGCAGTCTACATCGGGCAGACCATATACGACGAGGTGAAAGCCACGTCGGCTACCGGGACTCCGACCGACGACGAAGTCATGGCGCACGAGAAGTTTCCGAAGATGCGCTTGGCGTTCAGCGACTTCAACCTGCTCCAAGACAAGCTGAAGGACAAAGTTTTTGACCCGGCGCAGCTAACCGAGTACAGCATCAAGGATTTGGAGGAGAAAGTCAAGTCCGACGATCTAGTCTCCGAGCAGAAGCAGGTGCTAGTCTCGTTCATCAACGACGTCGCTCCTCTGGTCGCCGAGGTCGAGAAGATCAAGAAGAAAATCCTGGAGGAATCGAGGACCGAGCAGCTGTCGGACAAGCCGACAAGGCTGAACTCCTCCGAGAACCCGGACAAGAACCCAAAGATCCCGGAGAGAGTCCTAGACCAGTGGGTGTACGACATCGAGCTCTACTACATCCGCCCGGACAACGAGGTCGTGAAGCTGGACCCGTTCATCAACGAGTTCATCTACACGATGGAGTACGACCTGCTCGTCATGCCGGTCTTCTCTGTACTGCTGACCCTGACTGACTTGAACTTCAAGGACTTCAAGAGCGACTTCGAGCAGCTTCGCTTCTTCATCAACGTTAAGAAGTGGGAGCGGAACAAGCTCAAGGGCAAAGAGGACTACATCATGAAGACCGTAGTCCTCGACAACCATCCCCTCATACCGATCAATCCGTCGCTGCCGACCGATTCGGTGGTGGAGGAGAACCCAACGTCCGGCATCCCACGCCACAAGGTCAAGCTGGATCTGGTGAGCAAGCGGAACGTAGAAATCAACGGCAAGGTGAAGAGCAAGGTCTACAACAATGTCACCATGTTGGACGTGATCACCGCGCTCCTCAACGAGGCGTACAACGACCAGAAGAAGATCAACTCCGCAGAGAAGGACATCGTGAAGTTTGCGATCACTCCTCCGGATAACGTCACTACCTACGAGCAGGTGATCCTTGACCCCGGAACGATCGCCCAGAACATCAAGCAACTTCAGGAGAAGTACGGCGTCTACCGCACCGGCATCCGGGTGATGTTCGACACGGTGGTATCCGAGAAGGACGAGGAAACGGGCAGATTCAGCAACAAGACTCTCGTCACGGTCACCGACAAGGGCGGCACCGCCCCCGGCAAGAACACGGTGGAGCAGGTGCTCATCGAGATCCTAGACAAGGTGTCGAAGACGACTATTCCGGAATTCGAGGAAGGTTCGAACATCGACCAGAAGTCGAATATCTTGATCGCCCGGACCATGCAGCCCTACCAGATCGACAAGAAGAACGCCGGGAAGATCCTCGACGGAGACAACGTGCGGATCATCCAGACCAGTCAGGACGACACGGTCTTCTCCGAGTGCGACATCAATATGGACGACGAGGCCACCCAGAGGACTTACTGGGGGAGCAACGACAATCCGTACAACCTGACGCAGCTGCAGGACAGCATCAGGGAGAAGCAGCTGAACGTGGTCATCCAGCTGTGCAACGTGGACATCTTTGCCTTCACGGAGAACATGCAGTACGTGCTGAAGTTCTACAACAAGGACGACGAGCTCCACTCCGGCGAGTACCGTCTCAAGGCGGTGAAGTTCTACTTCACTTCCCCGCAGTCGGAGGGCAAGACCGGCGTCCCGATGAACGCCAACATGTACTTTACGAACATCCCGAAGATCACCGTCAACGGCGCAGTGATCCAGAGGGAGTCCTACGTGGACAAGGTGAAGCGCATGAAGCAGGAGTACGCCTACTTCCGCCAGCAGTCTCTCGGCGTCGGGTCAGCCCGCACCGGCAGCGTCCGCACCCCTCCAATCATCAGGAGGACCGGCGACACTGGCCCGTTCTCGTGCTCGTTCTCAGGGAAAAACGACTATAACGGTCGCTCCATACCTCAGCAGATCCCGGCGTCATACCCGATGTCGGCCAACCTGAAACTGGAGGACTGCTACACCACGAAGGACGGGGCATACCCGGACCGTGGATCTGCGCTGTGTCAGGATTTCAACCTGTTCTGTTTCGCTCAGAAGTTCGCTAAGGTTGCTCTTGACCCGATCATCGCCAAGTACGGGAAGTTCGTCGGCGGAGGCGGGAGGATGAACTCGTTCTATCGTTACCACATCCCTTCCGGGGGCAGCAAGTCTTCGATGCACATCTGGGCTATGGCTGCGGACATCGTTCCATCTCCGGGCACCGGCGACCTGCTGTGCGAACCATTCTTCTGGCTGGCGACCCAGAGTGGCATCCCTTTCGACCAGATAATTCTGGAGGGCAACGGATCCGAGTGGCGTTGGATTCACATCGGCATGCACTACAACGGTCAGCAGCGAGGCGAGATCAGGCTGGCGATGAACAGCATGTCATCCAGCTATCCAAAGATCGACCGAGCTTCTCTGACCTCTCCAAGCCAGCTGGCATTCGCCAAGGCCAGCAAGTTGAGAGGCGGCTACTAGAGCAAAGAAATCCCCATACCCTCGCGGGTATGGGGATTCTTTATCCGTGGAAACGGATTACTTCTTCGGTGCGGAGACCTTGATGCCGGTGGTCAGTTGAGCCACGCGCTTCTGAGCGGACTTCACCACAGCCTGAGCAGCCTTGACAGCAGCCTTGGCATTGGCAGCCTTTTCCTTGGCGCCGGACAGACCTTCTTCATCGAAGGAAGCCTTGATGCCCATCTTGCCAGCTTCTTTCTGGTTGGCCTTGAATGCCTTCTTGCCATCTTCCAGCTTGGAGACTTCGCCCTTGGCCTTCTCGGCAGCAGCTTCGGTCTTCTTCAGAGCCTTCTGTGCCTTGGCCAGGTCGGCGGCGGCAGCGTCTTGCATCTTCTTCAGGGAAGCGGCGTTGATGGTCACGGACTCGGCCTTGTCGGCGCGGGCAGAGACTTCAGCCAGCTGCTTTTCCAGTTCGGCGACCTTGGCAGCGGAAGCAGCTTCGGCCTTGTCGGCTTCAGCGGCCAGCTCGGCGCGGATCTGGTCTTCCTTCTCGCCGGTCACGGACTTGTACTTGTCGATGACGAATTCCTTGGCATCGCCGAACTTGCCGGAGACCCAGTTCCAGAACTTGACCAGATGGTCCTTGACCCATGCAGCGACCTTCACGATCACGTCATAGACCTTCTTGCAGAAAGCAACGATGGCGTCCCAGACGCGGGCCAGGAAGCCCTTCTCTTGGGAACCAGCGCCAGCTTCGTCGCCGGACTCGCGCAGAACGCGGGTCTTCTCGTGGATGGCGAAGTCGGCCTTCAGCATCGCTTCGGTCAGGTTGGCGTCTTCTTGAACCATCTCGACGATGGATTCCATCGCTTCTTGCAGGCTCACTTCGCGGATGATTTCCACGGATTCGGAGAGAAACAGTGCCATGTTTTGTATCCTTTGTAAGGGTAAGTCAAATGGGAGTTTTGGCTCACAGTGTGCTAAGCTACCGTAATGTTCTTACGGCGTCTTAGAATCGTGAGCCAGATCTACTTTAATGTTCTGTCAGATGAGCGTCGAGTTAGAAACGCCGTCAGAACGTTGTTTCGCGAGGTCAACAACTCCTTCGGTGTCGGCCTTGACCGTCGCGGAGGTGTCCATCGCAGCCTTCTTGCTGGCCTGATCAAATTGAGCAGCCTTGAAGTTAGCTTCCTTCTTGTAGGACTTGAATTCGTCCTCAGTCACGGTGGTCTTGCGGACCATCGCAATGCTTTGGCCGATGCTGAAGGTCAGCTTCTGGTAGGAAGCCGACAGGTACTTCACAGTGTACACCACCATGCGGATGACGTACAGGGGAAGCAGCAGCAGATCGGTGTACTTGTTCGAAGCCACCATCGCGAAGACGGCGTCCAGAACGTTCTCTTCGCGCAGTACCTTGTCACGGGCGGTCAGCAGCGAGTCCAGAGTGCCCTTGTCGAGCACGTTACGGAGCTTGCCGGAGATCGCCAGTGAGTTGAAGTAATGGATCAGGGTGAAGTGCTCCGCCATGAACTCTGCCGGGCACTCGAAGTGAACGGTCTTCACGAATGCAGGGCGACGAGAGTAGTCGATGTCCGCGTTGATGCTGTAGGAATACAGCACGTCCACGCCGACGTCCACCGCGACGACTACGTTCGTGTAGAACTGAGTCATCACGCGCTTGCTCTCTTCTTTGTAGGTGCGGGCCTCGTAGTCCATCACCTTGGCGAATTCGGGAGCGTACTTCTCCAGATTGTTCAGGGCCAGCTCCAGCTCGGTAAGCTTCTTCATGAAGTGACCGGTGTTGCCAGCGCCGTTGGAACCGCAGACGGACTTGGCGTACGCGATCAGCGAGCGGTTGCTGACGTAGTTCGCAGTCTTGCGAACGTCGCCGTTGGAGGACACGATCTTGCTGAAGTACCCGGCGCTCAGGGAAGTGGAAGCCTGATACTTCTCGCCGTTGGCGGTGTCGTGGTTGTCAGCAACCTTGACAGCATCCTTGACGGTCAGCGGGTTGTTGACGAACTCGCTCAGGCCGATCAGGGAAGCGTGTGCCGCAACTTGATGCTTCTCGGCCTTGGGCAGAGCGTGGAACGCGAACTTGTTCACGTCCTCATTGGTGAAGAATTGGTACGCGGTTTCGTTGAGAAACTCCTCGCACGTTTTCATTTTTTCCATTTCTGGCTCCTTAGTTGCGAACGAGCTTCATGAAGGTGTCGAGAGCTTCGTTGTTGTCCATGCTCTTGTCGTAGTTGATCGTCACGCCGGTCAGCGGGTTGTCGCTGTCGTGGATGATCAGGTTCTTGCTGACGGAGTCAACGATGACCAGAGAGAGGATCTTGTAGCGGTCGAACAGGGTGCGCAGGGCGTTCGGCTTTCTAAGGTCGAAGCCGTAGTTCGAACGGAGCATATCTGCATCAGACTTCTCGATGCACATGACGTAGTGGCGGGACTCGGTCAGCTCGGAGAAGTACTCGGGAATCAGGAAGCCGCCCTTCTTCATCATGGAAGCGAGGATTCGGTCCTCCATCGAGTCGGAGACGTTGCGCTGGACCTCCTTATCGATTTCCTTCAGGTTCATCAAGAACCCCTGCAGCGGCGAGGAGTTGCCAGCACGGAGCTTGATGTAGTTGAAGAGAATGCTACGGTCCTTCGTGGTACCAACCGTCTCGACGAGCTTCGGAGCGTCGATGGGAACCATGTTGACAGTGGTCAGCACGTCGAAGCGGATGCTGTCCGACTTGGTCTCGGCGTAACCCTTGTCGTCCCAGACGATGTTACCGGACTTGTCGCGCACCGGGACGTCGATGTTGATGTCGAAGTCCATCCTTGTCCCGGCGATGGCGTCGCCCAGTCCGGCGTTGTTGTTTCCAGCCTCGCTCAGAACCTTGGTGGTGGAGGAGAGGGTGTTCTTGTTGAAAACGACGTTCTCGGCGAAGTTGACGCGGTCAGCGATGGACTGAATTGCGTTGTTGTTGGTCTCACCGGAGTTGGCAAGAACTCGATGAACGGTACCGACGGTATCCACCTTCTGACCGTTCTGGCGAGCCTCGTTGATCTGGTGAACCAGAAGCTTCAGCACGGATGCAACCGAGCTGGTGTACTTTGCTGCCATCAGCTTCTGCACCGCCATCATGGTCTGCGGGGAGATGTTGGTGGAGTAGACGCCGTACAGCTCCAGAGAGAGCTTCTTGGATTCTTTGTTGATATCGGTGATCTTCTTGAATCTGGTCTTGCTGAACAGGTTCGCGGCGAGATCCTGCACCTTGTCAGATGCCCGATCGATGAGAGTTGAGAAAGGCATAGTTTTGGCCCTCTAGATTGGAAGTAAATCAGCCTAGACATCTAGGATTTTCTAAGAGGATGTTCATATTGACGATGCTTTCCCTATATTTATAATGGAAAACATCATAATAAATCAACCAACGGCTTTCCACGAGGAATCACCATGCCTGATGATTCAATTTCGTCTGAATACAAATCGTACATCCTCGGTCTGCCCCAGCAGTCCCTCGATAAAACCAAGGTGGACCGCGAAGACGTAGATTACTACGCTAGCGAGTCTCCCTCCGGAAGAGATGAGAACTGGACTTTCTGGAGGAACCGGAAGGTCAAGGACGATCCTCTCGTCACCGGGTACAACTACCTATTCATCACCGCCCCGGAGCTGCCCATCCACAGCAAGAGCCCTTCGATGACTGGCGGAAACAACACCGAACTGATCCTGAGTAACAACCAGCGAGTTCTCGGACTTCCTTCTGAGGGAGGCGACAGCAGGATCAGCATCTACTCAAGAGAGATTATCGAGGCGCTATCCGGCTCCACGATGTCTATGATCCCGGTCCTGTCCAACCGAGCCGCTTCGTACATGACGTCCGACGAGGCTCTTGCTACCGTTGACTACAGCGAAACCTGGAACCGCTACAAGATCGTCCTAGGCACCACGGCAAAGGACTCTCGGATCAGCGGCCAAATGACCGTCAACTACCTCGAAGACGGCCACCTGACCATCATGAAGCTGCATCGGCTCTGGCTGGAGTACATCGAGAAAGCTTTCATGGGCGACACTCTGACCGGCAGGTACCTCGCCGGTGCGGACATGCTGAGCCATCTGTCGAGAACGATCGACTACATGTGCAGCATCTACGTGTTCACCGTCCAGCCGGACGGTGAGACCATCACCCACTGGTGCCGCTATACGGGGTGCTTCCCGACCAAGGTGCCTTGGGGTGAGCTCACCAGCGAGGACGGTGGGATCGACATCAAGAAGACGATCCCCGTGGAGTACCAGTTCTCCTACAAGGAGGACATGAATCTCTACATCCTCCGGGACTTCAACCTTCTCTCTACCGGCGACGCACTCAGCAACCCTACCGGGAGCTACTACACCGGCAGCGCCGTGGACTCGCTTCGCGGAGCATCCAGCAGCAAATACCCTGGCGTCGTCTATGGCGGCAAGGACTTGTACACCGGGATGCCGGTTTTCAAATTGGTGCTCCCGAACCCGGAGCAATCTTAAGGATAGGTCATGGCAATTACTCCATCCATCTCCGAGGTCAGTTACAATTACGACGAACTGTTCCTCGAAATGGCCAGAGACTACTTCAAGATCGAGGACATCTCGACTGCGAAGACCGGCATGTTCGGATACGTCACTGGCATCGCTTCTCACATCGCAAAGGACGCGGCTTTCCACCGGAACATGCTCTACAAAGAGTTCTTCCTGAATACCGCGACGATGAAGAACTCCATCTTCAACTGGGCTCGCTTGCTCGACTACAACATCGAGTTCGCAAAACCCGCATCGCTGCAAGTGGCGCTGAAGCTGAACACCACGAAGCTGATGAAGCTTCCCTCCCAGTCTACGTTCAACACGTACACTCAGGACGGCACGAAGCTGTTCGAGATCAGCCGCGACCAAGAGTTCATCGTCGGCACCAAGAAGTTCATGCTTCCTTACACGATCGAGCTCAAGGTCTGGTACACCGGGACGACCTCAGTCTCGGCCTACGCCCGTTACAAGACCGGCACCGAGGACGCAAACTACCGCGACCCGCTGATCACCACCGAGCACTTGAAGGTATTGGTCGAGGGCGACACGCTCACGATTTTCTTCAACCTCTACCAGTTCTCGAAGAAGTCCATGACGTTCGACGTCATGAACAACGACATCCTCGAACGTTCCATCTACGACATCAACTTCGGCTCCAATCTGGTGTCGTTCAACACCTTCTATCAGACCCCGGACGACCGCTTTGCCAATAAGGACGTCTGGACGGAGGTCCCGATGTACTTCGGGGAAGTCATCTCGTCTGACAGCAACTTCTTCGGCTACTACACGATGACTGGCGATTCCACCCTGCGCGTGTACTTCTCTCCGAAGGTTGGGGACTTCAACCCTGCGTTCAACTCTCGTCTCCGGGTTAGCCTGATGACCACCGAGGGCACGGAGGGCAACTTCTCCTACTCCGGCTCGATCACCGCCAAGGACTCTTGGCTGGATCAGGCAAGTTACAACATGATCAGCCTGACCGATCCCACTGGTGGTCAGGACCAAGGTAACTTCAAGGAGTCCAAGATCGCGCTGATCAACCGTCTGCGCACGAGAGATTCTTACATCACCGAGAAGGACTTGGAGAATTTGTTCGATCTGATCAAGAGCGAGCGCATCAAGAAGAGCATCGACACCAAAGTCATCAAGGTCCGGGACGATTTCTTCCGGCGAATCTACTCGGTGTACCTGCTCCTCCGCCTCGCCGACGGCACCGTGGTTCCGACGAACACGGTCGATCTGAAGCTGGACTTCCAAGAGATCTCCGAGCGGAACTTCTCGATCAAGGCCGGAACTGTCGTCATCTACGATCGGGCAACCTCGTCCTACCGGCTGCTGAGCCTCGGGGAGATTCCCGATCCTTACATGTACAACACAGACGCGTACGTATTCGTCGTGCCCTACCTGCTGAACATGGACTTCCAGAGCTTTCCCAAGCTAAACGTGTACCAGACGGACTACTCGTACACCGTTCCGGTAGTGTACAACCCGAAGAAGATCCAGTCCGGCGTGATCGACGCGATCTCGCTGAACCACTACAGCATCCAGCGGAATAGTCTAGTCCATCTGGACCGTTTCATCCTCTCATGCGACATTCTTGGCGACAAGAACGCACTGAAGAACCCGAAGACGGGCGAGACTCGGAAGATCATGGCGATGCTCTATGACGAGAATGTCCTGATCGGCATGGCCCCGATGACTCAGGTAGGAGAGACAGGACAGTTCTATCTAGACATCCTCACGAATGACTCGTTCACTGACAAGGGCGAGTACATCATCGAGAACACGTTCTACAGTCCCACGGACATCACTTCTGTGATCCCGGAGGTGCATCTCGTCGGCAAGTACAGGATAGACATCGCGGTTTACGACCCGAGAAATTCGGATGGTTCTTCCATCACGGATTACTCGCTCGTTACTCCCGTCATCGAGTTCAATTCGAGCGAGACGATCGGGATCGCGGAGGACATCTCTCCGTACGTCCACTGCCCGATCCACCTCAACGAGACCACTGGTGAAGTGGTCCTGAAGAGGGTCCCCCTGATCGGCGCAAACTTCTTTTTCAACGAGAAGTACAACCGAGACATCATGGCGACGATCGCCCAGTTGTTCAAGGTCGTTGACGAGACCGACGTCGAGCTGGAGAACAACACGCAGCTCGATCTGAAGTACTACAACACCTCTGGCGTGAGCCGGAACTACTCGATCGACACCGTGGACATCAAGATCCACCTCCAGATCAAGCTCCGTACAGTCTACTCCAAGGAGCTCGACAAGAGCATCCGGGACGAAATCGTCAAGATCGTGGAAGCGTCGAACTACACGATGGAGAAACGCTTCTCGATCTCGAACCTAATCACGGCGCTCGAACGCAAGTTCACGGACATCGCGTTCATCCAGATCTACACTGTGAACAACTCCAACATCCAGACGATCTCCGCGATCGAGGGGAACGAGGAGAAGAAGCTTGCGGACTACGTCCCCGAGTTCCTGACCGTGAAGAAGTTGACTGGTGCCGACGAGTACGGCAACGACTTCCTGCCGTCCCTCACGATCGACTACCTGTAATGAATTCCCCCATGAGAGATCTCTCATGGGGGTTTTTCATTGCAATCGAGAACACCTAGATAGTCTTTCCTATCCACTAAAACGCCAAGGATACACCATGAACGTTCCTCCGAAGAAAGTCATCAAGCCCTTCTACAACGCCCGTCAGGCCAGCCGCCTGCAGGCTTGTGCGAAGGAACTCCACGAGCAGCAGTCTCAGTTCCAGTCCGTGCAGGCTGGCAAGACCAAGGCTCTGATGGAGCAGATGAACGGCTCCACCTTCCGCAGCATCAAGACCAAGGCTGTGCTCCGCCGTGAAGCCAACCAAGCGAAACGCAAGGCATTCAACGAGGCTCTGACCTCCATGATCGCCGTAGCCGCCTACAACGCGATGCCCGTCGATGGCAAGGAAGCACTCCGTGAGGATGCTCCCATCTCCGAGCAGCCGCAGGCATTCCAGAAGATGTACGAAGTCGTTTCTGACTTCGTGACGAAGGACTCCACCACCTCCATGATGGTCGGTGACCAGTACGCTCGCTCCTCCTCGATCGACCTCGGCGCTGCAACCGAGATCAAGGCATCCCAGATGGCGATCTCCATCGCAGGCACCATCAGTGCAGTCCGGGAGCAGCTGTCCGACAATCCGAACGCTCAGACCTACACCGTCCAGAACTACATGGACAACCTTCTGACCTTCGGCGACATCGACAATGGCGAGTCCAAGCAGAAGGGCAACATCACGATCGCAGAGCAGGTCTACGAAGACTTCGTCGGTAAACTCACCGAGGACGTGGAATCGAAGGTCATCTCCGCGCTGAAGGTAGAGTCCGAGAAGGCAGAGATGCTGGAGTTCCTCGAAGAGTCCTACAAGGAAGACAAGTACTCCAACAAGTCCAACGCGCAGCTCATCCGCAGTGCGAAGTCTCCCTCTGTGTTCAAAGAAGTCTACAAGACCGTCCATGCCAAGGCATCGATGGAAGGCTTCACTCAGGATCAGATCCTCGGTGAATCCATCGCCCAATACACGGTTCTGGAAACCCTGAATGCGATCGAACTTCTCGGTCGCTCTAAAGAGCAGATCATCCAGGAATGCATCGACAAGCGTCGTAAGCTTGTGAAGTGACAGAAAACGGAGGTTACGGTACACGCCGTAACCCCCTTTTCTATTTATATTATTAGTATATATTATGACCGTGCTTCGAAAACTTCCACAGAAAGGTAAGAAGAAAACAAAAGGCTGGGTACGGTGCATGAATCTTCAAACAGAAAAGGAAAAGCATGAGTGAAAAGAGCGTGATAGAGCTAACGTTCTGCATCAGCAGGCTCAATAACTTCAGCAAGACGTTCCGGATTATGGTGGAATCGACCGAAGTCGATGTCTTCCAGAGCATCTCCGAGAACGTGGATCGAATCGTCTTGGCTAACGGTGGGTCTATTGACTCCGAGGAAGTCCAGATGGTCGCAGAAGCAGTCAAGACGATCCAAGATGGCATCGGGACTAATTGGCTCGACGTGACCTCCTCCAGCAATGCATCTGCATCCTCCGTCAAGGTGATGATGCGCCCCGGATGTACTTTGGACGTGTACAAATTTGTGCATGATTTGTATGGGATAACAGGAGAGTAGCCTCCAGTGCCGCCATAGCTCAGTCGGATAGAGCACCTGCCTTCTAAGCAGGTTGTCGGGGGTTCGAATCCCTCTGGCGGTGCCATTTAAATCGTTCGTAGCTCGATGAGACCCCTCATCGAGCATCATCAACCGGAGTTCGTTAATGACACAGCAAGTACAACAAGAAACGTTGAACAACGTCCTGCCTCTGCAGGAAACCTCGCAAGAGATCTGGCAGAGTAAGTATTGCCTGAAGGACGGCAAGACGCATGAACCCATCGACCAAGACCTCGACGCCAGCTTCTGGCGGGTCGCCAAGGAACTGGCAGCGGTCGAGTACGAGACCGGCATCCAACACGGCGAATACACCGAAGACCGCGAAGGTTGGATCGGTCGCATCGCTACCGAATACTACAACGCGATGAAGATCGGCGGCTGCTGGCCTGCCGGTCGGATCATGTCGAACGCAGGTGCTGGCGAGCACAAGCCCAAGACCTCGACGATCAACTGCACCGTGAGCCAGACCATCGAGGATTCGATGGACGGCATCTTCCAATCGCTGTACAAGGCTGCGATCACCCTGAAGTTCGGCTGCGGCATCGGCTACGAGTTCTCCACGCTGCGTCCGAAAGGCGCTTTCGTGAACGGCGCTGGCGCTTCCACCAACGGCCCTCTGGCTTTCGCCGACACCTACGACAAGGCTTGTTTCACGGTCTCGTCTGCCGGTGGCCGTCGCGGCGCACAGATGCTGACCTTCGACGTGAGCCACCCCGACGTTATCGACGTCATCAAGGCCAAGCGTGAAGACGGTCGTCTGCGCCACTTCAACATCTCCATCCTGATCACCGACGAATTCATGGAAGCGGTCAAGAACGATCGCGAGTGGGTGTTCATGTGGAATGGCAAGCCGTTCGAAGACCGCAAGATGCCTGCCCGTGAACTGTGGGGCATCATCATGAAGTCCACCTACGACTTCGCCGAACCCGGCTTCATCCTGATCGACGAAGTCAACCGTCGCAACAACCTGTGGTTCTGCGAGAACATCCGCGCCACGAACCCCTGCGGCGAGCAACCTCTTCCTCCGAACGGTTCCTGCCTGCTCGGATCCGTGAACCTGACCCGCTACGTGCGCAACCCGTTCACCGAAGAAGCATACTTCGACTTCGACGAGTTCGCCAAGAACGTTCAGCTCTTCGCCCGCATGCTGGACAACGTGGTCGAGATCAACGGTCTGCCTCTGCCGGAACAGCGCGACGAGATCCTTCGCAAGCGTCGTCACGGTATGGGCTACCTCGGCCTCGGCTCCGCCCTGATCATGATGGGCATCCGTTACGGCTCCGATGAGTCCGTGACTTTCACTGAGAAGATCACTCGCTCCCTGGCCCTGAACAACTTCAAGACTGGCGTGGCAATGGCGAAGACTCGCGGTGCCGCCCCGATCTTCAGTGAGTCGTTCACCGTCACTCAGGAGCTGGCCAACAAGAACCCGAACCTGCGCGAGCACATCGTCAACGGTGACATTCAGATCGGCCAGACGATTTCTGCGAAGCAGCTCTACGTCATGTCCGGCTACTTCCAAGCTTGGCACGATGACGAAGAAGCTCGTGCGATCATCCTTCAGATGCTCGAACACGGCTCCCGCTTCACTCATGGGACCTCCATCGCTCCGACCGGGACTCTGGCTCTGTCGTTCGGCAACAACGCGTCCAACGGCATCGAACCTTCGTTCTCTCACTTCTATCTCCGCAACGTGATCGAAGTCGGCAAGGCGACGAAAGTTCAGAAGCCGGTGTACTCCTTCGAGTACATGCTGTACCGCCAGCTGTACGCGTCCGGCGCACTGACTGGCGGCAAGATCGTCAAAGGTCCGATCGACGATGACAAGCTGATCGCTGAACTGAAGCTGCGTCCCGAGTGGGGTGCTGCCGACGACATCGATCCGTTCGATCACGTCAAGGTCCAAGCGGCGGCTCAGAAGTGGATTGACTCTTCGATCAGCAAGACGATCAACGTACCGACCGACTACCCGTTCGAGAAGTTCCAAGACATCTACATCTCCGCCTACGACAGCGGCCTCAAAGGTGCGACAACCTTCCGTTTTAATCCTGAAGCTTTCCAAGGCGTTCTGGTTAAGAAGGAAGACCTCGATGCAACCCAGTATGAGTTCACGACCGAAGACGGCCAGACCATCCGCGTCCGTGGCAGCGACACCGTGATCTACGACGGTCACGAATCTTCCGCCGCCAATCTGTTCGACGCTTTGAAGGAAGGCTATTACGGAAAGTTCTGACATGAAAGAGGCATGGAAAGACATTCCGGGGTACGAAGGGTTCTATCAAATCTCGAATCTCGGAACTGTCAAAAGTCTTGAAAGAACCGTGTACAGCACCACCAGCTCGGTGAAGACTCGGAATCTGAAAGAACGTGTTATCGTGCCTCATCTGTCTGGCGATAGTACCAAGTATCCGACCGTCACAATTCAAAAAGATGGCAAGAAGCAGAAGTTCAAGATACATCTTCTGCTTCTTGAGCTCTTCAAGGGGAAAAAGCCATCGGATGAGCATGTTGCTCGCCATCTCAATGATGATCCGATGGACTTCCGTCTTGATAATCTTGAATGGGGTACTCAGAGTCAAAACATGAAGGACAAATTCGCCAACGGATACGTTCATCATGGTCGAAAGCTGACCGACGAGGAAACTGAGGCGATCAAGAAAGATAAACGCACTCAACGCGTGATCGCTGATGAATACGGCGTGAATCAGAAAACCGTTTGGAGAATCAAGAATGGAAAATGATTATGGCAAGTTCTGACCAATCGGTCAGAGGAATCGGTAAAGCGGCGGGGCCGAAAGGCTTCGTCCAGTCCCTCCGCCGGATCGACTCTGACATCACCAGCATGGAGATGATCCGGACGGAGGAACACACCTTCCAGCCAAAGCTGATCGGTTCCCGCAACGGGTACAAGATCTGCATCTACACAAAGTACGACCGCTTCCTCATCTACGCCCACCAGAAGGTGGAGTACAAGGGAGTCGAGTGGGAGGTCGAAGAACTCTTCGGGACGTGGGTCATGGAGACCATGCGCCTCAAAAAAGCTTACGACTCTGCTCCGGACGCCGAGAAGGTATCCCCCTTCCGCGACTACAAGATCAATCAAAAGGAAACTGCATGACACAGCCTGTCGAAATCAGCTCTCGCATCACCGGCTTCAAGGTGGTGGACACCAAGTTCGAGAATCCCAAGGTCGAGCAAGTCAAGCCGACCATCAAAGAAGTGAAGCGTCCTGACATGCTGCAGGGAACCACCTACAAGCTGAAGTCTCCGCTGGCCAAGAGCGCCATGTACGTCACGATCAACGACATCGTGAACGAAGATGGCGCTCGCCAGCCGTTCGAGATCTTCGTCTACTCGAAGGACAGCACCCACTACGAGTGGATCACCGCGCTGACCCGCATGATCTCCGCCTGCTTCCGTCGCGGCGGCGACCTGTCCTTCATTCTGGAAGAGCTGGAGTGCATCATCACCCCCGGCTCGACCGGCTACATCGCCAAGGGCGGTCGTCAGATCCCGTCGCTCGTCGCCGAGATCTCCCTGTTCGCCATCCGCAAGCACTTCATGTCTCTGGGCCTGATCGAGAACCCGGAGCACGACGAGTTCACCAAGGAGTATCTGGCGGGCAAGAAGCAAGAGTACGTTGCCAAGACCGGCGACAAGGACGACAGCCACACGGGCTACCCCCGTAACGCCATCGTCTGCCCCAAGTGCAGCGTCAAGGCAATGATCCCGATGGATAACTGCATGACGTGTCTCTCTTGTGGCGATTCGAAATGCGGTTGATGGAGTAATCTAACGGACGGTAAGGTGCAAAGCAGCATCTTACCGTCTATTTTATTGAACGCAGTACATATAGATAGTCAACAACTAGGGGTATCAAGTGCATTCTGTCTCGAACAGGCTGGCGTTCGGTGGATCTTTGTACATGCCGATCTTTCTTCTGCTCTACCTCGTCAGCTCTCAAAATACAAAAGACCCAAGCAGTTTCTTCATGTATTTCATCCCGATATCAGTCGCATTCGGCTTGGTCACTGCCTGGAACTTCAAACTTCTGAAGGAGATCCGCCAGAAGAAAGAGAATTTCTTCAAGATGGCGCACTACGACATCCTAACCGGCCTGCCGAACCGACTCATGTTCATGAACGCAATGGAAAGTCTCTCTGGAAGAGGGTGCTGTGAGTTCTCGGTCATGTACATAGACCTCGACAGGTTCAAGATTTACAACGACACTTACGGGCACGGATTCGGCGACAAAGTGCTGACAAAAATGGCCGAAGCCCTGATCGGAAGCGTACGAGACGGTACCGACATATACCGCATAGGCGGAGACGAGTTTGTCGTCATCATCAAGAAGGTCTCAAACAGGAAATCTATCTCGGAGATTGCCAACCGAATCCTGAAGAAGATCAACCAACCGATATTCATCGACGGCGTCGAGATCACGCTCTCCTGCAGCATTGGAATAAGCAGCTATCCGGACGACGGCGACAACGTAACTGACCTCCTGAAGAAAGCAGACATGGCGATGTACGACTCGAAAGAGAGCGGTAAGAATACTTACTCGTACTTCGACTCTCCCCTGCAGGACAAGGTGAACCAAATCTCCGACATCCAGAACACCTTCAGAGAATCACTAAGGAATGGTAACCTCTTTCCTGTGTTCCAGCCGCAGGTGGACTCTGAGACCAACGCCATCGTTGGTGTCGAAGTCCTTTCAAGATGGTACCATCCACAGAAGGGGCAGATTCCTCCGTCGCAGTTTATCCCGGTGCTGGAGGAAAGCGGAGAGATCGTACATCTGACGGAGCAGCTAATCAGGACGGCAGCAAGAATCATCCGAGCGAATGACTTGCACGTTCCGATCAGCGTCAACGTCTCGGCGGCGCATCTCAAGCGACGAGACAACGACTTGGTGAAACTCATACACGACGTGACCACCACCTACAATGTGGACCCGTCGCTGATCGAGCTTGAGTTCACCGAGGGAGTGCTCATCCACTACACCGAAGAGGTCGAGCAAAAGCTCAAGACGCTCAGCGGGATGGGTGTCAAGCTTGCGCTCGACGATTTCGGGACGGGGTACTCTTCGCTGTCATACCTTCAGAAGTTCCCGATCGACACGATCAAGATTGATCGAGCGTTCGTATCTTCCATCGGCTCCAAAGATACGATACTACTTAACACGATCATAGCTATGGGCGAGAGCCTTGGCAAGGATCTAATCGCAGAAGGAGTAGAAGATCAACAGCAAGTATCGTATCTCCGTGAAAAGGGATGCACCGTTTGCCAAGGATTCTATTTCTACAAGCCGATGAGCGAGCAAGAGCTGATTGCAGTTCTTGCATGAAATTGCGGAGGCGGAATGCCTCCGCTACTTTTTGGAGATTCAAATGAGCAAGAAGAAAAAGCAAACCATCACTGTCAAGGTGAACGCCAAGCCCCGTAACTTCGAGGCCAACCAGTTCCTCGTCCAAAAGGGTCATCAGGTCCACGTTCGTTCCGTAAGGAAGATGAGTCGTGACAGCCGCAGGACGGAGGTTTTTTACTCGTCATCGCAGTGGGGATTCTCAGGAGTCTCCAGCGCGATGACGACGTAAGCAAAGAAAGGAAGATGCAGTGAACAAAAAGCACAAGAAACCCGCCCTCGTTCTGGTGGACATCAAGGCGAAGGACAACCTCCGTTACACCCGCTTCGTCGGTAAGACCGACACGCACATCATCGACGCCAGCGAGCCTCTGGTTCAGTCCGACGTCGAGTTCTTCCGCAGCAACCCGCAGGGGTTCTACGACGCTGTGGGAATCGAACGCCCCTCCGAAGGAGGCGGCGACGTAGCCTAGTTTCTCAATACGAAGGAGCATCAAATGGCAGTCGAAGCAATCAGGAAGGCGAACACGGAATTTCTCCGCCAAGCCTTCCCCATGACGCATCAGATCCGCGTCAACCGTCTGGCAGACTCGGTTCGTCGAGTCGTTAATCTGCCTGTGGAAAGTGCCGAAGTGTTTTTCAAGAACTTCGAGCAGGAATGCGACATCCATTCCAAATTCGGAGAGGCAGTAGAGAAGACCATGCTTTTCCTTCTTTCTCCGATCGAGTGTCTACGCTCGTATCAAAATACCTTCAAGGAAGTTTACCGAGAAGTGTGATGCAGTTTCCAGATGGCCCGCAAAGCCATCTGGAAGTTTATTTTTTTGGCCTCCTTCTGCCGCATCGGTCTCCTAACATCAGTCTAGCCCGCCTCATAAGTTAGGCGCTACCTGTAGCTCTTGCACGTTGCCGCAGCCCTCGTGAGGATTGGACCTGAGAATCCTTTCCTCCGACGCGCTCCGCCGTCCATGAGTCTTGTCGCGACTCTCCTCTCTATACTGGTCTCAGCCGGTGGGGCGAAGACTCGCGGACTTCGATGCGAACACCTTTGGCCAAGACATAAGCGCGAGGCACGACCGAATCTATCCGCTCTTTCGGGAACTTCGGTCGGATAGGGGTGGCGTCTATCTTATGAGGTGGGCTTTTGCTCTTTAACACGATGCAAATAGGATTGAGCGATGACGTCGGACCACAAGTTCGTTACCCGAGGTCGCTCCTTGCTCCCCCCGCATGCGCCCTGATAAGGCCATGCCGGGAGAATCCGCCCTTCGGCGGGGCTTCGGCCCCTGCCACCATTTCCGGGGATTGAAAAATCTTCCGTCGAGGAGGTAATGCCTCCCAAATTCCTCAGTAGCTCAGTTGGTAGAGCAAGCGACTGTTAATCGCTAGGTCCCTCGTTCGAGCCGAGGCTGGGGAGCCAAGTTTAAAGTAGTTTGATGGGGGTATAGCTCAGATGGGAGAGCGCCAGCTTTGCAAGCTGGATGTCGTCAGTTCGATCCTGACTACCTCCACCAATGGGTGTCTTGATGCTATGGCGTGTGCATCACCAGACTGTAAATCTGGTCCCTCGTGGTAAACATTCGCGGTTCGACTCCGTGGACACCCACCAATTAGTTCAGAGAATGGCGTCTACCCATGAGGTTGCAAACCTTCGGCGACTGGCCGTTGCAAGCGTAAAGACGCTGTTCTCACCCGATTGAAGTGAGATGGCTGAGTTGGTTTAAGGCAGTTCTCAATGGAAGTTTGGCTGAGCGGCTTAAGGCACTCGCTTGGAAAGCGAGCAAGGATTAATCTCCTTCACAGGTTCAAATCCTGTAACTTCCGCCAATGTTTTTTTTTTCTCATACGAACGAGGGTTCAAAAATGAGTGGATGTAAAGATGAACGTAGAGCGATGCAAGAACGAGCTATACAGCTTGGAATGCCATACGGAACTGCAAGAAATAAGCTGAACAAGCTTCTTGTGTTTCAAATGGCGCAGGCTCTCGAATTGACTACCTGTTACAGGTGTAAGACCGAAATTGAAGATGCCGACAATCTGTCGGTAGAGCATATGAAACCTTGGCTGCACGAGCCAAATGCTAAAGAACTTTTCTTCGATCTCGGCAACGTTGCATTTAGTCATCACAAGTGTAATAGTTCAGCAACGAGAAAGACTCATCTTAACGAAAACCCGAACTCAAAAATCGGAGGATCCGGATATAAGGGAGTCGAAGTAAACGGTGATCGACGCAAAGGTCGCGCTAAATTCCGGGCTCGTTTTCAAGGAAGAACCATAGCTGCGGGAGATGACCCGCGAGAGCTTGCTTTAATCTATGACATCGAATGCGAAAAAGTATTTGGTGGAAAGGCTCTCACTAATAAAAAGCTAGGTTTACTTTAACCAACGTTTATTCTCATCGTTTTTGCAGCGCATTTGCGCAGATATCATTTTTATGTGCAGCCATCGTCTATCGGTTAGGACATCAGGTTTTCAACCTGAGAAGCAGGGTTCGACTCCCTGTGGCTGTACCATTGTTTTCGTTGCACCCCCCCCCCTGTGGACCCCTTAGCACCCGCTAAGGGGTCTCTTTTTTGCGAGGAGAAATCATGGGCGATATACTGCCAAGAACGTTATTCGAGAAAGAGAATCCCAAGTACGCCGAGATGTGGGAGCGGTACTCAGAAGAGCTCTCCAGCTCCACGGGAGATCGATTGGTCCACATCCTGCGATCGGCTGGTCTTCGTTCGGAGCTTGATACTGAGATCAAGTACGACCCGAGCGAGAACATCTTCGACAACATCTACAAGACTTGCCATCCCAACAACCCGCACAGTGAGAAGGCCGCTCGCGTTGCTATGAGCAAAGTCCATCTGAAGGATGGTCTAGAGGGGAACTCGCGTCTTTATTTCAGGGCCATCCGGGCGCGTCTTCCGGGCTACCTCGCCGACCTCACCGGGAGCAGCATCTACTTGCATGGCCACTTGCTGTTCGTTGCCGACGTCAACAGGTTCAGCGAGCTGAAGGCAATCTTTGGGAAGAACGTCCACCTGCACCTTGAGAGCTTCGCGGCGTACGGGGTGTCGAGATACGTTCATTTGATGACCAGAAGCATGATCGTAATGGATCACTTTGTGGATCGCTTCGTCGAGCGGGTTCTCCCAACGGAGTACTTCACTCGTTATAGCGAGAAGGAAGCTGCGCTTGCAGAATTCCTCACTTGCGGCCCGAAGTACTGGGGTAAGCAGAGAGAGTATGCCTACGCGGTACACGAGGAGACCAATACTATGGTCGAAGCTTTCAAGGTCGAAGGGATGCCTATGGTGTATTTCTTCGGCTACGGCAGACCTGCTCTCGTCGAGAGCGTGTCGGCGGCATCGTCTCTCTTCACGACTCTCTCGGGCTTCAACATAACCTGCATGACCGAGAACGAGCTGACGCCGAAGCGGAAGTCCGACCTCAAGATGCTCGGATTCACCGAGGAAGATTGGGAGGAGAAGAGAATGGTCAAGGTTCCGGGATGGATCAAGAAATCCCCGGAAGTTCTTATTTCTGAGGGAAAGCCTCACGGAAGGAAATGAAATGGGATTCGTCATCATCAGCAACAAGCGCGACATCAGGGGCGTGACGCTCTTCATGGTAGACCGCGCCAAGCAAAGAGCTTCTTTCTGGAGTGACCGTCTGGACGACGTCAAGAACTTCCGGAACTACGAGACCGCCAAGGCGGCTCTGTCGAAGCTTCACTACAACAATCCACGGATCGTCAACTACGAGGCTGCGGTGGACCTCCAAGCCAAGAACCGCAGCATCCTGAACGAGATCGAGATGTCCCAAGCCCATTTGGAGCCTTGGGACGACCACAAAGGTTACACTTTTGCCTGAGAAAGGAAGTCGAATGTTCTACGAAGAGAAAGTAATCGAGGGCGTGCTCATGTGCCGCACCTCGCCGGACGGTGAGTGGAAGCCGGTAGACAACAAGACCCTACTCGACCGACTGCAGAAAGCCGAGGAGGCAGCTGCTCGCTGGAACGCGCTCCTCGCCAGCGACCGGATCCGCGTCCTCGGCACCGCTGGCTTCGGCGAGCACACGACCGCCGACCCGGACTACCGGCACTTCGGGATGGAGGTGTGGTCGATCCATCCCTGCAAAGATTCGGAGTACGGTCGGGAAGTTTTGACCAAATACGCCGACTCGGTCATCTCAATGATGGCCCACCGCCAAGACGACAAACCCGTCTATTTCTACGAGGTGGGGATGGTAGAGGGCAAGCACGAGGACTACACGGTCTCCGGCCTGCCTTCTACCCTCTGGGTTTGCTCCGAGGACGAGCAAGACTGGCAGCTCATCGAGCGCATCCAGCGGCTCGGCCTCAACGACTCGGTCGCCTACGTCAAGCCCGTCCCGAAGGAAGTCGCTCTCGGAGACCTCGACTTCACCCTTCCGAATGAGGAAGCTTCATTCAAATACCACGTCGAGCAATCGACCAAACTGTGAAAGGAAAAGCAATGTCTGGCCTGATCGAAACCATGAAAGTATCATCCGACACCGCCCGCAATCTGAAGCTGGCCCTCGCCATCCCTCTGGAGTGGAACCGCAAGGTCTCCCACTACGCCGTATCCAAGGACGAGCGAGGTGCGGACGTCCTTCATCTTTACTGGACTGACAAGTCGGAAGACCGTGACCCGAAAACCTTCAAGGCCATCGAGCGGGACGTCCAGAAGGTTCCCTTCACCCCTCTCGACACCGATGAGAAGGTCTTCAACTTCGTCCAGTCATGGCTGGCCCAAGCCGACCACGGAGAAGATCCGATGTCCGACGGAGATGGCTCGTCCAACAAAGGCTGGATCGTCGAGGTCTGCGACAGCGACTTCTACGAGGTCATGCGCGTCACGGCATCTTGGATCTACTATTCGAAGTGAGGTGACCCATGAGCAAACGGTTGCGCCAGCGACCGATCGCCATCGAGGAAGAAGGCGGGAAGGTTCGATACGAGCACCCTGCCTTCGCCACAGTCCAGATGTCGATCACGCAGGGAGGAGACGTCAATCTCTTTGGCTCCTCCATCAAGCACTCTCGTCGGGTCAGGATCAGCGTCCAGAGGGCCGACGTCGTTCGGAACCTGAACAGCGACTGGATCCATTCCGACAACCATCCGATCGTCGAATTCGAGATGAGTCACGCCCAGTTGGCTCAGTTCATCACCTCGACCGGGTGCGGGACCGGCACTCCCGTGACACTCCGGTACGCGCCGGACGCGGACTCCATGTGCATACAGATGCCGGAGATCCTGCCGATCGAGACCAAAGCAGAGCTGATCAAACGAGAAATCGTCGAAAGCGCCGACGAAGGTCTTGAGGGCATCAAGAAGCAGATAGAGGAACTCGGGAGGCTCATCGAGTCCGGAAAGACCTCGAAGGCTGCGCTGAAGGAGATCCACCGCAACCTCCAGATCGTGGTTGGGAACCTTCCGAGCAACATGCTCTTCGCAGTGGAGCAGGCTGAAGAGGCTCTGGAAGAGGCGACATCTGCCGCCAAGATCGAAGTAGAAAACCACTTCAAGCGAGTGGCGCAAGACCTCGGGCTCAAGCAGCTCCAGGCCGGAAACATCGGAAATCTTTTAGAACACAAGGAAGACTAGCATGACTCACGAATGCAAGAAAGAAACCACTGGCAAGTGCTGCGGCGGCTGCAAGAAGAAAGAACCTGCGATGACTCCGCTAATCGCCAAGCACTTCGACGACCTCCAGTTCGACCTCCGCTTGAAGCACAAAGAGAGCGGGATGTACGTAGGCCGAGAAGGACTAGTGAACGAGCACCACCGCGCCAGCTACTTCACGGCTGGTGCCGAGGGCCAGACGGTTGAGTTCCTCTACAACTGGGAGATCGAGCAGTGCGAGAACGACTGGATCGAACAGTACAAGCCTGAAGAGTTCGAGATCGAGTCCTCCCTCGGCGAGATGTAATCGCAACGAGGTACACCTCAGTTATATATAATTTTGGTGTACCTTGTCTATCAACTGCAACTGAAAGGAAGATGCAACATGATTCGGATTCAAACCCGCGACTCTTTCCCCGGCGTCGAGCCGAAGATCATCACCTTCCCCGGAGGTGAGCGCCATGTCCAGCTGGCAAATGCCGAAGGCGTGATCGAAGAGGACTTCGCCATCGTCGTAGCAGGACGTGACTCCGTCCGCATCACCGTGGACTTCCGTGGCTCGAACGACCTCATCGACATGCTGCTGGTCGTGAACGCCCTGCGCAACGTGTACGGGAACGACGGCATGGAATACCTGTGCTCCATCCCGTACCTGCCCTACGCTCGTCAAGACCGCGTCGCCAACCCCGGCGAGGCGCACTCTCTGCAGGTCCTGTCCCAGATCATCGGTCTGTGCAATTTCAACCGAGTGACCGTCATGGACCCCCACTCGGACGTAAGCCGCGCACTGTTCCCTGCCGGTGTACTTCAGGTGGCGGAGCAACACGAGATCCTTGCGGACATCGTTAGCGGGATGATTCTCGAAGACGACATGAAGCGAGTCGTTCTGGTGCCGCCGGACGCCGGAGCCACGAAGAAGATCTCGAAGTGCTCTAAGGCTCTCGGGGGGCTGCCGATCCTCTATGCAGAGAAGAGCCGGGACACCGTGACGGGTCAGATCAACGGTACTCGTCTGGTGAATCCTTCTGTGATCCAGAAGGATTCGATCCTGCTCGTCATCGATGACATCTGCGACGGAGGCCGCACGTTCATCGATCTCGCGACCGTCATCAAGGCGGATTGGGACAACAAGCTCCTGCTGTACGTGACCCACGGCATCTTCAGCAAGGGCATCAACGTGTTCGAAGGCTTCTACGACGGCATCATGTGCCCCAACGTGATGAACGACAGCCTGAAGCAACAGTTCCAGGACCTGAACAACCGGGTCATCCTCAAGTAAGGAAGCAAGATGAAAGCAATCGCAATTTCGGTGTTGGTGTTCATTCTCTCCTTCGTCTTCCTGACGAAGCCGATCGTGAACGCATTCGGTGGTTCGATGAAGGTGTACGCCGTGATCATCGTCCACTTGGTCATTGCAGGTCTCGTATACGCCGCGCTGGCGTAATAACAAAAATCCATTGGCGGTTAGCAACTTAGAAAGGTAACAAACCATGTTTCAACAGAATCCCCTGCACAACTGCGACTCCTACAAACTTGGCCACATGGCTCAGTACCCGGCTGGTACGACTCTGGTGTACTCCAACTTCACGCCGCGCAGTGTGATCCACTCCAAAGTCCCGGATGCCTTCCAGAACGATCGCATCGTCTGGTTCGGTCTGCAGGGCCTGCTGCAGGAAATGAAGGACCTGTGGGACGCCAACTTCTTCCAGCAGCCGAAGGAAAAGGTTCTGGCGAAGTTCGCCCATCGCATCGCCCCGTTCGTCGGTCCGTCTGGCTTCGACATGAGCAAGGTCGAGGCGCTGCACGACCTCGGGTACCTGCCGATCCGGGTGAAGGCTCTTCCTGAAGGTTCGCTGGTGAACGTGAAGATTCCGGTCATGACCGTGGTCAACACGCTACCGGAGTTCTACTGGATCACCAACTTCTTGGAGACCTGGATCTCCGCCGAGATGTGGAAAGGCGTGACTAGTGCGACCACCGCGTTCGCGTACCGCCAGATCCTCGAACTGTGGGCAGATCGCACCGGAGCTCCGATGGAGTTCGTTGACTGGCAGGCTCACGACTTCTCGATGCGCGGTATGTCCGGCGTCCATGATGCAGCGAAGAGCGGCGCAGGCCACCTCGTCTCGTTCCTCGGCACCGACAGCCTCCCTGCTGTTGACTGGCTGGAGAGCTACTACGCTGGTGGCACTACCTTCGTTGGTGGTTCTGTCCCGGCCACCGAGCACAGCGTCATGTGCATGGGTGGCAAGGAAGACGAGATCGAGACCTTCCGTCGTTTGATCGAGGACGTGTATCCTTCCGGGATCGTGTCCATCGTCAGTGACACCTGGGACTTCTGGCAGGTCGTGACGACTTACGCCAGTGCCCTGAAGGACAAGATCCTGTCGCGCCAGCCGGACTCGATGGGCTTCGCCAAGGTCGTCTTCCGTCCGGACTCCGGAGACCCGGTGGAGATCCTGTGCGGCACCGCCCGTGCGATCGCGGCGCTGAACCACACCGAAGTATGCCGCGTGTTCGAGCAGCAGTTCGGCCCGGAAACCTCCAAGTGGGAAGGCAAGGCAGTCACCGTCTTCCACAACGGCGGTTACGTCCGCATCATCGACCGTGGCGTGGACACTCCGGAGTTCTCCTACGTTACCGACGTTGAAGCCACCCCGGACGAGCGCGGCGCAGTACAGTGCCTCTGGGACATCTTCGGCGGTACCACGACCGAAAAGGGCTTCAAGGTTCTCAACCAGCGAGTGGGCCTGATCTACGGCGACTCCATCACCCCGGAGCGTGCCAATCAGATCATGACGCGTCTGTACGAGAAGGGCTTCGCATCGTGCAACACGGTGCTGGGTGTGGGCTCCTTCACCTACCAGTACGCCACTCGTGACACCCTCGGCTTCGCAATGAAGGCCACCTACGGGGAAGTGAATGGGGAAGGCCGTGAGATCTTCAAGGATCCCAAGACCGACTCTGGCACCAAGAAGTCCGCTCGTGGTCTGCTGCGTGTCGAGAAGGACGGCTTCGGCTACACCCTGCACGACCGTCAGTCTTGGGAGCAAGAGGATCGCGGCGAGCTGCGCCTCGTTTTCGAGGACGGCAAGCCCCACAACCTTCTGACTCTCTGGCAGGTCCGTGAAAACCTGAAGAAGGACGCCGCGCAGCTGCTGTAAGCGCAAGTAAAGAACCCCTATGCCTTTGCGGGCATAGGGGTTTCTTTTTTTCAGAAGGCGTATGTGATGGAGGCGGTCACCATGTTGTACCTGTCCTTCTGGGAGATCATGGACGGGTTATCGTCGAGGCTGAGGGTGTTGGTGCCTCTGATTGCGTGGAAGCTCATACGGTAGATCCAATGGTCTCTGGAGTTGTACTTGAACCCAACGTTGAAGTCTTGATAGCGGTACCGGGAAGCCGGGGCGTTGCCCGGTATGGAACCATGCTTCTCTCCACTCCTGTCGTTGATGTCAGTGTACCAAGCGTTGTAGTTCCCGTAGAGCGTCCAGCGTTCGTCAGGCTTATACCTGACCAAGACGCTAAAGGCATACGGGTCTCCGTACCCGCGTCCTTCCAGAACCTTGTCCCACAGCGGTTTTCTGCGATCCACTTTGATGACTTCGCCAGTTATGTCCACTCCGTTCATGAAGTACTTGCGAGCGGAGTAGTAGTTGACGGTCGTCTCCATCTGTCCAGAGGGAACAAAGCGAGAATAGATCGAAGCGGGGTTAGCGACGTATGAGTAGTCCATTGAGACTCTGTCGTATCTGAAGATCCACCCGCTGGCTGGCACGGCGTACTGCAGGCTGAGGGTCTTGATCTTGCTGTCCGAGTTGTCGATCTTCCCGCTGTTTTGCGGTATGTTGAACAAGACGTTCACAACGTCGTCTTGGTCGTCGCTGCTGATGATCGGCCTGACCTGCCCGTACTCGACGGTGAAGAGCTTACCGTTGTCGAAGGCATGAGACACGTACAGTTGCGCCCCGTCGCCCATCGTCGCCATGTCGCGGAACTGGTCACGGTACAGTCCCTGCGGTGCAAAGTCTAGATCTCGGAGGACCGGGTTCTCTCTGGTGTCGTTCATCGTGCCCATTCCTAGCTTGATGCGCCCGACTCTGGCCCCGTAGGTCACCCTCCCAGTCTCGCTGGAGTCGTGTAGATCGGCAAGAGCATAGTTCACCTTGAAGCGGTCGATCTGCTCTCCGTACCGCTCGTAGGAGGCCATTCCTCTGACATCCAGATTATCATTGACGGAATACGAAGCAAGCATTCCAATCTCACGTTTGTCGAGGGAACCCCACTTTGAAGAGGAGTTCCCACCGACGTTGTTCGCACTCGTCTTGACCCAAGACTGCGAGATGTAGCCCATGTAAGTGAATGAGGGAACCTCGTAAGCCGGAGGCTCCTCTGCATTGGCTGCTGGCACCGCCAGCACGGCGGCAATGAATGTAAGTATCGTTCTCATGGCATCACCTTGATGACTGTGACGTTGTCAACGTTCAACTTGCTCTCAGGGATATCAGTGTAGCCGATGCCCCCCGGCGTGATCATCACTTTGATAATCACAGTCTCCGCCCTAGGGACGGTAGTTGGGATATTGGACTTCCCCATCGCATACGCGCTTTCGATCAGATCAAAGTACATTGCAGGGGAGAGCTGCAGGACCTCGACGATGAAGCGGCGAGCGGTGATGGAGTCGCTCGGCATGATGAAGATCTTCACTCTGGAGCCGTTCCTCCAATACCCTCTCTTCAGGGTGAACACTTCTTGGAGCTCCTGTATGGTCATCTCTTTCACTTCGACCTTGGAGTTCACGATAACGCTGATGGTTTGTGCGCTCACATTGCCCCCAAACGCCATCAGCGCCATCGAGAGCAGAGCTATCACTACGTATCTCATATTAAACCTCATCGGAGAACTAATGTAATGTTCTTTCCCGATGGAAGATTTTTACCGAATTTGTGCCGATGCTCCGTATATATAATTTCCATGAACCGATGCCATTATAGGCATCATATTTTCAACCGAAAGGAAAATCGAAATGGCAATGGGTTTTATCGTTACCTCCGAGACCGCTCAGGCTGCTGGCGTCTTCACTGCTTCGATCATCATGGTCGAGCAGGTCGGTCCTGACCTGTACGACGTCATCGGATCGAAAAAGGTCGATGGGGAGCACGTCACCCGCTACGCCGCCCGCAAAGAGGCAAAGTCGATCTGCAACAGGCTCGGGATCGCAACCACCAACTTGAGTATCTAAGGAGAGTAGAATGCGCACCATGCATGAAATTGTAGCTGACGTTGAGATGATCCGTCAGGCGAAGACCATCCGCGAATGGCTCTGCAACTTGTCCGGCCTCATTCCGCGTCTGAATGAGCGCCCGAACCCGTACTACGGGACAACCTTGGACGGTCTCGTCCTGATCCACTACTACGGCGGTCCTTCCTCGATAGGAACTCCGTTCGGAGAGTGGTCCTGCACCGGAGGGGGCTGCTTGGAAAACTCCGATTGGTTCGAGGAAGCCAAGGAGCGCCTCGGTCTGGTCGAGGTCATGCCCGAAAGGCAAATCTCCGATGGATGCTACGGTCCAGTCCACGCGATCACCAAAGACCTCGAAGGAAACCCCGTCCAGCAGTGCGTCTGGGAGCTCGTCGGCATCGGGATCCCCGGAATCCGGTCGCACTCCATCTGGGGAACGAGGAGTTTTCCGACCATGATGGACGCGATAGCGGAAGCTAACCGTCTGGGGCTATCGCAAGAAAGCCTTGACTTCGCGCTCGGGAATTCTGCCGACTGGGCTGAGCCGAGCCGCGTGACCATGCTCGGCAGGGAGATCTGCGGTCACTACTGGCAGCAGATGAAGCCCAAGGTCGGACACAAGGAGTGGGATGACGAAAAGGAAGTAGCGTAATCGAGAAATTGCAACACCATGATGTAGGAGGACCGAGTTCTCCTGCGTCTATTTCATAAGGAGAAAGAAGAGATGTCTGCAGTATCCGAAGAAACAATGAGGGCGACGAAGTGCTATGATGAGTTCATCCAGCGTTTCATAGACTATGTGAATCGGGAGAGCCGCCACTGGCCGGAACCGAGGAAGGTGACCGATGTCACTCGCGACATCATCGCCGGGATCGACAACGGCAGCGGGAAAAGTCCCTTCCCCACGGAGCGGGAGACGTACTGCTACCCGTCGTCCTGGAGCTTCTATGGACGCAAGCGCCTGTGGGACTTCATCGACTCCCACCCGAAGCTGGTGCTCACTCAGGAGCAGGTGGAGCAGTTCGACGACGCCTTGAAGTCGAAGTACTGCGACGAGCATGCGAAGTGCTACAACAAGACGGCGGTCTACTCTCGCAGCAACGTGACCCGCAAGACCGGGGTGCAGCGCGTCTCCGACGAGCCGAACACCCGGAACGAGAGTCGAGAGCACTTCGAGCTGCACAAGGATCTCTACACGAAGTTCCTTCGCCGCCTGAATCGCATGGTCTTCGCCGACCTGAAAGAAGGTAAGATCGAGGAAGAGATCGACATCAAGGGGCACTTCCACAAGTCTCTCCACTACGCTGGTCTCCACACCAGCTGGGAGAAGCGTCACTTCGAGCCGGACGCGTACATCAACCGTCCTCCGAAGTGGATGGAAGAGCTCTATCCGGAGGTGGTTTCCGACGTGCTTCAGGTGCTGGAGATCAAGCATCTCGTCCGCATCAAGATACTCGACGGACACAACGTCGAATTCCGCGAGACGAAGGCTAAGGTCGACAAGCTGGAGAAACGGGTAGCAGAGCTCGAATCTCTGATTCGCGGCACTGCGGCCAAGGCCGGGGTGATCGAGGAAGAAGAGGACGACGGCAACTCGTACGGACCCGGCGCTCGTCAGACTCTGATGAAGAACTTCTGCCGTGAGTTCGTGGACGGCGACATGTTCGGGTTCATCTCGCTCGAAGAGTTCCGCAAGCGTTATGCCAAGTATTGCGAAGAACGCGGCAAGAACGTGGACAAGATCAGCTGGATGAAGCGTTGGCTTCGCGCTCAGGGCTTCGAGATAGTTCAGAACGAAGAGGGCAAGGACGGAATCAACGCCGTCTGGAAGAAGTCGCGCAAAGCGACTAAGAGGTAAACCACCGGGAAGGGAGCCGAAAGGTTCCCTTCCCACCTTTCTTTTCTTGTGATCCGAAGGCGGAAACCGCATCCGTCGTAAGACTACCGATATATCATTATCGTGATAAAAGACTTATAAAGAAAGGATTACCATGCAACACGGGAAAAACATGTTGGCCGTAGCGGGGTCAATAGCAGTAGGGTTCTTCGTCACTTTCTTCTCTCTGATGGGAAACGCTGCAAAGGATCCTTCTCCGAGGGAATCGTCCGGGGTCATCCAGCGGCCCGTCCAACAAGCCGTCGTCCGGGAAGCTCCTCGACCTAAGAAGGAGGCAACCACGTACCGAGTGAAGAAGGTGCTGCGGCTGTCGAAGCAGGAGTTCGAGTGCCTCGCCAGAAACGTCTTCCACGAGGCGGGAGTAGAGGGCTTCGTAGGGATGGTTGCCGTGGCCCAAGTCACGATGAACCGGGTGGAGAGCGGAGAATGGGGCAAGAAGGTGTGCGACGTCGTGTACTCGAAAGCCCAGTTCAGCTGGACTCTCTACAAGTCCAAGAAGTATTCCGTCCCGAAAGGGAAACTGTGGGATGAGTCCGTCGAAGCCGTCAAGGCTTACCTGTCGGGCCATCGGGTGCGCGGACTCGCCCAGTCCGTGTACTACCACACCGACTACGTCGCCCCGAAGTGGGCTTCGTCCATGAAGGTGGCAGTCCAGATCGGACGCCACATATTCTACAACGCATAGGAAAGATTGATGGAAGCAACACTAGAAACCATCGGCAAGGCTCTCGCAGTGCCAGTAGCGAACGAACCGTCCGGCATGGAGCTGGTAGCCGTCGTGATCGTCGTGGCCTTCGCGGCTGTGATGAAAATCTTTGCTATCTTCGAAGCAAAGAAAGGAAAGAAGGAATGACAATCAAGGGAATCTTCAACAGGTTTCTCTCTCGTCTCGGTGGAGGGTCCGAAGAGGACAAGCTCATCGAGCGATTCAAGCAAGGCGACTGCGAGCCTCTGATCGAGTACTTCAAGAGCGGCGATATCCCGTTCAAGGCCATCGACCACCGCCGCAAAGTCTCCCCGACCGGGAGGGTTATGTACGAGAACGACATCTACAGCTACGTCTACATCGACGGACTCTGGGTGAATCGTTACGAGCTTCCCTTCCCGTACGACGTTCGCCGATCGATCTTCGAGCGGACCGAGAATGCAGTCATGAGCAACGTCCACGGCACCGTGGCGTACGAAGAAAAGCACTTCGGGACCGTCTGATCCCGTTCTCTAATCAAATCCGGCCAAGAGGCCACAACACCGAAAGGTAACACCATGCAAACTTCCCTGCACGCAAACGGTTCCAACAGCGAGCACGACGCCCGCGCATTCGACTCTCTGGTGGCTCAAGCCCAGAACCACTTCAACAACCGCACCGACGAGTACCGCGCCAAGAACGCAACTCCGGTCGCCTTCACGACGGACGTCTCCGGCGACGAGCTGTTCCAGATCTACCTGAACGCCTTCGAGGATCCCGCCCAGCGTCAGATCCACAACTGCAACTGTTGCAAGCAGTACTTCCGCAACTACGGCAATCTGGTTTTCGTGAACGATTCTGGCGACACGGAACCTGCTGTGTGGCCCACCACCGCCAGCGGCATCTACGAGGCTCCGATCGCCGCCGTCCGCGAGGCGGTGCGGGACGCCAAGGTGACCGGCGTCTTCTCCTACCAAGAGAAGACCTGGAGCAACACGATGGGCTCCGGTGCGGCTTGGACGCACTACAAGGTCACCCCGTCTTATCTCCCGGCCAATCGCGACCGCCTGAAGACTCCCTATCAGGTGATGGCGGAGAAGAAGGAGGACTACAAGAACCTGATGGTCGCCCTGAGCGAGTTCAAGGCGGAGCACGTCAAGGTCGCCCTCCAGCTCCTCGAAGGCAACGAGCTGTACCGCTCCGAGAAGATCATCGGCGGCGCTCAGTTCCTGGCAGATCTGCACAAGATCAAGGCTTCGAAGAAGGGCAAGCGCACCGCCAACCTGCTGTGGAAGAAGATCGCACTGGCACCGGCTGGCTTCTGCCACCCGCGCTCCGGCGTGATCGGAACCCTGCTGGAGGACATCGCAGCCGGGATGTCGTTCGATCAGGTCAAGCGCCGCTTCGACGACAAGATGCGCGGCGAAGTCTACCAACGCCCGCAGGCTCTTCCCTCTTCCGGTAACGTGAAGCGGGCAGAAGAGATCGTCGAGAAGCTCGGTGTGCGCCAGTCGCTCCGCCGTCGCTTCGCAGCCCTCTCCGAAGTCCGTCAACACGCGATCTGGGAGCGCCCGCAGCCCAAGCAGAAGGCGCAGTCGGGAGACTCCGTCTTCGGCCACCTGAAGACCAAGGACCAGCGTCAGGAAGTCCCGCCCCAGATGAACGTCCCGAAGAAGGACATCACATGGGACAAGTTCGTCCGTGTCGTGCTGCCGAAGGCCCAGAGCATCGAGCTTCTCACCAAGAAGCACAACGACAACTACTGCGCTCTCGTGACCGCCTCCGACAAGGACGCCCCTCCGATCCTTCAGTGGGATCTGGACGAGGCCCGCAACCCGGCGTCGTGGTACCTCTACGTGGGCGGCTCCCCGGCATCCCGCTGGCACCTGCCGTCCGGCTTCTATGTTCCGGTGGAGGCCATCCTGCCGCAACCGAACATGTGGAGTGGCGAAAACTTCAAGCATCAGGGGGAGGGAGCCCTTCTGGTACTGCGCGGCGCTAAGGACGAAAACGGTGGCTCCGTCGCTCTGTTCCCGGAGACGCTCCGCAAGGAGTTCCACGAGATCCGTGCGACAATCGAGTCCTTCTCCCGCAGCACCCCGCTGGAGCAGGCACCGGAAGAGCAGCTGGCTTCCGGCGTGAAGATCACCTCGAACGGCAAGGATCCCGACATCACCGTCCGGGTCACTACCGAGATCGGCACCGAGATCTACCGCATCGACCGCTGGGACTGATCGTTGAAGTGAAGTAATCAGAGGCGGGCTCCGAAAGGACCCGCCTTATTTTTTGGAAGGAGAAAGAATGAAGAAGCACAGCATCACCAAGATCGGCTTCCTCTGCTTCCTCGACATGACCGAGGACGAAGCAAAAGAGACTTACGCCCGTCGAATGATGGACAAGACCGTGGCGTTCAAAGGAATCGACCACGCTCTCAGCTTGCTGCGACATCGAATCGAATCCTCCAAGAGGATCGAGTACCAGCGCATCGAGTTCAATGACGCGTTCGAGAGCACCGGATTGCTGGTTGCTCGTCAGGAATTTGACAAGGAGAACGAAAATGCCTGAGAAATTCTACGTGGCCTGGAACGAAGCCAAGACCCAAGGTTTCGCCACCACCGACCAGCAGCTCGCTTACGAGGCCCGCAAGGGTTCCGACACGAACTGCTTCGACGAGAACGGCGTACGGAGCGACATCGCCATCGCCTTCTGCGGGGCGACCGGGGACGAGAACTGCACAATCCAGTCCGTGAACGTGGCGCAGCCTCCCGAGGGCGAGACGAAGTTCATCTTCGAAGAGTCCACCGGCGAGTACTACGCATGCATCCCCATCCGCTTCGAGAACACGGAGTTCGTGTACTACGGGGAGGACCACGCCTACCTCCAGTTCTACCCGATCGCCATCCCCGGAGAGGAGAATCTTCCGGAGATGATCCGCAGGGTTGCAGAAGCGCGGTACGGACACCTGTTCCAGTGCGTCGAGGTCATAGCCTTCGACGACGGCTACAGCCAGCTCACCATCAAGGCCAAGCCCGGAGAAAATCTCTGGGACGTCATCAACTCGACCGAAATGACGGTCAACGACGAACGTTAAAAGGAAACAAATCATGAAAATCGAACAACTGGAGGCCATCGGCAAGCCGTACAAGATCTACGCGCAGGTGCTCGAAGAGTCTGCCCTGCAGCAGTTCTTGGACGTGATGTCCCTCGACTCCGTGGTGAAGGGTGCCCTGATGCCGGACGCCCACACCGGCTACAGCCTCCCCATCGGCGGAGTCGTGGCGGTCAAGGACATGGTTTATCCCGCCTTCGTTGGCTACGACATCGGCTGCGGCATGTGCGCTCTGCCGCTCGTCGGCGTCGATGCGGAACACGTCAGGCGCGAGGCGGCTGCGATCCACGCGGGGATCCTGAAGCGAATCCCCACCGGGCCGAAGCACCATCCGGAAGACCAGTACTGGGGTCTGGCAGACAACTACGACCGCACCTCGATGGCTCAGACCGAGTTCAAGAAGAAGGGTCTGCGCCAGATCGGTACTCTCGGCGGCGGGAACCACTTCATCGAGGTCGGCTCCGATCAGGACGGAGTCGTCTGGGCGGTGATCCACTCCGGTAGCCGGAACTTCGGCCACCACATCGCCTCGCACTACATGAAGCTGGCGTCGGGAGACGGCAAGGCCCGAGAGGGAGCGTTCGGCTTCCACGTCGATTCGCAAGAAGGCGAGGACTACATCATGGACCTCAACTTCGCGCTTCAGTTTGCGCTGGCCAACCGCCGTGCAATGATGCGCCGTATCGCCGAAGCCATGAACGACGTTCTCGGAGAGGCGAACGTGGACTGGGACCTCCTGATCAACCGGAACCACAACCACGCCGAGCTGACTGACGGTCTCTGGATCCACCGCAAGGGTGCCACTCACGCAGAGGAGGGGATGATGGGGGTCATCCCCGGAAACATGCGGGACGGGTCCTTCATCGTTCGCGGTAAGGGCAACCTGGACTCCATGTGCTCCAGCTCCCACGGTGCCGGTCGAGTCATGAGCCGCAAGCAGGCGCTTGAGACCGTCTCTCTGGAGGAGTTCGAGAAGACCATGACCGAATCTGGCGTCTACGCCACGGTCAACAAGGGCACCCTCGACGAGAGTCCGTTCGTCTACAAGAACATCTTCGAGGTCATGGACCTGCAGAAGGATCTCGTGGACGTCGTCGCCCACGTCAAGCCCATCTTGAACGTCAAGGCCGACGAGGCTCCGATGGACTGGAAGGCCAAGAAGAAGGCAATGAAGGAATTCAAGGGCGAGATCCCCTGCATCTGAAAGGAAACAAGTATGGAAATCCAAGCAAAATGGAAAGTCTTCGCGCTCGACCAAGTGTTGTCTGAGTACGACTCGGAGACTCCCGAAGAACTCTACGACGCGATCGCCGAAGCCAACGGAGACGATTCGCTGATCGCTGAGGCGTTCGAACGCTACGAAGTAACCGTGTGGCAACCGTTCGAACGCTATTCTCCTAGCACGATCGCCAGAAACATCTTCGAAATGGCGGAAGCTGCTCAGAATACCGCAGAATCGTAACTGCGATCAAGGAGGCGATATATTATTTCCGTGATGGAGAACGATAGTCGCCTCCAGCAATCCATGAGAACCACGAGTCTTCGTGGTTCTCGCTTTTTGTTTGAAAGGAATTCTGACATGGCGGTCATCGAAGCGACACGACCAGAAGAGCTCTACGAGCTCGGCACCCCGGAGGAGTTGAAGGCGCAGTACCGCCGACTCTCCTCCGAGCACCACCCCGACAAGGGCGGGAACACCGAGGACTTCCAGAAGGTCAAGGAGCTGTACGAGGCTGCTCTGAAGAAGGTGGCCGAGAACAAGCCTTGGGACAGCGGTAAGTGCGTCTCTTGGTGGCGAGGTTCCTCGCTGCTGAAGCTGGATTATCTGTGGTCCAGGCAGTTCGAGATCGGCAAGCAGTACGTCTCGAAGGGCAAGGTGCTCTACCACATCGAACCCGGCAACGAGGACCTGCTGGAGGTGGCGAAGAAGAACATCGCCTACTGCCGCAACATCGCCGGTCCCAACGAGAAGCTGGCGGAAGTCAACGGCTGGATTCTCCCGGAGCCGGTCAAGACTGACGTTGGACCCTCGGCGCTGATGCTGACGAAGGACGAGAAGATCGTCCCTCTCAGAGCGGTGCTGGACAAGGTGAAGCGTTTCGAGCCGGTACACGCTGCTTGGGCGATCGGTCGCCTGATGCACATCCTGTGCATGCTGGAGTGGAAGAAGCTGATGCACGGAGACATCTCGGTGGACTCCCTCTACGTCAACCTCGAAAACCACAGCCTCCACCTGTACGGCGGATGGTGGTACTCCGCCTCCATCGGGGGAGACCTCATCGCTCTCCCTCCGCGCTCGATGAGGCTGGCACCTTCAAGCATGATACTCTCATCTTACGCCAAGATGGGAGACCAGCGGATCGACTTCGAGTGCGCCCGTCAGGTCGCCATCGAGCTACTAGGAGCCTCGTCTGCCACAGAGCTCCGAATGATGAAAGACGTGCCCCAGAAGTTGGCAGACTTCTTAGTCAACCCGTTCGTCGCCCCCACGGCGACGGACCTGTATCCCCAGTGGGAAAAAGCCCGCGATGCCGCGTTCGGCAAGCGGAAATTCGTAGTGTTCGATCAGCCGTCAAACCTCTTCAACTGAAAGGAAGAAAGACATGGGTTCCACCTCTTACAGCAGCTCCGACTGGAGCAGCTACTCCACCCGCACCGCCGCCAAGTCCACCCGCGACATCTTCGTCAATCGCAGCGGCATGGACGACAGCCTTGACCCGAAGAAGTTCCAGGTCCGCGAGGCCCGCGATAGCGCCGTCAATCCGGTCACCACCCCGGTTCTGGCTGGCATCGACCTGACCGGCTCGATGGGCGACCTGTCCCGTCAGATCGTCACCAAGGGTCTGGGCCAGATCTTCGAGGAGCTGATCAAGCGCGGCACCGTCAAGGGTCCGCAGTTCGCGTTCGCCGGGTTTGGCGACGTGGCGCAGGACAGTACCGCGTGGATCCAGATGTCGCAGTTCGAGAGCGACACCGCTTCCCTGACGCCCCAGATCGAGAAGATGTACCGCGTCGGTCAGGGCGGGGGCGGCAACGACAGCGAGAGCGACAACCTCGTCTGGTACGGTGCCAACTCCCGCGTGGTCCACGACCACTTCGTCAAGCGCGGCAAGAAGGGCTACCTCTTCACCGTGGGCGACGAGGAAGTTCCTCCGAACCTGACCGCAGAGCAGATCAAGCGGGCGTTCGGCGACGACGTCCAGGTGGCTCCTTCCAACGAGCAGCTGCTCGAAGCTCTGAGCAAGCAGTGGCACGTCTTCCACATCATGGTGGAGCAGGGCTCGCACATGCGCAGCTACCGCGACGACGTGATCAACAGCTGGACGAAGCTGATGGGCCAACGCGCCATCCTGCTGGCCGACGTCGGCAACCTGTCCGAGGTCATGATCTCCACCATCGAGGTCGTGGAGGGCAAGAGCGTCGACGACGTGATCAGCAGCTGGTCCGGCGACACCTCTCTGGTGGTCGCCAAGGCGGTGAGCGGCCTCAACTCGCTCGCAACCCGTCCGGGCGAAACCGGCGCGGTGACCCGCTTCCGCTAAGAGAAGCAGACGGGGTAGGGGGATGGGCCTCCTACCCCGAATAATTTCGGTGCAACAAAACAAGGAAACTGAATCATGAACAAGCAACAAACTCTGGCCTTCGCAATCAAGTACAACATGAACGGCAAGGCCGTGTTCCTCTCCCAGAGCGGCTTCGGCCTCGGGCTGGCAGACAAGATCGAAGACGCCATGATCTTCGAGGGGACCAGCGGTCTGAAGCAGCTGCTCAACAGCGGCCTGCTGAGCACCATGAACGCAGCCGACATGGTTCAGCGCCGCGTCGTGTCTGGTGTCGTGTCGATGTACACCGCAGACGTAGCCGTCGAGGTGGACGAGGAGCAAGCATCCAAGTGCGCTTCCTGCCCGAGCCGCGAGGTCTGCCCGGTGGCCTATGATCCGAGCGACGAGGATGGCGAGGTCACCCTGACCCACGTCGCCGACATGAGCATCGACCAGGCTACCCAAGCCTACAAGGCTTACAAGAACATCGACCGCATCTACGCCGCGAACACCGCCAAGGCGAAGATCGTCGAGTCCATCGAGGCTGAGGTCAACGCGATCCACAAGGAGAACGAGGTTCTCTTCAATAGCCTCGCAGCCTCCGGCGTGACCCTCGTCGTGCCGTCCGAAGTGGGCGAAGTCGTGTTCAACGGCTAATCTGAAACAACAGGGGACCGCTTCGGCGGTTCCCCATTCTTTTTTGGAGTGAGTATGACAATCAACCACGTAGCAGTGATCGGGGCCAACTTCGGGGACGAGGGCAAGGGGATGATGACGGACTACTTCGCCGCCACCGGGAAGTACGAGACGGTCATCAGGTTCAACGGAGGCTCTCAGGCAGGCCACACGGTCGAGACCCCGGACGGGAAGCGGCACGTCTTCTCCCAGATCGGATCGGGAACCTTCGCTGGACTACCTACCCACATCTCCCGGTTCATGCTGGTCAACCCGATCTTCTTCATGAGGGAGGTCGCCGCGCTGGAGGCGCACGGAATCACCCCGAAAGTCTCTATGGACCCGGACGTCTGCCTGATCATCCCACAAGACGTCATGGACAACCGATGGGAGGAGAAGGCCCGTGGCGGTCTCAAGCACGGCTCGGTCGGCCACGGCGTCCGCAAGGCGATCGTCCGATCTTACCACAGGAATCGCAGGCTGACAGTCCAAGACGTGACCGAGTCCTCCAAATCCGAGATAAGGAAGATCTTCCTATTCGTCCTGAACAAAAAAGAGAAGGACATGTCTCTCGAAGAGCTGATGGCGGTGGAGGCGTTCTGCGCTGCCACCAAGGACATGATGGACTTTGTCCACGTTCGACGAGACCACTTCGTCATGAAGAGCCCTTGCATCTTCGAGGGAGCTCAGGGACTCCTGCTGGACCAGAACAGCGGCTTCTTCCCCCACGTCACGCCGTCCAACACCGGTCTGGCAAACGTGATGCGACTGCTCGGGGAGGCTTTCCCTGCCGTGACCGAGAACAAGATGCATCGGGTGGATCCTGTGTACGTCACCCGGTCGTACCTGACGAGACACGGGGCTGGCCCTATGTACCACGACAGTTTCGAGCATTTGAGTCCGTTCGATGCTGACGCATACGGGATCCCCAAAGACGAGACCAACGTGTACAACGAGTGGCAAGAGGGACTCCGCCTCGACCGTCTCTCTGTGGCGCAGTTGGACCACGCAGTCAGCGCGGACTTCCACCTAGCGTCCATGAGCCGCTGGGTGAGGGTCGCCGAGTCGAGGATCGCCCTCACTTGGGCGAACGTCACTCCTCCCACGGTGGAGGGAGAGAGCGCCTACAAGGAGCTCCGGGAGCCGAGCAACTTCGTAGACAAGCCCTTCGAGCTGACCTACGTCAGCGATGGGAAGACGAGGGATTCGGTGAAGCCGCAGTGAAACCGTAACTGAAGGACGTTTGGGGGTATATTATTTTCGTGATCCAGAGGAAACTTCCTCTATACCCCCGACAATTTTCTGTGTTCCAAGAAAGGAAACGACCATGAACAAGACCACCAGCACCGCCGCCGCCGAAATGAACGCCATGCAAGCCGCCATGGCCAAGGCGCAAGCAGGTCTCAAGAACGCCCAGAAGGGCGGCAAGATCGCCAAGGACGTCGACATCAACGAAGTGATCGCCAAGGCGGTCAAGAAGACGATGGACGAAGTCGCCAAGACCACCGGCCACAAGATGTCCGAGCAGCAAATCAGCTCCATCATCGCAGTGATGATGGGTAACGAACCCAAGAAGGAGAATACCGTGAAGAAGACCACCGCCACCAAGAAGACCGTTGCACCCGCCGCCGAAACCGCTCCTATCGCAGAAGAGGTTACGACCGAGACCAAGAAGCCCGCCGAGAAGAAGGTGATGCGTCTGAAGGCCGAGGACGAGGTTAAGGCCAAGGCTTCCAAGGCCGAAGCCGCCCGCCAGAAGGTCAAGACTGCCAAGACCCGCGAGGACCGCGTCGAGGCTGCCGAGAAGTACGCCGCCAAGCTGGCCAAGATCCCCGGCGTCAAGGTCGTCTTCACCCCCGAAGACGTCGAGATGTCCAAGAAGATCCTGAAGGCCGAGAAGAAGGCTGAGAGCAAGAAATCCAAGAAGGCCGACAAGCCGGAAGCCGACAAGGCCCCGGTCGAGCTGGTCGCAGCCAAGGCATCCGCCAAGAAGGACTCTGGCGCTACTCTGGGTTGGTTCCTGAACCGCTCCAAGAAGTAAGCCGATACAGAGACGAGGACGGGGCCGGGAGACCGGCTCCTCCCTCGTTCTTTTTTCCTTCCCGAACTCATAGATAGCGACCGCATTGCGGTCATCCATCCCAAAAGGAGAAAGAAATGTCCGTAAAAACCGGTACCAACATCAAGAACCTCTATTCCCCTCAGATGAAGGCCCTCGTCGAAGAGGCGGCGGCGCTCATCGAGTCCAGTCCGAGCGACTGTGCCGCCTTCTACCCTTCTGAAGACGGCTTCGTCTACGAGGTGGTACCATCTAATGCCGAAGGCGCGTACTCTCTCCGCGACCTGAAGCTCTGGCAGATGCGCTACCAGTGACCGATGCTAGACACCTTTTTGCTCCTTGAGAGCAGGCCGGTGATCCCCGAGCTGTACCACATCTCCTTCGACGGCAGTCTGGAGAAGACGTGGTACCCTCAGAACCCGGCAGGATCAGAGCAGAGCCATGCGTCCAGCACGTCTGAACCGGACCTCCCTAGAATTTCCTGTGCTCCGACGATAGAGCAGTGCTTCCAAGCGATCTACCCGAACGTGTGCAGGTACTTCGAGAAGGAGAACTACCCCCACATGGACTTCTACGTCTACCAGCCGCAGCTGAAGGGCTCGGAGAGGGTGCTCACCCCGGAGGATCTGAGGAAGTCGAGGTTCGTCCACGACGCCCACATGACTCAGGAGTACTGCATCTTGGACCCGGTGTACATGAAGAGGACCATGAAGGTGACGATTACGAACACCAACAAGTCGGAGTTCATGAAGCACAGACCGTTCGCCGACGGTCGGTTCAAGGAACGCTGGTTCGCACCGAAGGAAGTCCGCTACGAAGTAGTAGAGCGGTACTGACGACAGACCATACCCAAGCAGGGTATGGTCTTTCTTTTTTCTTCGTGAGTCGCCCGGTGCAACAGCTATTTAGTCATCTAACCATTGGGAATCCAGAGATGTCAACCATCCTACTCAACGCGTTCGGAAAGAGAATCAAGGACGC